TGCACATCGGTTGGAACGCGAACTGATTGCTCAGTATGCACCTGCACTGAACACAGATGTTCGCGTGAAGCAAAACGGTTGACCAGAAATCACCGTTTTGCTATAATACACATATCGCAACAAGGAGATCCGTATGATGACTTCAATTTTTATCGTTCGTGCAGAGACCCGGGGATGCCCTGAGAGTTATATTTCTGGTGTTTATCCCACAGCAGAATTAGCACAGGCTCGTGTCGATTTCATGCTAACTGATGGGATGGACTTGGCATGGTATGACGAAGTAAAAGTTGGCCCCGATGGTGCTGACTGTATGCTTTGCAATCGCTAACAAGGAGCACAAGATGACTATGGTAGCAAAGATGACAGACGGCCGCATGGTCGAAGTCGTGCGGGTTGCTGACACCGTGGGCTTCAGTTCTGACCGTGGGTGGGTTATGGTCTGCTTTGACTTTGAGAAGGCTGATCGCAAGCGCGAACACTTCAAGTGGGTTCCTGCTGAGACCCGATTTGATTGGGTTAGAGAATTTGTTTTTGTTTAACGCAAGGAGCGTATGATGGCAATCGTTTGGAATGTTCAAGTATATCGGGTCAATCCCGAGACTGCCCGCCCCGACTTCTACAAGGTCCTAAGCGAGCGAGAGTTCGCGGTCGAAGGTGAGGCATATACAGGAGCGGCCGAAGAAGAGGCATATGGATATGCGGCAGTTTACAACCGTGAGCACTTCTACAATCACCCAGATACTCCTACAGGCTTTGCCTTTGTGACTGGACGGATTGACACTGAGACCGGAGAGAACCTGTGAACGAACGAATTGATCAACTGTGGGGCCAAGCCTTGGATGCAGCAGTGCCTGAAACATACAGCCGACTGAGTTACAGCCAAGTGCTCAAAATCAAACAGGTGTTCGCCGAGTTGATTGTGAGAGAATGTGCCCTAGTTGTTCACAAAAAGACTGGTCCTAAATCGGCATTGAATGTATTAGACCATTTTGGAGTTGAAGAATGAACGAACGAATAGAAAAACTTATCTCTGAGGCTATCGAGGCGATTCCTGACCATGTGGAATTTAATTTGCCTAAAGAGTTTACAGAAAAGTTCGCCGAACTGATTGTGCGGGACTGTTTGAATATTGCTAAAAATTGGGATGATCAACTGGTAAATGCCAATCTTGTTAAAGAATCAAATGCGGTAGGCATTGTGACATATAGAATCGCACGACAATTTGGAGTTGAAGAATGACTAAATCTATGATAACACGCACCCAGGAACAACGACAAGAGATCGATGCCAAATACAACGAACTCTGCTCTGCGCTGACTGAGTTTGATTTCCAACTGCGGGAATTCACTCGACTATTTGATCCATGCATAGATGACATCTACCAAAGGACCCAGGGTGTGCATGATCTCTTGATGGAAATAGATGAGGAATTGATTGACGAGTTTGGCGAGTGATGCTATAATACACCCAAGAGGTAAATCATGAGCAAAGAAATCACTGTGGCAATGCTGGACCGCACAATTCAATTGTGCAGGCAAAATGCATTTTGGGGCAAACCTTCTGCTGTGCCGCGGGTGCTGGATTTCTACTTTGAAAAGACTCGAACCAGTGTGAAAGAAGATTGGCCCGACTCATTCTCATTTCAGGACCTGGCTCGGGCTCTGGGCGAGGACCCAGTGCGGTATAGGATTTACTACAGCCGAGATAATCTTACTCTACGGCTGTTTGTATTCCGTCCTCGATGCACCTGGGACGAACGGAAAATCATGTTGGACTTGGGGTTTGTTGTTGCTAATGATGGCGATACAGAAAACATCCCGGACCAACCTCAAGCGGAAGAAAATGAAACTATCTGAACACAGTCGAAACCGTCTGCTGCATTCTTTCTCACTGTGGGATGTGCCGCAGGAATACAGCCAGCATGTGTATGACTATCTAGTAAATGGCTGGCCGCCGGGCAGTTTCTACACCGCGGTGTTTGCCAATGATTTTGTGAGTGCCATGGTGAGTAGCCATCCTGGCAATAGAATAGACCCACTGAAAAATCTCGCAGGCTGGATGCTCAATCACATGCCCGTGCAAGCCCGCGGCAGTTATGATCGTGTAAGCAAATGGATTGGCATGAGCGATGACCATCGTAGAACTGTACTGGAACAGGCCAAGTTGATCTACGATACCAAAACAGAAGTGTGGTTGATCTTGAAAAACGAACACACCAGCGATCCATATGATCGGGCAGTAGCATGAAACCCGTATCAGCCCGCGGTGCGACAGGACACTTGATCTCGGTCATGGGCAAGACCATGTTCCGTGTGTATGATCAGGATCACAACTTCACGGACTATGACATCCATCACGCAGATCTCGAAGTCACTATCACTGACCCGGATGCGTTCTTCTACCGTGATGAATTCACGGATCGGCTGGATCACGGCCCTGACACATTAGGACTGGATTGACCGGTATCTCCAATACTGCTATAATACACACATGAAACGATACTTAATCGAATTTGCCCAATCCGCAGTGATCGCCGCTGTGATTGGATTTCCATTTGCGTTGTATTTTTACAACATGAAACCCTAAGGAATTGTGATGAATAAGATTCTTGCTGCAACTTTGATCCTGGCCGTGAGCACTGCTCATGCACAATGGGACTTTGATAATTCAGGAGGTCGTATTTTTGATATGAAGAAAAATATGACTGCTAAAACTACCGTAGAGATAAGGTATGTCAAAGCATCTGAGGTAACAGCGGCTTGCGATGCTCAAAGTCGTAAACTTGGATTTAATGGATTTCCTAGTGGTGCATTGGCCTGTAGTTGGAATTGGCAAGATAAGTGTCTGATCATCTTTCCAGAAAAAGTAGATATGCGTACAGTAGGACATGAAATGATGCATTGCTTACAAGGTTCGTGGCACGAATGATTCACCCGCTGCTTCGCCGACGATTTGAAACTGCCCGAGCCGATGGTGCAGGTACCCGAGCACGAGCACGATTGCGATTGATAACCTGGGCCGGGTGGTTATGGGGTTTTATCCGAGGATGATAACATGAACATTGAAGAATACGCTGACCAACTAGAAGAACAGGTTCCTAGTTGGGTAGTCAGCACCTTTGGATCTTGGCCCGTGGAAACACGACTGTACATGTATCTGCATCACTTGCAGTTGGCCCGCATGGATGAATTTGTTCAACTGTTGAAGGAGCGATAGCATGTGGGCATTGTTAGTGATTACAATCATAAACGGTGGAGAGGCGCCATCTAAGTTCGAGACTGTGAACTATCCCACCTTGCAGGCTTGTATGCAAGCCAGGGCAGAGGCAGAACGCAAGCCTGCTGCACATGGCTATTGCAGTTTTGAACCAAGGAAATCTTTATGAGCAAACCTGCACATCCCGGCAGCATCACAACATGGGCCAAGCGACCCAAGTGTCAGATTGATGGCTGTGAGAATGATGCTAAGTTTGAATACCAGTACGATGATGGCACATGGAAATGGCGTGTGAGGCACGGTAAAATTATCTGTACTGCTCATCAAAAGTCCAGCTGGCATCCGTATCTTCGGCATCGTAAAGATTACTGCGAAAATGTTTCTGGTTTTTTAGGATTTAAATGTACAACTAATATATACTGGAATGGTATGTTAGATGTAGATCATAAAAATGGCAATCCCGGCGATAATAGAAAACGGAATTTGCAGACATTGTGTAAATGCTGCCATGCATACAAAACAAACAAGAACAAAGATGGACAAACTCCAGGTAGACTAGCATTAGGGATAAAATCATGATCAAATACATCACCAACCGTTATGAAAGTGTAGTGCTGCCTTGGGAGCCGGGCTTGATTGAATGGCTACATGAACACTATCCCAGGAGTAAATACCGCATAGTAGAAGTATCCGCTGAATAAGAATTTGGGCCAATAGCTTAATGGTAAAGCAACCGACTCATAATCGGTCGAGTCTTGGTTCAATTCCAAGTTGGCCCACCATTTACAATGAAGAGAACCGTTGACTACAATCTAGAAAAGGACATCCGGTCATGTGAGTGGATGCTGAAAAAGGTCATGGACAGTGAGACCTACGCACAGAATCTCTATGCAGCCATGTGCAACAATGTGTTCCAACCCAACCAAGTATGGCCTCGACTCAAAGATGAATACTGGTCATGCTCATGGCGAGCAGCCGGCGGTATCATTGCCGACTTGAGAGGTCAAGACGAAGCCGATGGTATCGTTGCCGAATTGAGAGGGCAAGGCGATTACATGGACTGGTATTGCTCGGGCATCTTTGGAGCAGGCGAGGCAGATAGTTATCAAGGCTATGTGAGTGAGGGCACTGTGACAGATGAGATCCGTCAAGACCTTTTTGCCATAGGGTGGACGGTAGAACCCTATCCAAAGGATTAAAAAATTCAATAGCCTAATGCTATTAAAAAGCATTGACACATAGGTGTTGCATGCTATATACTTGCGTTGACAACCAAGGAGAACGCATGTCACTCACAATCAAAAACTTAGAAAGTGCCCTGGCTGGAGAAAGCCAGGCACACATCAAATATCGTTATTTTGCAAGACTTGCTCGAGCAGAAGGCTACGAGGAAGTAGCCCGCCATTTCGAGCATACAGCAGATCAAGAACTGTTACATGCATGGAGCCACCTAGAATTGCTGATCGGAAAACCCTCAACACGGGAGTGCCTGATCCGGGCAATCGAAGGGGAAACTTACGAGTTTGAGACCATGTATCCCGAATTCCGCAGGGCTGCTGAACACGAAGGCGATGCCCGTGCTGTAGCAGAAGCCAACACTCAGATTTCTGAATCAAAAGAGCATGCAGAGCAATTTGCTGCGGTGTTGGCCCGGGCAGAGAAGAAGTTTGCTGCTCTAGCAAAGATCGAAGCCCGCCATGCAGCGGCTTATAAAGAAAAATTGGAGTCACTATAATGGAACATGTTTGTGTAGTATGTGGACACATCCACGATGAAGAAACCGAAGGCACCTGGGATTCATTGCCCGATGATTTTGTTTGCCCAGAATGCGGCTGCGGTCGAGAAGAATATCAAGACCTGGTGGTGTAGTGTGTAAATATGGGTATAATGCCCGACACGAGCACCCCAAAACCCCTGATCGCCCTGTTCTCTCACCATCCTGAATGCAGCAATCAATGCTGTGAGGGGATCGAAAGAGCATTAGGCAGTCACTATGATATACAAAGATTTGACGAAAAAACCCTAGATGCTGATCTCCTAGCATCTGCTGCTGTAGTGGCATTTCCTGGCGGTATTGGGGATGCTGATAGTTACTACGACTTCTTCCTACGCAAAAAAGCCAACATGGTAGCAGACTATGTGGCACAGGGTGGTAGGTATCTGGGCATCTGCATGGGAGCATACTGGGCAGGACATTGGTTCTTTGACATCTTGCAGGATGTAAAATGCGAACAATACATCAAAAGACCCGGTGCAGATGTGCGTAAGAGTTATGGCACAGTCACACCAGTGGACTGGCAAGGGCAACGGCACAACATGTTCTTTTGGGATGGATGTGCATTAGTCGGGGATGAAAGCAAGTTTGATGTAGTCGCTCGCTACCAAAACGGAGACCCGATGGCTATTGTGCAAGGACGGATCGGGCTGATAGGGTGCCATCCAGAGAGCACAGAAATCTGGTTCGAAAAGCCCAGGCAATACATATCGCAGCACTGGCATCAGGGGCGGCATCATGAACTATTGTTGCGATTTGTCGACGATCTAATGAAAAAGTAGGTTGACTCGAAACGGCTCTATGCTATATAATAGGGCTATGTTTAAAATCTACTACACAGATCCGGTGAGCGATGCGAGTCACTCACACAATGTTCTTACCCTGACCGAAGCCCTGCAATACACAGAAGGATGGCGGCGGATGGGCATGACTTTCGTGACCATGGTCAGTGAAAACCCCGATTCCGTGGGCCGCCCTGGTGTAGACTCAGTGGTGGATGGCAAGACTCCTGATGGAGTAGCCTACACCTGGAACAAGGCAAGTCGAATTGGAAAGACAAGGAAATAGCATGCCAAAGTGTTATCAGTTAGTAGGTGTGCCCGGTTCGGGTAAAAGCACCTGGCATTCGGAACAGGACTGGTTGCAGACGGCTGCCTACATCAGCACGGATCGTTATGTAGAAGAATTCGCTAAGAATATGGGCAAGACCTACAGCGAAGTGTTCAAAGAAGTCATGCCTGAATGTGTGAAATACATGACCGGTGATGCAGTCCATGCCCGTGAAGCGGGTCAAGACATTGTGTGGGATCAAACTAGCACCACAGTTGCAAGCCGTTCTCGTAAGTTTGCTATGTTGCCTGACTATGAGCATATCGCTGTGGTGTTTGCTACACCTGAACCTGCTGAACTAGTAATGAGATTAGACAGTCGTTACGATTCAGGAAAAATTATTCCAGATCAAGTAGTACAAGATATGATCAACAATTGGGAAGAACCTACCCTAGAAGAAGGTTTTAAAGAAATTTGGAGAGCATAATGCCAGCAGTATTTTTGGTATCAGACACACATTTTGGCCACAAAGGTATGTGTACTTTCACGCGATCAGACGGCGTGACCAAGTTGCGTCCATGGGACACACCCGAAGAAATGGACGAAGCCATGGTCAAGGCCTGGAACGAGCGTGTGGGTCCCAAGGACAAGGTATATCACTTGGGCGATGTGGTGATCAACCGCAAAAGTTTAGCCACCATGAGCCGCTTGAACGGCGACAAGGTGTTGATCCGTGGTAACCACGACATCTTCCCTGACGACGAATATCGCAAGTATTTCCGCGAGTTGCGGGCATACCATGTGATGAACGGCATGATCTTGAGCCACATCCCTATCCATGAAGAATCATTGGGCAGGTTTGGTGTGAACATCCACGGTCACTTACATGCTGCTCGTGTGATGAAGCGTGGGCCAGCCTCGGGCGAATTTGTGAGTGCTGTGGTTGATCCACGGTATCATTGTGTGTGCGTGGAGCATACAGACTTTGCTCCTATCTTGTTTGAGGATGTGATGAAGAGGATCACTGCCGAAGGTGGGACCATTGGATTCCGCAACGGCAACGGTCCAACTATGTAAGGTGGTCTTCTCGCCTGCTCCCTTTCACCCACACCGAGTGATACAGCAAAGGAGAAGGGTGAAAGGGGATTGAGCCGCAGGGACCAAATGCCTGCGTGGGATTCGGTAACCCACATTTATTAGACAGTAAAACAACATGACCAACTTCTATCTAAGACAGTGGGATTATTTACATCACACCGTCCAACCATTTTATTGGACGGTGTTCAATCATGAGACTGATCAATCAACACGATTCAACTTCAAACATGACGCTATAGTTTACAGAAAAACTTTACCACATGCAACATTGTATTTTCATTGGTACGAAGAACAGTTTTCTAAGCTAAATGTATCAATGGAACCTCCTGAGTCATTGGCTGAGTTATACAGACAGCGAGCACAAGAATTACGAGATGCCTACAAATATCTTAGATTAAGTTTCAGTGGTGGTGCAGATAGCTTAACCGCGTTACACAGTTTTGTAGATAATAATATACATCTTGATGAGATTGTGGTTGTGGACTACTTTGATGGATCCAACTATGACGATCCAATGAAATCGTCTGGACGAGAAATTAAGTTACATGCACTGCCATATCTAAAACAAATCGCACATCTCATACCAAATACCAAGCTCACTGTGGTCAACACCACTGCCAAAGATGACAATGATATGTTTAATGATTTTTCGGATGACCCCGAGAAGCATCCAACTTTTGATACCTTGGAAGGGCAACTGCATTTTGGGGTAGAAACTTGGTCACTGGGCAAGTTCATGATGCAGACCCCTCGCGAAAGTTGTTGCGATATCCACGGTGGTAGCAAAGTCAAACTGTTCAAGAACCGAGATAAGTGGTATTTTTATTGGGTAGATGGTGCTATGTCTGATCTAAACATGTGTGCTGCCTATCCTGAAGATTTCTTCATCAGCCGAACCATACCCAACTTGTATCTCAAAACAGTTTACTTGTTGAAAAATTTTTACATATCTCAGAAGTTTGATGATGTCACCATCAATGAGTTTCCAGATCATCCCAAGAATCACCCGGCCTTCAATGTAGGGCTAGGCAGGAATTTGGCACCTGCACTTGCCACATACAAGACGTATTTTTCATCGCACAACCCATTGGACTGGAAGAATCATTTTATATCAGGGTGGCATTCGACCTTGTTCTTCAAGAACGTCGTAAACACCCCCGAAGGAGACAAGTGGATAAAAAACTACAAGCAAAACATAACGTCTATCATCGCAACAGCCGGTGACGAGTGGAATGTGGATAAACTAGGCAACCCGGTACCGGCATTCGGGCGCAAAGGACACTTGAGCAAGTTCTATTGTCTCAATGATGGGCGAGCCTATGACTCAGTGGATGCTAAAAAATAATTTGCCTTTTTGGCAAAAAATCGCAGAAAAAGTTGCGATCAATGGTTGACAAGAGATAAATAATCCTATACAATACATGCTATGAACCAGTCGATACATCATTTATCCCTCAAACCGCTGACACAGAGTCAGGGCGTCTGCCCCACCTTGTGGTTTGCGATTGAGATGAATTATGATCGTGCGACAGGGTCAGGGGTCCGAGGAGACCTAGTATAACATAGCGTATACTTAACTTCCAAAGGACCCCAGGACTAAACACCCTGGGGTTCGTCTTTTATAGTGTGGAGCAACGAGGGCTCACCCCGCACTTAAAACATGGGGAAACGGGCGGCCTGTGGGATGAAACTCCTTTTGTGGAGTGAAAAATCACAGCGTATTAAAGCATATCGGTGGCGTCACAGATCCGGGTCGGGGTGGCAGCTAACACTCAATATGCTTTAATACACGCATTCCAAAGAGTGCGTAAATAATCAATGCCTGTATTCTTAGACTCAGTGATAGAGTTCTACATCACCAATCAATGCAACCTGGCCTGCACCAACTGCAATAGGTTCAATGACCATGACTTTCGTGGACATTACTCATGGGAAGACTCAGCAGAGGCTGTTGAAGCATGGAGTAAACGCATCGATGCACCCATGCTCACCATCATTGGTGGAGAACCTAGCCTACATCCTGGATTGGAAACCTGGGTCTCAAATCTTCGTAGATTATGGCCCGACACTGAGATCATGATACAAAGCAACGGAACCAATCCAAAATTGGCTCGTGAACTTGATTTATGGACAAGATACCGCACAGGATGGGGTATAAGTGTACACCAACCACAGATGAGGCACACATTGGAAAAACAATGGGATCAGATCACCCGAGGGTTTTTTGACAACATTGAATTCACTCCGGCTGCTGTGATTCCGCAAGGTGACGGGTTCACTGTACATCATAGTAATCCTGTAACAGCATTCAAGGCATGTACCATGCGGCACAGCCATACCATATTCCAAGGACGCTTGTATAAGTGTCCAGTGATGGCTGTATTGCCCGAGTTCCGCACTCAACATTCAGTTGAGATGGACTCAAGACAACAACAGTTGTTATCGCAGTATCAGCCTTTGAGTGCGGATTGTTTGGAACAACAGTTGATAGACTTTGTTGATACAAGACATCAACCGATCGATCAATGTGAATTTTGCCCTGGCGAATTTGATTTCCAGCCAGTGGTATTCCATAAAAGAAAAAAACTGCTCTGATGGCGCAATTGGTAGACGCACTATCTTGAGGTGGTAGAAAGTGTGAGTTCGACTCTCACTCAGAGCACCAAGAAATTATCGGCCCCGGTGGACAAATCTGGCAAAGTCGCTTCTCTCAAAAGGAAGAGTTCTGCGAGTTCAACTCTCGCCCGGGGTACCAAATTATTGCAACTTTAGCTGATGTGGTCATAGCGCCGGTCTGAAGAGCCGGTGAACCAGGTTCGATCCCTGGAGGTTGCACCATAAAACATGTTGGGGTGTCGCCTAGAGGCCTAAGGCACTGGTCTTTGAAATCAGTATCATGAGTTCGAATCTCATCTCCCCTGCCATCTAACAAAGACCCGTCAACATGGCGGGTTATTAAAAAAGCAGTTGACCAGTATCGTGGTTGATGCTACAATAGAGACTAGTTAGAAAGAAGCACGGTGCATCGACGCTGTGCTGCAAGTTCGTTAAAAATTTCAGCAAGTATTTGCTCGGTTCGTCTATCGGTTAGGACGCTGCCCTTTCAAGGCGGAAAGACGAGTTCGATTCTCGTACCGAGTACCATATTGAAGCACATTAAAACACGCCCCTAGTAGCAGTAGCGAATCAAGGGTGGAAGGTTGAGTGTGCTTCAATATGGTGATAGCTTAGTGGGAGAGTGCAGTCGTTGGCTGTGGGCACAGGTTCAAATCCTGTTCACTATTTCGTATTTTGCAAAAAGAAAACACTGTCATCTAGGACTTGTCGGGTGAATAAAACAGTTGGGTAAAAGTCCTTACGGCGAGTCGCTATATAAGAACACATTTCAGCGGGATAGACCGTGTTGGATAGTTTCTGTTTGGTACAGTATCCGAAGTGTGTTCCTATTTAGTAAAGAATCAAGTGGAAAGCAAGAGCCACAAAGTAAGCATCGCCGGGTCAGGAAATGTGTCCGGGACGTGTAGGCCGCGCAACCTATACAAACAACGATGGGGTAAGAGCCCTCATAACATTTTCGCCAAATTTAGGTCTCAAAGTGTTCATGGACGCACACAAGCCTGTCACGCTTGAAGAAGGGGATCGTTACCCCTTGGGACCGCCAAGTTTTTGCGCTGGATTGATATTGCGGTTGGAGTTGATCGCCCAATGGCAGACAGGTTTAATTCCTGTTAGGTGCACCAAGTTATGCAGTGATTGGAGAAGGCAGATGCCCCGTGCATCGCATACTAGTTGCCACAGAGGTTCGATTCCTTTGGCTGCACCAAGTTTTATCTGTGTGTGAGAAAGTCCGGTCTAATCTACTCGCCTTGGAAGTGAGAAATCGTAGGTTCAAATCCTACCGCACAGACCAATTTTTGAGAGTGTCAGCAAGAGAAAGTCACGCTGAAAAGCTTCTTCGAAGAGCTTGACAGTGTAACGCAACGGGGGGCGCGAATCCCCAGCAGCAATATAAGTGGACGTTGTGACAAGTATCCCAAGTGGCGTACCGAGACCTTGCCGGCCTTGTATAATAAGGTGAATGGTTCCGATAATATGGGCGGAACTACTCTCAAATTCAATCTGGAGACGTGTGCCGAGTGGCGAAGGCAGCTGACTGTAAATCAGTGACATAAGAAACACCGTAGGTTCGATCCCTACCGGCTCCACCATATTTCGGGGGATTAGTGATAATGGTAGCACATGTGCTTTGCAAGCATGAAGCAGGAGTTCGATTCTCCTATCCTCCACCATTACCGAAATGCACGTTGTCTGAATGCTTCACTGAATACGCCATCCACTCTCAACGAGTAGCAGGCTTGCGGTGCAGGATCTGACCCGTGATGATTATTGGTGTTGAACCAATTACAATTTCCTGATGAATAGATTTTTTGATCAGTTTCAACATCTAATAGATAAAATTTCTTCCGATCAGGAGCAAAGTCAATCCAGATGAATTCATCCGAAGCGGGGCGGCTATCATCTGCATAGTCGGTATGTATTGGACTATACCCGCCGGGATAGTTAATGAATAAAGTCGTGCGACCGTAGTCGCTAAAAATCTCTTGGCGATCAAGCCACTCATAGAAGAAGGCAAGTTGTATATCTTCTGGTAGCGCCACGCATTCAGTGGCATGATGCTTGGTAGCGTAGTCTAATGCGTATCGACTGGTTATGGTAAATGTACATGCAGTAACATCTTTTTCAAATACAATGTAATTGGCAAATTGATCGCATCTGATTAGATCAGCAACAACTTCTCGTAGGCTAGAGTCAGCGACCATGTCAGGGTTGTCTTCAAACTCATCTTGATAATCATGGGTGCCAAGACTACCATCTTTAAAAAGCGAACCGTAGAATTTGGTTGGCTTGAGCAGGTGATGATTTTTGGCAATAAATGCCGAGACATAAGGTTTGATTGCAAGGAGGCCGTTGAGGTCTATTAGATGGTCAAAATTTAAAAACGGTTGATTGTGTGCTAAGAACATAAAATATTTATTGCATGGTACTTTTTACTAAGTATTTTTAAGAGTTTATATTCCGAGAAACCCGAGCTAGGTGCATGGGCGTGACTGTTAATCACTGGTTAGGTGGGTTCGAACCCCACACTCGGAGCCAAATTTTAGCCCTACTAGTACAATGGCAGTACACTGGTTTTGTAATCCTGTGATGGCAGTTCGATTCTGTCGTGGGGCACCACATATATGAAAAAAGCCGTGATCCTAGGCTGTAGCCATTCAGTTGGAGCAGAGATGCATCAAGAACCAGGATTGGTTTTTGACAGCTTCAATCAAGCCAACGACTATGAACAGACTCATTCTTATCCTGCTCAGATTGCACAGGTATTAGGATATGATCCAATCAATCTCAGCATATCAGGCGGCAGCAATGACGCCATGTTCAGACGGTTCACAGAACAAACTTTAACACCCAACGACATAGTGATTGCTTGTTGGACAGGTGTGAATAGAAGTGAAATCTATGATAGCCAATGGATTGCAATGGCTCCGGGCGCAGTGCCAGATCAAGTCAATGCAGACTACTTTAAACAGTGGTTGTTGTATTCTGCCAACACTGAAGTAGGTATGTTGAATAAAACAAAAAACATCCTTGCACTCAATGCTCTGGCTCATGCACAAGGCATCCAAGTGATCAACATAGACAGTTTTTGGCCAGTGCCAGATGTTGCCTGGCCCAACTCAGTAGAGTGGGCTGTGAACATAGATTTTATGGCATGGTGCCAACAACACAACTTTCCCCACACAGAGAAAGTTCATTTTTTCAAACCAGCACATGACTCGTTTGCCCAGCATGTGCTACAGAATATTGCGGGTAGGGTGGCCACCACACCGGTCTCATAAGCCAGGTGCATCGGCAGTTCGAATCTGTCACCCGCATCCAAGTCAAGTCCATGCGTCACTCAAACTGAATGAGTGTTTACCCGTCAGGGAGTCTCTGGACAGTTTTTCAAGTCCATACAGCCTCGATCTGATGGGGCCTCGTCACTGGACTGATTTCTTTACCGCCTTGGCTCAACTGGATAGAGCACTGGATTACGAATCCGGGGGTTGGGAGTTCGAATCTCTCAGGTGGTACCATTCATGGCCCTTTAGTTAAAAGGTATAACAGACGCTTGATAAGCGTCAGTCGGAGGATCGTTACCTCCCGGGGCTACCAAACAGTTGACAACATTGTCAAAATGTTGTATAATAGATTTTTTACACAGGAGCACAGCATGAAACATGCTAAACCATAGTGTCAATCCAGATCCCATGTAGGTCCGGGTTGGCACGTGAAAGACAATTTTACATACCAACCCTCTAAGATGTTAAGGCAGCATGCCGGACTCTTAATCCGTGACGTCCGAGTTCAAATCTCGGTGGAGGGACCAATATGGGGCTATAGTTAAGCGGTTATAACATCACCCTTTTAAGGTGTAAGACCTCGGTTCGAATCCGAGTGGCCCTACCATTTAGTGAAACACTTTGCCCAAGCGAGAAACACATCTGTGGAGTCGCTCTCTGCACGAGGATGTGAAAAGTCGGAATTATCCTTGCCCCCGCTCTTGGGGATGCGAATTAGGAAAAGGCAAAGGGAAGAGACAGAGTGTTTCACTAAATGGTAAAATTGAAGTTGACCTAGATCTATCCTGTGATGGATATGAGCAAGCGTGAAATATACGACATGTTGCCGGTGAGTCTGCGAGACTTGTTCTGGTCATGCCGAGTGCCTCAATATAGTGAAACAACAATCTCATCATGTGGAAGATGTAATACTTGCGTGACCTTGAAAGAACAAGGCATTCGCAAATAGAAAGCAAGGCATAATTCGTACTATATAGTATGATGTATGACGCTATTATTTTTACAGATTGTTGGGATATGATCGGCAATATCCCGGCGATTGGTGCATACAAATGTGCCCATTCTCTAAGAAAAAATGGATACACTTGCTTGGTAGTAAATCATGTTGGAGAGTTTGAGTTTGAGGAACTGGTTGATCTATTGGACCAGGCCATTGGAAATAATACTCGTCTGATTGGGTTTAGCACTACTTTCATATCCAACAAACTTGAATTAGAATCCAGCCTCTTCCCAGATGGGTTCTCCAGCCGTAATGAAATTTTGTTACCTCAAGGTGTAGAATTTGAGAGAAAAATAATAAAGTACATCCGAGATAAAAACAATCTTGTTAAAACTGTAGTGGGTGGCACAAAAGCCACGGTGAATTATTCAAATCGAGACATAGATTATGTATGTATCGGATACAGCGAAGTTAGTATTGTAAATCTCATGGATCACTTGATTAAAGAGATTGATCTTCAGAACAGTCATCGAAACATTTTTGGTCGTGTTATCTTAGATGATAGATATGCACCATCATACGAATTCTCCAAGGAAGATATGATATGGATTGACACTGATGTGGTGAACCATAAATGTTTGCCTATCGAGATCGGTCGTGGATGTATTTTTCAATGCAAATTTTGTTCCTATCCATTGATCGGGAAGAAGAATCTAGACTATGTAAAATCCTACGATTGTTTACAACATGAATTACAAAGAAACTATGAGCAGTTTGGTGTAAAAAATTATCTCATCATGGACGACACGTTTAATGACAATGTTGAAAAACTAAACCGCATTGAGTCTGTAGTGTCAAAATTAGATTTCCAACCGGAATTTTGGGCATACATCAGACTAGATCTACTTTGCACCAGACCCGAAACTTTGGATATGTTGTATCGCATTGGTGTTAGATCCATGACGTTTGGTATAGAAACGATGAATCCCAGTGCTGCCAAAAGCATCGGCAAAGGGTTTGATCGAAATAAACTCGTTGCCAAACTAGATGAAATTGCGGAAAAATATCCCGACATGTACACAGGAAGTGGCTTTATAGTGGGACTTCCTGGCGAGACACCAGATGATTTAAGAAAAACTTCTGATCGATTGATTTCTAGAGAAATTAAGTTACATAATTGGCAATGGGCACCATTGTTTATTGAACGTACAGGAACAGTGACTTATACCAGTGAATTCGGACGTGACTTTGAAAAATATGGTTATGTGGATCAGACTCCATTGGATTCGTCTCGGATTGTCAACTGGAAATCTAATGTCATGACTCGTGATGAATCTACAGAATTAGCAAATGAACTTAACTCCGTAGCCCAAGATCATGCAGGATTATATCCAGGTAGCATGACAGAAATTAGCACATATGGAAAATTTCAATGGAAAGATATCATGAAAAACTATCGAAAATTTTCTAAGTTGAATGTCCATAACAACCTACTCGTAGAACATCTTAGACCGAAGTTTATGCAAGAATACAAGAAAAAGTTGTTTGATCTGGTTGCAGAGAAATCTTAAAAGTGTTATAATAGTTCTATGGTGTCATTAGTGTAGTGGCCTGCACCCTGCTCTGTGAAAGCGGTAGTACCGGATCGATACCGGTATGGCACCCCAAATTTTCAGTTGTGTGACGTAGATGGATGCGTACCGCCCTCATAAGGCGAGGAGGTTGGATCGATACCAACCACAACTACCACATGCCCTGGTGACTTATGCAAATTGGCACAGCTACTGGTCTTAGAAGCCAGGTTTTTGCGGGTTCGAGTCCCGCCTAGGGCACCAAGATGACTCGCCTTGATTGATGGCGTATAATAGGAAAAGTAGTCAATCACAAATCTCGGGGGATTGGTATAGTTGGTAACATACCGCCATGGCATGGCGGAGTCAGCGGCTCGAATCCGCTATCCTCCACCAACAACATAGAGGATGCAGTAGGATGGTTCCTACACCTGTTTGGAAAACAGGCGACTGGCGTGAGCTGGTCGGGGTTCAATTCCTCCTTCCTCTGCCACAACAATAGAAAGGAACAAGTCATGAATGAATTTGATGTATTAGTGGGCAAGCGTATAAATGGCTTGTTTATAGCCAACGACAAGTGGACACTGGTATTCCGTGATGTGTCCGGGCGCCGTTATCGTTTTGACACCGAAAATGATTGCTGCAACTCTGTGTGGTTTAACCATGTGACAGGTGCAAACATCCTGGGTGAAGGCAATACCTTCGATCTGCTACGCGGTGCAGAAGTGTTATCAGTAGAAGCCAAGGGCTGGGATGAAAACCGCAGCGACGAAGATGGATACGAAGTGGTTCAAGATGCGTTCTGGACCATACGCACCAACCGTGGCTACATAGACCTTGAAGTGCGTAACAGCCACAATGGTTACTATGGTGGCAGCGTGAGCTATAGCGGCACCAATGTGGGTGAGTTGGCCGACATGGTACAGATCACCGAAGACTTCTAACTCTGTATGGCGCAGCCCGGTAGCGCACTTGCATGGGGTGCAAGGGGTCGCAAGTTCGAATCTTGCTACAGAGACCACAGACTCTTAGTTCAATGGAAGAACGATACCCTGACATGGTATAGAAACAAGTTCAATTCTTGTAGAGTCTACCACTTGACAGGTATTGCGAATCCTGCTATAATTGTGGCATAGATAGAAAACATCTATCCGTGCTCTTTAAAAATTTCGTAAGTTTTTGCCTCGTTAGTTTAATGGTAGAACTCCGTCTTTACACGGCGGTTGCGGCAGTTCAATTCTGTCACGAGGTACCAAATGTAGCGGTGGCGGAGAGGTCCAACGCAAGAGTCTGCAAAACTCTAACACCGTGAGTTCAAATCTCACCCGCTACTCCATATATGAACACATTCACGGTGGGGATACCAGCAACTGGACGCAGGGGCTATCCGAAAGAGCAGGCATGCTTACCGAAAGCTGGAGACGAGTGTGTTCTTATATGGACAGTTGGTCCAACAAAATAACTCGGTATAGTGAAATGGTATCACCCGTGCTTTGGGAGCATGAAGCGGAAGTTCGATTCTTCCTACCGAGACCAAACAACGCGACTGTGGCGAAATAGGTAGACGCCTCAGACTTAAAATCTGATGTCCGTAAGGGCGTACCGGTTCGATTCCGGTCAGTCGTACCAGACTGGCGTTAGTATAATGGATAATACAGCGGTCTTCTACACCGTGAATATGGGTTCGATTCCTGTACGCCGGACCAGAATATTGCCAGCGAGACTGGGTAGTCAGAGAGGTCTTATAAGCCTTTTAGCGCCAGATTAGCGTTCTTGAGAGAGTTCGAGTCTCTCCGCTGGTACCAAACTGTAATGTGTAAGTGAGTAAGTAAGTAAAATGTATCCATAGTGTAATGGCAGCATCGCGGTCTCCAAAACCGTCAGTCTAGGTTCGAGTCCTAGTGGGTACGCCAACAAAGAAAGTAAATCATGAAAAAAATGGACCTAGAAAAAGTCAAAGCATTTATCCATGCACAAAGTCCTGAAACTTCTGTTTACCTGGGCTGCGATAGTGAAAGAGTTAAAGTAGATGGCGTATGGCATGCAGACTATGCTCTAGCAGTGGTGGTGCATATCGATAGTTGCCATGGTTGCAAGATCTTTGGTGAAGTACACCGTGAACGCGACTGGGATCAACGCAGTGATAAACCTAGCATGCGACTGATGAACGAAGTTTACAAGGTGAGTGAACTGTTCCAAAAGATGGCAGATGTGTTAGAAGATCGACTGGTTGAAGTCCACTTGGACATTAACCCTGATCAGATGCACAAGAGTTCTGTTGTGGTTAACCAAGCAATTGGATATATAAAGGGAACTTGTAATGTGATTCCAATGGTCAAGCCAAGAGCGTTTGCTGCTAGTTATGCAGCAGACAGACTAGATTGGGTGCTGAGCAATCGCAAAGCAGCCTAACCCGGGCGGCGTGAAAGAGAGCCGTCAACAGCCCGTTTAGGGACGATTGGGTGAGAAGCCCATCCCAATACCGCGGGGTTCGTAAAATGGTATTACCTCATCCTTCCAAGTTGATGTCAGGAGTTCGATTCTCCTACCCCGCTCCAAGTCTATTTAGAATGTTAGAGGCACGAGTCCTGAGTCGTTGTGTGAATTCACTTTCGGTAAGAACGCCCTTGGCAAGATTGCACTTGCGGCATGTGACTTGCAGATTGTTGTAAGTGGTTTCTCCACCCTGTGATTCAGGTATCACATGATCCATGTGGATTTCGGCACTGCTGAGATCTTCGTCACAATATACACACCGAGGCCCATCTCGTTCAATGATTCGTTGGCGTAGGTTGCGTGGTATGTGTTGCTTCAACATCAGGAATATTTAAGATCAATCGGATCGGGCGAGTTAAAAACTCATTGACGATGGGCCCAACTGCAAGGGACCAAAAATTGAAACCAGTGCCTCTGACCCAACGAGGGAGATGATTAGTCATCATCATTACATGTGACTGGTGGGCTCCGGGTGTTGAACCTGACTGCCCTTAAACTCAAATGCAGTGCCCGATTTTGATTGACTTGTATCGAGTTTAAATATATAATAACAACATAGTGAGTTGGATGAGTGGCTTAAATCAACACCCTGCTAAGGTGTCGTCTCCAGTAATGGGGGCCGTGGGTTCAAATCCCACACTCACTGCCAAACAAATAGCACAAAAATGAAATTAGTTTTTTGTTTTCCTGGCCAATCATTCAGCAAGAACTGGATGGCAGCGTGGAATGACACCATACGCTGGCTTTATCGAAACAACATAGAATATGTGACAATAAATGCATATTCGCCAGTGATCTACAACTGTAGAAACATGCTGTTGGGGGCTACCGGTAATCCACCTAGAACTTTCCGACCATTCAACGGCGTGCTAGATTACGATTGGATCATCTGGATTGACAACGATAACATCTGGACACCCGAGGATCTTGAACGACTGATCAGTGTTCCTGAACACCAGATCGTCACTGGATTCTATATACAGCATGACAACCGAACTTATGCACAGGCTGTGTTCCACAGTGATAGTAAAACCGATTTGCTGTGGTTACCACGAGAGATGGTGCATGTAAATGGATATAGATTCCAGTTGGCTGCCTCAGGAATGGGATTCATGGCTGTGCAAAAAGGTGTGTTTGAATCCATGGAATGTCCGTTCTTCCGACCCGTTGAATACGAAATCAAAGATGATACAACTGCATTCTTATCAGAGGACACAGGCTTCTGCCACAGGGCAATAAACGCAGGATACCAAGTATGGGCAGATCCCGGCATACAGGTCAAACATGAGAAGGCCTGGTTGTTAAGCGGTGACAGCGATCACGGCATCAAGCCCGAGAATGTTGTGTTAAATAGATAATGCAACCGCCCAAGTTCCTGTTCTTAGATATCAACCTACAATGCAATCTCAAATGCAAGACCTGCATGTATTGGACACGAGAAGAAGTTGTATTACCCACACACATATCTATCGAACAACGCAGTGATATCATTGCAGAGTTTGCTACACTGAATCCCCAAGGGGCTGTGGTGATCTGTGGTGGCGAAGCACTGATGAATCCTGAAAGGTATTGGCCTATAACAAGACAATGCCGTTCATTAGGACTAAGATGTTTGAGCGTGATGAATGGCACTATGGTCACAGATCTGTCGTTCGCTAAGAAATTGATAACGGAAGGCCCAAGCGAAATAACAATATCCTTGAACAGTTATATCCCAGAGGTGCATGATTCCACCCGTGGAGTCGCAGGATCATTTGACATGGCAGTGAATGCCATCCGGTTGTTGTTGCAGGCAAGAAAAGAATTAAACAGCAACACACCCATCTACGCCATGTCAGTGATGTGCGAACAGAACTATCGAGACCTAGATCAGTTCTACGACTTTGTGTTGAATGATCTAAAGGCAGACAAGTTAAAGTTAAACTGGTTACAGCCCACATTTGGCACATTGCTGGATCGTAATGGTGATCCACGGCCAGACAAGTTCTACGACAACAATGTGATCCGTGATCATGAAGCATTGTTTGAGATCTTGAATCACTGCACAGAGAAATACCAGTTGAATCTGGATCCCGAATACATAGAAACAGTTCGCAAGTATCATCGCAGTGTGTTCAAGAATGCGGATGCAGTCACAGGCTGGGATGGTGACGGCACAGAAGATGCCATATGCAACAGTTTCGATCGCAACATCATGGTCAATATGGACGGTGTTGCCCGACTGTGTTTTTCAGATCAGTTCCCTAGTTTCAAGATTAGCAGGCCCGGTGATCTCGCACATTTGTGGCACAGTGCCGAACCAGTGAGAAATCTCATGAGACCGTGCAGACAGTATTGCGGAATCAGTCACAGCGTAAGGCGAGTCAATGCTACTAAGAAGATTGACATCTATCAAGTTTGAATATATAATAACAACATAAGCGGGCATGGTGCTAGTGGTAACACATAACTTTGCCAAAGTTAAGTTACGAGTTCGATTCTCGTTGCCCGCTCCATCAACAGCGGATAAGTTACATTATCCAGTATGAGTCACTAAGGTAGGTACCTAATCCTTAGGGCAAGTAACAGTATCAAAATGCGATGTAACAGGTGAGTAGTGATCTACTTCATAGGGGATACCTCAAAAATGTTCTCCACCAATTCTGGAAGTGTGGTAGAGAGGTCTATTACAGCAGTCTTGAAAACTGCCGGGTCGAAAGGCTCCGTGAGTTCGAATCTCACCGCTTCCGCCAACAACACGGCTCTGCCCTGTGCTCTTTGTCAAATCACAGCAGGGTTCTTTTACATCGGCCTTTGGTGAAATGGATATCATACTGGGCTTCGAACCCAGTGGTGGGAGTTCGATCCTCTCAGGGCCGGCCAAACTGCTCCGTGTAGTTCAAAGGATAGAACGAGGTCCTCCTAAGACTTAAATATCAGTTCAATTCTGGTCGCGGAGACCAACATGCTCCTATAGTTAAATGGCAGAACACATCCTTGGTAAGGATGAGATACAAGTTCGATTCTTGTTAGGAGCACCAACAATAAGGAGACCATATGTTCGTAGGATTGATGGGGGTTGACAATGATGGTAAAACCATGTACACTCCCAGTGGTAACAAGATATTTTTCACACTGCCCTGGGGACTAGCGTGGCGTGTGCAAGAGATACAACATTGGATCGCTCGGAAGACTTGGCGATAAATAAGAGTTAGCACTATAGAAGATTAGATAATATCAAATCTCAGGGCTGGTACACCACATGCAACCTCTCCGAGAAGTGGCATGGTTAGACCGTATAGTGTTGAAAGTTATTGCTGTATGAAGCAAAGAGAAAAGTGTTCTGGACGCGGGTTCGACTCCCGCCAGGTCCACCACAAGCATATTGCGGTGTGTATTCGAAAGACCGATCACCTTGGCGTTTCGATGTTTTCGCAAGTGATTTTACAATATGCTTTTGATGGGCCTGACATTGGTTTCGACAGGGCAAAGAGTAACAGAGTGGACAGCTCGGGAAAGCAGAACCCGTAGGGTTGGGGAGACTCGGCCGTAGAAGCAAAAAACGTAAATGCAAACGACGAACAGTTCGCTTTAGCAGCCTAAACACTGCTTAGGGTAGGAAATACCTCGTAACAGAAATCACCAAACCCGCTTCGGCGGGTTTTTTTTTGATTGACACACCCGGGCTTTTCGTGTATACTGACATTTTTAACCAAGGAGTCTTATGTTTCTCATTATCGTAGGTTTTGTTATTGGTCTGATCATCGCGGGTGCTATCGCATTCATTTCTGATTTCAAACAAATTGGTGCAGCAATCGCAGCAGGTATGGCTACTGTTTTGTTGTTCGTTGGTGTAGCCAGTTTCACCGTGATATCAGCAGGTCATACTGGTGTGCAGGTCACATTCGGTGAGGTCAATCCGCAACCTTTAACTGAAGGTGTGCATATGGTCAATCCTATCAGCAGCATTGCTGATGTGGATGTTCGACTACAGAAAGCTGAACTCAAAGGTGCCAACGCAGGAACCAAAGACCTGCAGGTTGTGCATACTGACATCGTAGTAAACTATCGTCTGGACCCACTCAAGGTTCCACACATCTTCAAAGAGTATGGACTCAATGTTGACGAAAAGGTTCTTGGCCCTGGTATCAACGAAGCGTTCAAATCAGTAACTGGCCACTATACCAGTGAAGAATTGGTTACCAAGCGTGATTTGGTCAGTCAAGAGATCCTGCAACACTTGGTCACTAAGATGGCTCCGTTCAATATTACTGTGAGCAACATCAGCCTGGTGAATTTTGGATTCAGTCAAGCATATCAACAAGCCATTGAAGACAAGGTGATCTCTGCACAGAAAACTGCCAAGGCACAACAAGACCTTGAGCGTATCAAAGTTGAGGCTGCAAGTCGTATTGCTCAAGCCGAAGGTGAAGCCAAGGCCATTGCTATCCAAGCCAGTGCTATCCAAAGCAACGGTGGTGCAAACTATGTGCAACTGCAATGGATCGAAAAATGGGATGGTAAGTTGCCTGCTACTGTGGTAGGTGCTGATAGCAAGACATTGATGAATATCAGCAAGTAACATTCTTGCTGGTCAGGGCCCTTCGGGGCCCTTTTTCTTTAAATATATTATATGATAAACTGGCCCATTGAAATAACAGAAAACAAATACAGTCGTTGGTATGAGCAACTGATCAACAAATCTCGCGACAGAGAACCTATCATTGGTTATACAGAAAAGCATCATGTGATTCCCCGCAGTCTCGGTGGAGACAACACTAAACAAAATCTAGTCAATCTCACTGCCAGGGAACACTATGTGGCGCATGCACTTCTATGGAAGATGAAACTTCCAGGGGTTGCTGGAAGTAAGATGGCATTTGCTTTTAACACTTTTATAAGTAGGATGCATGTGAATGATGAGCATTCTTACACCATAAGCAGTAGAATATACGAATCGTTTAGAATTCACTATGCCAATATTTTAAGATCAACAATGACGGGGTCGGGCAATCACTTCTATGGAAAAAAACACTCAGAAGAGACTAGGCGAATCATTGGAGAAAAAAGCAAACTCAAAGAGTTTAAACGCGGACCGGATAATCCTAACTGGGGCAAGAAGCAGAATGTTAGCCTAGAGGGCAAGGCCAGAAAACTTGCCGCTCATAAAAAACACTGGGCCGATCCCAGTTGGAAAGAGCAGGTATTAGCCAAAAGAGAAAAAGTTAGTAAACAACCCGAAGTGGTTGCCAAAAGAAAAGCAGCCGCAGATGCAAAAAGGGGTGTAAAACGAGACCCTGCTCACACAGAAAAAATGAGAGCGGCGGCATCGGCACGAAAAGGTAAAAGTTGGAAAGAAATATATACTCCTGAGCAAATTATACGACTGCAAGAAGGAAGGAAGAATAGAGTTCTAACACCTGAAGCAAAAGCGAAGATGTGGTTTAAAGGAAAAGGCAAAGGAATCCCTAAAGTAAAACATCCATGTCCGCATTGTGGAAAACTATGTGCAGGGAATATGCTAGCCAAGTGGCACGGTGATAATTGTAAATCACTCAGTAGTAACACTGACTCACAATCCAGATTGTCTTTAGGAATCTTGTGTTACAATCGTGATACATACTAGGACAGTATGTCATTCTAACCAAGGAGAAAATTATGAAATGGACTGCACCACAAGCAAGCGATATGCGTTTTGGATTTGAAATCACTATGTACATCGCCAATCGCTAATCCAAACAAGCCCACTTTGGTGGGCTTTCTCTTGACTATTTTTTCTATTGGTGTATAATTGTGACATAAATAATTTTAGCAACGCCGGCAGGGGCCGACGTCGGACTCAACTTGACGCCTGGGGTAGAGAAACCCTTTTACCATAGTGATACTCATGGAACGCCATCCGTAATGCGGAACTCTTCCGCAGCTAAAATTTTTATACTTTTAGGAAAATTTTAATGAAATCAATCACAATCATTGCGGCCGCCGCATTGGCGATTTTGCCCGCAGTAAGTTTTGCTCAGCAAAGCCTCACAATAGCAGGACCTGGTGGTAGTTATACCGCAGGGCAAACACAATCTCAGTTCAAACCCTTTGAATCCAAGACTGGAATCAAAGTTACCACTGAAGATTTTGATGGATCTTTGGGAGCCATGGCTGCACAGGTCAAGGCAGGTAATGTCAAATGGGACATTGCTGTGATCGACAAACCAGAAGCAATCAAAGGTTGCGAAGAAGGTGTATTTGAAAAAATTGACGCAACCAAGTTGCCATCTGGCGATGATGGTACTGCTGCTGCAAAAGACTTCTTCCCAGGTGCTGTGTTACCATGTGCTGTGGGCAACAGTACCTATACCAACGCGATAGCATATGATGCTACTAAGTTCGGAGCCAATGGTCCTAAAACACTGGACGACTTTTTTGACACCAAGAAGTTTCCGGGCAAGCGTGGTCTCCGTAAAGATCCAGTAGCGGCTCTGGAATGGGCATTGATCGCTGATGGTGTGCCAATGACTGATGTTTACAAAGTGTTGGCAACACCGGCTGGTGTGGATCGCGCTTTCAAGAAGTTGGACACCATCAAGAAAGATATTGTGTGGTGGGAAGCAGGCGCAGTAATGGTACAACGCCTGGCTGCTGGTGAAGTGGTTATGACCCATGCTTGGCATGGTCGTATCGTCAGTGCTAATCTCAAAGAGAACAAGAACTTTGCGATCGTGTGGGACGCACAACTGATGGCAACTGATTATTTTGTAGTGCTTCAGGGCAGTAAAAACTCTGCTGCGGCCAATGAACTCATACGATTTGCTACCAGCACCAAGCCCTTGGTCGATCTGACAAATCATATTCCTTATTCACCAAGCCGTAAATCCGCTCTCGCCCGGGTGCCAGATAGTAATCCTAACAAGGCCTATCTGCCGGCTGCTCATCTAGGACGAGCAATGACTGTGGATGCAGTTTTCTGGATGGAACATGGTGATGATCTGTCTAAACGATTCCAGAATTGGTTAGCCAAGTAATCATATCAAGCCCACTTCGGTGGGCTTTCTCTTGACTTTTTGTTTGATATATACTACAATACACCTATGGGAACACAATCAGATTACTTCAACGAAAAGGGTTACAAGCCAAAATACTGGATCGGTGACCGTGTATTTGGCCATTGGAACAAGATTCCTTTTGTTGGCACCGTGGGCAATGACACAGTGATTAACGAAGCCATGGGTCCACAGATATCCATTCATCTCGACCTACCTATCCGGTTCCGAGACAAGACCCACAACATCATCATAGTCAAGCATAAAGATATCAAAAAATTGGTTGAGTTTTAACTTGACTTGTACAGCGTTTTGCTGTATACTGTAACTATCAACAACCCCTAGGAGAAAACATGGCACGAATCACTAGCCAAGCAGCAGTATCAATGATCGGAAACCGTTACGAAATGGTGCTGATCGCAGCCCGGCGTGCCCGAGAACTAGCCCGCGGTGACATGCCCAAAGTTACTAAAGTTTCCAGCCATGCTGTGACTGCTTTGCGTGAAATTGAGCAGGGTTTTGTGGATCGCAGTTGGCTTTACAAGCCACAAGATGTGGTTTCTCGCAGCCATCACAGGAAATACTGAAGATCACTGTGCTTGTGAAAAAAGATAAATATCTTCATGAGCACAGACATCTTTCGAAGATACCTCGATCTTTTAAACGAGGCCCGCGGACCGGCACCTACTGAATTCACGCCTACACATTTCCACAAGAACTTTCTTGGTGCTAAAATTCCGTTGATGCAAACACCAGATGGTAGTTTCTGGTGGATGACTACTGACCCGGACAGCCCACGTGCTGGTAGAACTATACAACCTTGGATCGGTAATACCAAAGATCGATCTAGCATGGCCAGTGTAGATGGTGTTATTGTTGATAAAAAACCTGTGGAATTTCCCGATGGAACCAACTGGGAAGAAAATTCCAGCGTCAGTCAAAGCGCCACACCCGGGTTTGACTTAGTAGCCCCAAACACCAAATTGGCGCCTGAAGATCCCCCTGGTTACCGATTCAGCAATGATGATGCTCTTGCTGCATTGGCTAAAAAACTATCCGGTGGTGATAAACAAACATCCGGTGGTGATAAACAAACATCCGGTGGTGATAAACAAACATCCGGTGGTGATAAACAAACATCCGGTGGACCGGAGGATGGTCCAGGGCTTGCGGGCGGCGCACGTTGTGCAATATGTGGCACGATAAAGATGGAGCACAGCGGCCTTAATCATATATTTACACCTGGCGGCAATACTAGGCCTGCACCGGTACCACAAGATGTACCACAAACTGGTCCACAAGATGTACCATCCGGTGGCGGTAATGTTTCTCGAATCAAACAACTACAAAAAGAATTACTAGCAGCAGGTGCTAACCTAGGAACCACTGGTGCTAACCACGACGGCATAGACGGTGACATAGGTCCATTGACCCGTGCTGCTATGGCCAAATATCCTGACATTGCAGCCAAGTATAAGGATCTTGGTGCAGGGCAAGGTGCCACACCTCCGGGTAAATCTGGTATTGAAAAATTAAATGGTGCATTGACTGCCATTGAAGGCATACTAACCAAATACAAAGTCAAACTAAACGAAGATCAAGACCCACTGACTCCTGCAGATCAGATGAAGCAGTGGCGGTCGTTGATGGAATTGACACAGGCCGATATGGATGCTGCTGCGGCTAAACGTACTGCGAGCCAGGCGGGCAATCAATCAAAGATAGATGCACGATATGCAGCAGATGCACAGGCTAAAAAAATTGGCCCGTATTACAGTGATACACCAGCTAAGGCAATGCCATATTCACAGGCAGCACAACGACCATGGGCAGGTGCAGCCGGTGCCGCTGAACAAGGTGCTGCTGCTGCTGCCGAAACAGGTGCAGTAAAAAGTGCCGCTGGTGCAGCAAGTAAAACATTAGGCCGAGTAGCACCCGGAGTCGGGTTGGCGTTAGGTGCGTATGATGCCTACAATCGTGCTAAACAAGGCGACTATACAGGTGCAGGTATTTCAGGATTGGCAGGTATAGCGGCATTGTTTCCAGGTCCTGGTACATGGATCTCCGGAGGCCTGCTCGCATTAGGTTTAGCTCGTGATCTGGCCAAGGAGCCAACAGTAGCCATTTCTGCCGAAGATGCTAAAACTATTGCAGAAAATATCAAGATCATACAAGACTGGCAAAAGGATCCTGCTAATCGAGATGCCTTGACTCCTGAATTAAAAACTCGCATAGCAAATGTCCTTAAAGGTGTTGCCACTCTGGGTGTTCCTGCTGAATCGGCTACCCCGGCAGGTACCCCGGCTACCACACCTGCTGCAAATTCAAAATTAAATCAAATAAATCAGACTTTGGATTCCATGGATAAACTGCTTAAGAAGAATAATTTTGAAAGTAGTAGTAGTAATAAAAAATCACCACCATTGACTGAAGCAGAACACATGGCTCGCTTGCGTAGTATTGTTAACGAAGATGTGTCTGACTACATCCCAAGTTGGGAGACAATAGGCAAAGGTGCTGCTCTTGTTGGTGCTACAAAAGCATATAACCATTTGTTCATGCCGCAAAAAACACCACCGGGCACACCACCGGGCACACCACCGGGCACACCACCGGGCACACCACCGGGCACACCACCGGCGTCGCCCACTGCCTCCAGGGCGTCTATCTACTTAAGATCTTTACTAACTAAAGCCGGCCCAATGTTAAGCAGAGTCGGTAGTATTATAAAGATAGGTGGCATTGGAACACTGATCTACTTTGGTTACAAAATGGTCACTGGACTATACGATGCTGTGATGGAAGATCCTGCTACTGCTGCGGCAGCCGGTATCAATCCTAAAGAAGTACAAGAACTCAAACAATTAACTGAACAATTGACCCAACTGGTAGGCGATGGCAAAGATCTACCACCAGAAGTGCAAGAAAAATATACAGCAATACAAGCACGTATCGTTAAATTAGGAGAACGATTTACATTGGAACAGCAGGCTAGAGAACAAAATAGAAAAGCAAGAGAGAAAAACTAATGATCAAACCAGGTGCAAATTATCGAATGCCTCAGCATATCAAACGTAGATTGTCTACTATACGCGATAATCATCTCCGCGGAGAAATCCGCAGACTTATGATACAGGCAAATCTTGCTAGCCGTGTTTCTGCTCCACGCACTAAAAACGAAAATTAAACTGTATCTGTTGTAAAAAAACAACAACTGGAGTTGTGAAAAATCGCAACTTTCTGTTGAAAAAACGGTAGACCACTATCTCCCGAACTGCTATAATATACGCATGTTCAGCAAAAAGGAGTCAGCAGTGTCTACAGCAACTTACCAAGCACTCACCGAGCAACAAAAACGCGAAGTCCGCATGTATGGCGTGACTGAAGCAGGCATGCGTGAATCGGTGGAATCCTCAATCACTTTCCGCTTTAGTGGTCCTGCTATGATGGCTGCAAGCCTGATGAGCGACGCCCAGGAAATGATCAACACCGAATACGGCGAAGTTGATAGCATGCGAGCAGAGGATGCTCGTCAATGTCTGAATCGTGCCAAGTGGATCCTGTTCGAATATGTGATGAAGGACGGAGAATAATCATGAACTATGGCATGTATACTGACGCCGGCAACTCGGCCATCCAAGGCATTGTGATGGTTGCCAAAGTGCATCAACTGTCATGGCCCACAGTGGTAGGCATGCTGGAGGCTATCTCTTTGGAAGAAGCCTACGAAGAAGCCAGGGACACCGCTGTGCTAGAAGCGGTTTATCAAACTTTGGTTGGCAAGCGTAATACGGTTGACCAGTAATCCGCGAACTGCTATAATACACACATCACTAAACAACTCTGGAGTCAGATATGGGAACTCGTAGCCGCATTGGCGTCATGCATGGAGACAAGTGCAAAAGTGTTTACTGTCATTGGGACGGCTATCTGTCGCACAATGGCAAGATCCTGCAAGAGCACTATGACAGTTCCAAAGCCAATCACCTGGTAGCATTGGGCGACATGAGCAGCCTGGATGAGCAGATTGGCGAGAAGCATCCTTTCGACGGCTACTCGGGCGAGGAAGCCAAAGTCTTGTATGACCGCGCTCGCGAGAACAAGTGGACTACCTTCTACGGTCGCGATCGCGAAGAGAAAGATGTGGACTTCCAAGTAAGCCAAAGCTTCAACGAGTTCTTGGAACTGGTAGAAGGCACTGGTGCTGAATACTTTTACATCATGCGAGATGGTGTCTGGTATTGCGGTAGCCGGTATGCTGTGGAAGGCATGATCCCCGACACCCTGTATGTCCTAAGCGAGCAGTTGGCGAAAGAAACTGTTTGACAAGAAATTCAAGATCACTTACAATACACTCATCAACAACAGAAAGGTCTCCGATATGAGCGATTCACGCACCGTCACTTCGCGCCAAGCGCACAAGAGTCTGCTTAAAGCATTCAAAGCCCAACGCCCGCTGTTCCTGTGGGGCCCTCCTGGAATTGGCAAGAGTGAATTGGTAGAAGGCATTACCAAAGAACTCAACGGTTACATGATCGACCTGCGTTTGGGCCAGATGGAACCCACTGACATCCGTGGTATTCCGTTCTACAACAAAGAGATTGGCAAGATGGATTGGGCACCTCCTGTGGAATTGCCTGACGACGAACTGGCCAGCCAGTATCCTATCGTTGTGCTGTTCTTGGACGAACTGAACAGTGCCGCAGCCAGTGTTCAAGCCGCTGCTTATCAGTTGATCTTGAACCGTCGCATTGGCAAGTATGTGCTGCCTAAGAATGTTGTGATGGTTGCCGCAGGTAACCGTGAAAGCGACAAGGGTGTGACTTATCGTATGCCTACTCCGTTGGCAAATCGTTTCATCCACCAAGAGATGAAGGTGGACTTTGCCAGTTGGTTGGAATGGGCTGTGCTCAACAACATCCACAAAGATGTGGTAGGTTACTTGAGCTTTGCCAAGCAAGACCTCTACGACTTTGACGCTAAAACCGCAAGCCGTGCGTTCGCTACTCCGCGTTCTTGGACATTCGTTAGCCAACTGCTGGACGACGAAGACAGCGACACTGACACCACTACCAACTTGGTAGCGGGCACTGTGGGTGAAGGCCTGGCAGTGAAGTTCATGGCACACCGCAAGGTTGCTGGACGCATGCCCAAGCCCGAAGACATCTTGAGTGGCAAGGTCAAGGACTTGAATGTGAAAGAAGTCAGTGCTATGTACAGCCTGGTTATTTCCATGTGCTACGAACTCAAGGCGGCTGTTGAGAACAAAACAGACGAGAAGAAGTTCCACGAAATGGCTGATAACTTCCTCAGTTACATGATGCGGAACTTTGAGACTGAGTTGACTGTGATGGGTTCGCGTATTGCATTGACCACATACGACTTGCCATTCAAGCCTACCAAGCTCAAGCACTTCGATGAGTTTCACAGCAAGTTTGGAAAGTATGTGCTGCAAGCACAAAGCTAAAACGGAACGGGGGCCACGGTCCCCGTTTTTTATATGCATTATCAAGTCACCCGTTTAGATCGTAGGCACTCACATCATGAGCGGTTCTCTCACATGATTGAATTCTCCAAGCGGCGACTAGGAACTCTGGGTATACCCACTTACAACACCGGCGCTTTGGATTTTGATCGTGCTCGGCGTTGGTTCAACGACACCTATGGATGGAGTCAAGAAGCAGACCTCCAGACCAAGATAGACAAAGACGCTCGACATCTCATGCAGCCAGCAGAGTCAAACACACATTGGGCATATCACACAGAATACCGAGACTTCCGTATCTATGCCAATGAGCCTGAGGTTGCCTGGTTCCAGTTGAAATTCACCAATGAATCATGACCACGGGCATCACAGTAAAAACTGATCTTATCATCTTTGACAGTGAAGAGTTGTGGGATCCCATCCGACAAAAGATCGTGGCAGAGTATGGCGCCAGTCACTTGTTTAGATGGGTCAGCAGACGCGAACTGGGATTCACTGTGCGGTTTCATCAGAACTGGATCACCATCAACAAGAACTCCTATGGTGATGATATCACCCCCCGCAGGTGGTGCCAAAATCAAGTGCATCTGGACTTTTTTAACGACTCGGCACTCACATGGTTTCAACTTAAATACCTTTAACATCAGGAGTCATCATGGCAGGCAAAGCAAAATCCGTATACCTCACAGTCACACCCATCAACCAGCATAACACCGTTTTCAAGAAGATGTTTTTCAATGCCAAGGAGTTCAATGACTATGTGAAAACAGATGAATTCAAAGCATTGTATCCGGACACAGAGTACAAAATAATCAAAGAAATCTACTGAAAATCGCAACTGCGGTTGGCAAATTCGGTAGACTGGTATTGCTCGAAATGCTATAATACATGCATAGACAGCAACAAACAGGAGAAGAAAATGTCAGCAATCACAGTTAAAGAAATGATAGAGGCCTTGAGCAAGTTGCCTCAGGATGCAGAGTTGGTAATAACCGAAAGCGGTTATTACTCCTACAACGAGTTCGCAGACATCATGCTGCCCGAAGCATACACCGTAGAAGGTATGGATTGTGATGCAGACAAGGGCAAGGTAGTTTATCGCATCGGTCACTCACACCAATCTTACTAAGGAGAAACACATGATCGCAGAACGCCCTCGCACCGCACTTTATGACGCACGCCACGGTGGTCCATATGACCGTGGTAGTGCCGACAGTTACTACAGCCGTGGATTCAACCCGCACTACTTTGAAGGTGCTACCTCTATCACTCCTCGTGTGGAGATGGCAGACATGACTGCCGCTGAGATCACAGCCTACACCGCAGGCTTCAACGACAACGAACAGTTTGGTGATAAGAAAGATTGGGGTTGATATGAGCATGCTCGCAGAAAAAATGAACGACGACATCCAGCGTATCATCGATCGCCTGGAGCATATCAAGCAGGAACGGAACCGCTGGGAGAAGATCCGCTTGGTGAAACAGGTCACCCATTCAGTAGAAGACTATGAGTCCTACTGGCAAGAGAAACTGGCTGACTTGGCGGGTTGACTAGAAATGCAATCTCAGTTATACTGCATTATTCTAACAAAGGACACATATGGCAATTAAAGGTCACACGGCAGACACCAAAGACAACAAGTTCAAAGATCTTGTGGGTCCCAAGGACATGAAACTGGACGGCATTGTGCGTGAGAAACTGATCACTGCCCGTGTGGGGCTGTTGCTCAAGGCCAGTTTCTTTGGCAATCTTGCTACTCGCTTGAAACTGATCAATGCGGACGAATGGTGTGCTACTGCCGCAACAGACGGTAGAAACTTCTATTACAACACCCGCTTCATCCAACTGCTCAAGCCCAAGGAGATTGAATTCCTGTTTGGTCACGAAGTGTTGCATTGTGTTTATGACCACTTTGGTCGTCGAGGCGAACGCGAACCGCAGATCTGGAACGTCGCTAACGACTTCTGCGTGAACGCAGACTTGAAGGAACACGGCGTAGGCGAGTTCATCACTTCAGTGCCGTGCCTGTATGATCGCAAGTATAACGGTTGGAGTTCAGAAAAGGTCTACGATGACTTGATGAAGAATGCCAAGAAGATCAATCTGAGCGACTTGTTGGACCAGATGATCGACGAGCACTTGGATGGTGAAGGTGACGACGAGAGCGAAGGTGGTGGTAAAGATGATGGTGAAGAAGTTGACGGCAGTGGCAAGAGCAAAGGCAAAGGTCGTCCCAAGATTTCCGATGAAGAACGCAGAGCCATCCGCGACGAGATCAAGGAAGCCATGCTGGCAGCAGCCGCCACAGTAGATGGTGCTGGCAACATTCCACTAGGTGTTCAGCGTCTTATCAAAGAGATGACTGAACCCAAGATGAACTGGCGCGAACTGTTGCGTATGAACTTGGAGAGCACTATCAAGAGTGACTACACTTGGATGCGAGCCAGTCGACGCGGTTGGCACATGGATGCGGTCATGCCTGGCATGAAGCCCGATGAGATGATTGATATCGCTCTTGCGATTGACGCTTCGGGCAGTATGGACGAAGGTATGCTCAAGGATATCTTGAGCGAAGTTCAAGGTATCATGGATTCGTTTCCTGTATACAAAATCCATGTGGTTTCGTTTGATACCCAAACATACAATCCGCAACAATACGATTCGGACAACTTGGACAGTATTGTTGATTACGAAGTGCAAGGCGGTGGTGGTACTAGCTTTGAATGCTTTTACGAGTATTTCAAAGAAAACGACATCACTCCGCATCGCTTGGTAGTGTTCACAGACGGTTACCCTGGTGGTTCATGGGGTGATGAGAACTTCTGTGAAGTCACTTGGATCTTGCATGGCACTACTACGATTGAGCCACCGTTTGGTACTTGGGCTTACTACGAAGAAGCAGACAAATAAACTCAACGAGTTTGTCCAAAACACCCTGAGAAATTTATCTCAGGGTGTTTTCTTTTGTAAATATCTGTATGGAAAATAACGACACTCAACTCACAATCAACGACATCGCCATGACCCGCGATGTGATCGACCTTGCTTGCAAGCGCGGTGCCTTCAGTGGTGCCGAGGCCAAACAGGTTGGAACCTTATTTGAAAAACTGGATCAGTTTATCAAGGCTGCATTAGCACAGGCTGAAGCAGAAAAGCAGGCCGATGCTGGGGTGCCAGAATCAGCCACCGCGCCAGAAACTCAAGGAGAATAACATGGCATTTTTAAAACACATTGGTAAGCATGCTGACCGTAAAGTGGCAGTGATCTTTAGACAGATTCCCGGAGACGATCACATGTGTCTGTGTATCTATCCAGACCTGTTACCTATCAACTTACACGATCCGTTAATGAAGGTATTAGAAAGCCCAGTAGGCCAAAATGCCGAAGAGTTTGCTGATGCATTGAATCGTAACATCTTCCCAGATGGTCGTAACATGTTGCAGACCTTGCACACAGAGCGATTGATGAAGCGTGTGCAGACTGAACAGATCTTGATGACACCAACATTGCAAAGCAATGTTCGTCTCAGCGAACTCAACAAGATTCTTAACGAGATGAAGAAGGGCGAAGATGCTGTTCGCAAGATGGCCGAATTGGATGGTGCTCGCGGCATGGTTGATCCTAAGACCAAGCGAGCCGCTGAAGCCGCTTACAAAGCCGGACAACAATCCCCTCGTAGTACAGTAGAAGCAGGATATACTTCAGCACCCACAGATGGTGCCTTAGATGATCGTGCTATTGCTGCCAACATGCTCACACAGGCTGTGAAGATGCACAACGAAGCCACTTCACTGATCAATGAAGCAGCAAGAATGAAGAAAGAAGCAGAGAGAATGTTCCCGGGTGTGAAGATGATGGACCTGCCTAAGATGGCACCAATCCCACAGGTGGAAACAGAAGCACCAGCCGCTCCAGTAGTGAAACGAGGCCGCCCGGCCAAGGCTAAGGCTGCTGCTCATGCCACTGAGTGAAGAGTTTCTTGCCAAGTGGGATCACATAATCTCTGAGGTCGAGAAGACTCAGGTTCCGTTGAAATGTATCAACAAGATGGTCATCCGCATTGTCGGGGGCAAACAGAAGACCATCAATCTCTCTAGACTAAGACGAGACGGACTTGATGACGACGAGATTGAAGAGATCATGAATAGAAATCTCCATATCCTTGGTGAATCAGTGAACAACATTGATTTCATATTAGACGTTAACACTGTGGCTGGAATCATACAACCGGCCACAGACAAATTATTGAAAAGTTTATGAATGTTAAATTACTCAGTCACAGCCAACCAACTCCAGAATTTGCAGAACTGGGCATCCATGATGCACAAGAACTCATCGCGTATTGCGCCCGTGTCAGCAATCCCAGCAATCAACTCAACACAGAAACATCAGAACGACTCATCCGATACCTGGTCAAACACCAACACTGGAGCCCACTGGAAATGGTCTCTGCCTGCTTGGAAATCACAACCACTAGAGACATTGCCCGACAAATCTTACGGCACAGAAGTTTCTCATTCCAGGAGTTCAGCCAACGCTACGCTGACCCAACGCAGGATCTCAGTTTCGTACGGCGGGCTGCTAGACTCCAAGACACCAAGAATAGACAAAACAGCATAGAGACCAGCAACGAAGATCTCGCACTATGGTGGGATAGTGCCCAACAAGAGATTATCGATCTAGCACGGAAGCATTATGCCCGTGCCATTGAACTGGGTATTGCTAAAGAACAAGCTAGGGCTATCTTGCCCGAAGGTAATACGGTCAGCAAACTATACATGAATGGTACCCTGAGATCATGGATCCACTTCCTCGAACTACGAAGTGCCAATGGTACACAAAAAGAGCATCAAGAAGTTGCTGTGGCCTGTGCTCAAGTTATCGCACAAATTTTCCCGATGGCAGCAGACTTGGTTGCAAAGTAGAAGTCGATCTGCTATACTAGTGTATGGCTAAACTAATGAGAGATCTCGATCGAGAACGAGATCACAACCAACACGCCAGAGGTCCGGAATGCATGATCATCAATGATCAGGTAGTAAAAGTTTCGGACATGGTGGTGCATAGATTCCGCATGGGAGATGTTGAAGATCCTGTGCTGTATGCTGCTCAACCTATACATGCGTGGCAACAGACTGAAGCAGGTAAATTCGTGATGGAATGTGCTTTAGAATCCCCTTGGTGGGTGCGGCACATGGATCCGATGGACTACGGATATCAGTTTGCCATCGTGGCCCGCATGAAAGAATCCGATCAAACTTTTTACACACTAAAATATGTTGGCACCACGAATTGAATTCTTAGACGCAGTAGAAGTCCCATACCGCACTGTAAGAAAACTGGTATGGAACGGCACAGAATTTGTGCCTATACTGGTGTATAGGATACAAGGACATCTCAAGGACGAAGTGCATCAGTGGTTACGAAACACTTACGGACCGCGAGGGCAATATCTAAATGGTCGTCATTGGGATCATTACGAGGGGAAATTTACTGTGATGGACGAACAGGTGTATATGTTCTACAAATTGAAATGGGAGAGAGGATGAAAATATTAGTCACAGGCGGGCTTGGCTTAATCGGACACAATGTAGTCAAACGCCTACAAGAACAAGGCCACACCGCATCCATCATCGATAATCGTACCACATACGGAATAATTCCACAGGCAGAACTTGACTACTTGATGACCGAGAGATTGAAAAAGATTAAGTTATCACCATCGCACTTGTATAATCGAGACATCTGTGATAGAGAATCCATTGACGACATATTTGAGATTGAGCAGCCCGATGTAGTGATACACATGGCGTCATTTCCACGACAAAAAGTCGTGAATGCCGACCCTGCATGGGGGTCTCGTGTGATGATGGAAGGGTTGATCAATGTGCTCGAAAGTGCCAAAAAACACAAAGTAAACCGAGTTGTGTATATTTCCAGCTCAATGGTGTATGGTGACTTCACAGATGATGTCACTGAAGACGCTGTATGTAGGCCGCAAGGCCAATACGGTATTATGAAACTTGCAGGAGAAAACCTTGTTAAAGACTATGCTCGCCGTGGTTGTTTTGATCACGTTATTATCCGTCCCAGTGCTGTTTATGGGCCGCTCGATGTGGAAGACCGAGTTGTCTCCAAATTCATGCTCACAGCAATGCGCGGCGGCGTGCTCCGGGTCAACGGATCTAGTGAAACACTAGACTTCACTTATGTGGATGACGCTGCTGATGGTATCGTGGCTGCTGCTACGAGGTTTGTGGGTGCTTGCCAAACATTTAACATCACAAAAAGTCACAGCGTGAGTCTGCTACAGGCCGCTGGCATGATCATTGAGATTGTTGGTAAAGGATCAATTGAACTGCGCGACAAGGATGCAGACTTTCCAAGTCGTGGTGCGTTGAATATAGATCTTGCTAGAGCCGTGTTGAAATATGATCCCAAGGTGGATGTTGCAGAAGGATTTGAGAATTACTATAACTGGTTCACCAACAGTTCGTATTGGAAAACATGAATATACCATTTACAAATTTACACCAGCAATATCTTGATTGCAAAACAGAGGTAGATCAGGCCATAGCAAACACTATCGCTAGTAGCAGTTACATCACAGGACCTGATGTTACTGTGTTTGAAGCAGCCATGGCTGAATATGTTGGTGCTGAAGATTGTGCCAGCACTGGGTCGGGCACCATGGCCCTGATCTGTGCATTACGAGCCGCTGGTGTCGGCCCTGGACATGAAGTGTTAACTACTCCACACACTTTTGTAGCCACTACAGAAGCCATTGTCATGGTAGGTGCCCGACCTGTGTTTGTGGACATTGATCCTGCCACACACCTAATGGATTTACACTTGATGCTGGCAAGGATCACCTCTAGAACACGAGCAGTGCTTTGGGTAGATATGTATGGACAATGTCCAGATTTGGATCGCATGAAAAAGATCTGTAAATTAAACGATCTTGTGATGATTGAGGATGCTGCTCACAGTCTAGGAACACAATGGAAAGGTCAACAAATTGGCAGCATAGCCGATCTCACTTGCTTTAGTTTCAATCCGGTGAAGAATCTTGGCGCCATGGGCGATGCTGGTTGTGTGACTGGCAGTCAAGAACTCATGGATCGTGTGCGTATGTATCGAGATCACGGCCGCACAGGACGCTATGACATAGTAGAACTGGGATACAATGCTAGAATTGACAACATGCAGAGCAACATTGTGCTGGCCAAGTTACCCAAACTGGTGCATTGGATCAATCGCAAACGTGCAATCTGCTCTTGGTATGATGAACAGTTGAGTGATATTGTCAAAACCATACATCGAGATCCGCGTGTAGGGCAAGGTCATTATGTGTATGTGATACAGACACCACAGCGAGATGCATTGAAACAGTTTTTAGCAGATCGTGGTATCCAGACCAATGTGCATTATGCTACTACCACACATCAACAACCGGCATATCAAGCATGGTATTCTCCATGTCCTGTAGCAGAGATCACAGTGAAAGAGATTTTAAGCCTGCCTTGTTGGTATAGCATGACTCAAGATCAACTGGATCATGTTGTGACCAGCGTCAAGGAGTTTTTTGTATGAATATGTGGTTGGTTGGTGCAGGATATTGGGGATCTAAGTTGTTGGAGACCTTGAAGAAGTTTGATGTGACTGCACAGGTCATCGACATACGCAATGGGCAGACCATTGATGATATCATTTCAAAGGATCCAGTTATGTTGGCCACACCACTGTGGCAGCATCACGAGCAGACTGTAAAATTACTACAGCGTGGGCACGATGTGTATGTAGAAAAGCCCATGGCCGAAACCGTGGAAGAAATCGCCGATATACAGAAATATTTACAATCTGGACAGTTGCTCATGGTGGGTCATTTGTTTGTGCATCATCCACAGATGCATGAGATCCGTTCTATAATCAATCAAGGTGCGATAGGAAAATTACAGCATGTAACCAGTCGTAGATTGAATTGGGGGATCTATCAAACCAAAACAGATCCACTGCTGAGCTTGGCTGTGCATGATATCAGCATACTGTTACAGGTATGTTCAAATCTTAAAATCACCCAATCTCGGGCATGGAACTATGCCCAAGGACCACAATGCGACCGAGTATCATTCAGCGGGCATGCAGATGGTGTGACCTTTGATGTTGATGTGAGTTGGCATTGGCCTGTTCGCACTAGGCAAACTGTGTTCATTGGCACACAGGGACAGATTGTTTGGGATCAAGATGTGAATGCCGTGACTGTGAAGAAGAATCTGATCATCAACAATCGTGCTGTGGCGGATGAGAATCCAATTGAGATATATCTCAACGGTATCACACCATTAGAAGCCGAGCTAGAGCATTGGATCGATTGTATACATTCTCGGCAAACACCCAGCAGTGATATCAAGCAGGCTGCCCAGGTGGCTAACATAGTTCAGCAAGTAAAAGACTTACTGTAAGTCTCCGTAGCGTGACACAAAATACTCACGCAACCATTCCCATCTAAATGACTGTTTAAGAGTTGACAATGCTTGATCACTGGCTTTGAAGAACTCTACTCCATCACGAGCACCTTTCAAGCACCATTCAGCATGATTGCCTTGGGCACGAGATAGCCAGGTATTCAATCTGTATTCGCCATCTACAGTGGGTGATTGCGATTCAAAGTAGGCCAACTTAGCACATTCTCTAAATGCTGTACGCCAGGTGTGGTAAGGAGTTTGATTGAAGTCACCATAACAACTGACCATGGGCACACTTTCATGAGCAAAACTCAAGGTGTAATCCAATCCAAAGTTCTTTGCCTGATTGAGTTCACGAATACCTTGGCAGTTGTACATCACCACACCCATGTGTCCGTATTGTAACCCATTCACTGTGTTGATACAATCGAAGATGTAGTTCTTGGGTTGTTGCATGCGATCGGGCACATAGGAAAAATCAAATTGTTCATGCAATCGGGTCTTGGCAAATACTGCGTAATACCAAGGAGTTGAACTGAGATCTGCTGCTGCCTCAAGAGCAGTTTCCATACCTGCCACACCATGCACACGCTTGGATCTGGCACATCGTTGTGCTAGTATGTTCCAATTTTGTTCTGCATCAGGTTCATCATAGGATATGAATACCACATCCATCAAGGCATCAACACGATCATTACAGTGTGTTTTATCTATGTAGGGATAATCGTATAACTGGGTTTTTATGTAAGGAATCGCTGCCTTGGGCACAATAACACCACCAGCACCCGGACTTAATGGAACTATGGTCTTGGTTTTCTCTCTCCATAACGAAACAGCCGGAGGTCTTAGGCCTTGACTGACAGTGTGTCCGGTCGAAAAGATAGCCAACGGCCCTGCAAAGTCTTGAGTCTGCACAGCATTGACATGGCTATCCAAGTTGTGTTTTATTACGGGCATAGGCCTTCGTGGCACTGATAGGTATTGATCAACAAAGTTACAATCATACCAGTCCAACAACTCCACAGTTTCTGCCTTTGCAGCAAAACTAGGCACATGCATGAAGAATGTGTCTCCAAACTTTTGTTCATCGCTGGCAAACACATGCAGCAGATTGTATTGCCAATGACTAGGGTGCCACGAGAAATCAAAATCAGTGTAATCGCAGATACTAGAGCACACCCAAACAAATTCATGTTCAGTGGCAATGCTCTTGGCCAATCGGATCAATGTATCTCTGTAGTTGTCGAAGTATCTTACACGGCGAGCAACATTGGGTATCTGTCCTGCTGCACCATCCATGTGATCGATCTCGTAGATAGCAGTGGCTAGAGTTCTTGGCAATACCGGAGCAGCATGATAGTTTGTGTCTGTGTAGCCCGCAGTAGGAACAAGATATGTGCCCGAATCCTGTTGATGTTGGCTGGGCCATGCATGTCGTTGATGTGCTTGCCAAGGTGGAGGTTCATAAAGGAAATCAAAGCCTGTGTAATCCACTAAGTATGATACCATCCAGAAGAATCGTGTACGCGATTGCTGTTGTGCTTGCTCAATAGATTCAACCTGTTGCTCATGTGGAAACAGGTTAGGTTTGGTTCCAATATAAAATATATCAAACATGATTAGGATAGATGAGATTTACGAAAATACATTCTTGCCCTGGGTGAGAAAAAACTTACCTACCACCACTCTTTACTATCATGATCCTTTTGGGCATAGCGATCCTTCCAGTTTACATTGTAGAAGTTTAAATAATTTGCCACTCGACGATACCAGTTTCATATACTTCTTTGATCAAGAACCTTTGATCTTAGATCTACATCAAACAACATTCGACCGTGTGGACCAAAACAACATAGCAAAATTTAAACCTTGTAATAGAAAAACAGGAGCCATAGTAGTTAGCGAAACTGCCAGTGACAACATAGATTATATATGTAAACAACGAAACTTGCAACCTTTTTATTATTTTTTTCATGGGTGGGCAGCACTAGACTGGTATCGCGGGTATGATCGAACTTTCCTAATCACTCCATGGACCAAAAGAACAATTCGAAAAACATTCTTCAGTGCCAATCGCATCATTGGTGGGCTACGACAACATCGTGTGTTAATGTTGTATCACTTTGCCCAGTTAGGATTATTGGATAATTGGATCAGCGCCAGTGCTGTGTGTCCAGTAGAGAATATGCCCATTGGTGAAATCGCTAAACATTATCAGGAACGATATCCCGACATCGTTGATGTAGTCAATAACATAGAGTTACCTAGACTGTTTCCCGATGAAGATACTCCTAGAATGAGCAGTTGTTGGTTAGATCAATTTGATCCATGTGCCGAAAGTTTAGTGTATCATGTCACAGAAACTGTGTATACTGGACGTAGATTACAACTTACCGAAAAATCATTCAAACCTATTGCCTTGGGTATGCCATTTGTACTGTCAGCCACCGCGGGAAGCCTGGCATATCTAAGAAGTTATGGATTCCAAACCTTTTCAGAGGTCTGGGACGAGAGTTACGATCTCGAATCTGACGACTTCTTACGAGCCGAGAAAGTTGCTGCCTTACTAAAACAATTAGATGATCTTTCTGAACAACAGAAACATGAACTGTTCCAAGCCTGTTGGCCTGTGATTGAACATAACTGGAACTGGTTCTATCGCGGTGAGTTTGAATCAGTACTGTGGACCGAACTCACCAACATGTTAGATTCAATCAAGGCACATTTAACAGTATGATTTATATCTCAATAGATCACTTGCATCCTGTTACCCGTAGACCTATGCCTAATGGTATACCTGTACATCAGCATGATCAGATTGATCAATTAGGCAACGATAGATTGGATTTTCCTCGCATAATTTACTATCTACGTGATTGTAAAATCTCCTATCAAATAGTAAACCCTGCCCACGCACCTGTTGGATCATGGTATCCGATGGTGCTAAGTTGGTTTGATTTCAGCCGAGACTATATGTCATTGATAAGCCCAGCAGCATTGAGTCGTATCAAAGCAAAAGAAATGCTAGTGGTGTTCACTTACCACGAAGGAGATCATCCTGGACGTATCCGTGATAGATTGGACACACTTTGTTCCGATCACGGGATAGATCCTGCTATGACATGGTTGATATCAGGCAATACAACTGCCGATCAATATCCAAACTCCGTGTATTGGCCTGAATTGGAATTCATGTATTGGCGGACCGTGGATAGAAACTCAGGTGCTCAGTATCACCTCAATCCTAGGTCACAAGCATATACTGGATTATGCCGTATAGATAAACTATGGCGCAAGGTATTCATGAGTGATCTGTGGAGTCATGGATTGCACAAACAAGGTTACTTCAGTTACACTCAACATCTACTAGGAGGCGAGGACAACTACTACGAATGTGCATTAAGAAATAGTTATCTTGCTGAATGTCAACTCAGGGTAGATCAGTTCATTGCTGCCGGACCATTTCTTGTGGATGATCTAGATACTCGGGCTCACAATACCTATGATCAGAACATGACTGACTTGTACACAGACAGTTACTTCAACATTGTGTTAGAGACCATGATCGATATTGATGATTCTGGTGGACAGTTTATCACAGAAAAAACTTTTAAACCCATATTCAACAATCAATTCTTTGTGGCTGTGAGTTCCGCAGATCATCTCCGACATCTACGTGATCTAGGATATCAGACCTTTGGAAGATGCATAGATGAGAGTTACGATTCAAACACCAACAATCAAGATCGATTCGAATCTGTGTTGGATCTTACCAAGTCATTGATACAATCAGGGCAGGATAATTTGCATCGTCTGTACGAGGATCTTGCACCTGAGATACAACACAATGCTCGAGTGTTCCAGTCAGGAATGGCTCACCGATTGAAAGTGGTCGTGGATCGCATCAACTGCAAACTTTGATTCCATAACACCGTTGGAATCGATCGGCATCTCTGGGATCGTTGACCATGGGCTCACCACGTATGTTGAGGCTGGTGTTTAACAGCATAGGGCATCCGGTCATCACATACCACTTTTCTAGTAGTTGTCGGATGCCTGATCCATCTCTAGGTACAGTTTGTACCCTGCTGGTGCCATCTACATGCACAATAGCAGGAAACTGACCTGGATCACGACATTCTGCTGTGACCTGCATGTATGGGCTGGTATCGAAGTTAGGCGGCATATAAAAGTATTCTGCTGCGTATTCTTCTAGGATCACAGGTGCAAATGGTCGGAACTTTTGTCTGCGTTTGATCTCATTCACCCGGTTCTTGATTGAATGTCCTCTTGGGTCTGCTAGTAGACTGCGATTGCCCAGCGCCCGCGGTCCGAACTCTGCACGGCCTGATGCCACACCCACTATCTTGTCCGTGACTAGATGATCCAAGATTTCATTTACCGGGTAAGCACCGGGTATATTATGTCCCAGAAAAGTGTCTCGCCAATTAACACGGCCACCATGAGCCAAACAACTAGCACCGAGACTATTGCCAGCATCGCCCGGATTAGGCATAATCCAAATTTTTTCATAGTATTGTCCTAAGAATCTATTTGCCAGGCAGTTCAATGCTACACCACCACCGTATACTAGATTACGGCTGCGGCCATGCTCTCTGGCTTTTTGTAGAACATCTCGTATCATGCTTTCCACTAGAAATTGTGCTGTGCTGGCAATGTTTGCAGGATCAGCATGAGGCAGAAAGTCATCGCCTACTCCAATGTGTAGATTCTGTTTAAAGCGGAGTCCAGGTATGGTATCTACTAACTGTTTTCTCATCTCGTCGAGATACAGTGGCTCACCATATGCTGCCATGCCCATGAGTATGTATTCTTCATCCATGGGCTTTAACCCTACACGAGCAGTCATAGCCGAATAGAACAATCCAATACTATCAGGATATCGCAGACTCCACACTTTCTTGTATCGTGCTCGACCGTTTTCATACCAAGCATCCCAGATGGTCACAGTGTCAAACTCGCCAATGGCATCTATCACCACAACTGTGGCATCTTCAAATGGGCTGGTCTGGAATCCCCCTGCTGCATGACACAAGTGATGCCCATGTGTGTGTATTTTAGGACGCCCTATGATTCTGTATGAAGGTCCTAGTAATCGATCCCAACTGGGCCATTGAAATCCTTCACCGCTGCGTAGGTGTCGCATGGCTTTGATCCAAGGGCGTTCATAGTAGTGATACTCTAGTTTATCGGAATCTGTATGCGCTAATGCGTCCAATACAAGATGATCATTGAGATCCTTATCGTGCTTTTTCTTGCTGTAGCGTTCGCTGTGAGCAGCAAACAAGATATCGCCAGCCTGATTGACCACACTCACTGCGGCATCATGGAAGCCGGCTGAGATGCCTATGTAATTCATTTGTAGATAAAGGGATCGCGTTTGCGAAGTTCTCGCAGTTTTTTACGATAGCGTATCTCTAGTGTGATCTTTGCCCATAGTCTTTTAATCCAATTCATCGCATGCTCCTTATTTGTTGCAACTCATAATCGGCATCGCTCCACCGATACTCATATGTAGCCTGAGCACGATTGGTACGTATTTTATATACATCTAGATGAGTTTCCATCTGTCTCCATATTTCATCATGGTTGGTAGTACCGAAACTGCGAATTAAATCCACTTGGGCTACTTTTGGGTGGCCAATGGTCAGTGACTTGTCATCCGGATCAAACCCGTTTTGTGCGAGCCATGTTCTAAACTCAGCCAGTGCCCGGATCTGCCACTCATAAGACGCAGGATCTTTTGCCCATTCGATATCAAAGTCACCGGCTGCTTCTGTCTGTGAACGTAATGCACCGGTGACCAATTCGCCTATCCGACTGTCACGCCCTTCGTCATTGAACACTTCCCAATGATGTTTGCCTACCGCTTTATTTACACCCACATACACCCCGCCTAGGCTTCGATTGATTGTTTCTATACCAAACAATTCGTAATCTTCTGCGTCTAGCACAAATCTTGGTGCTTTCAACCAACACATCAACTGTGATGGTCTGCGCCATTCAGGTGATTCAATCAGTCTGCGAATACTTAGAACCAGACTTTCATGTTCGTGACACAACAAGTTCAACTGCCGTATATGCCATCGTGTTACATCATCTGCGGCAGTATAGTAAGGGCTCATGGCACCCGAGGTACCTTGGAGATCCTCAAAATATCTGTGCAATCGATTCATTAGATCTCGATTGACTCCGTCCCACCCCTTGGATTCTGTGTTTGATCCGGCAATCAACCAATCCGCGGACACAGTATTTTCCGGAGTGAATGAATCTGTGATCGTGTATCCTAACCCGGCTGAATTGATTGCTGTGATGCTGCGATTGATCTGTTCGCAAATATATGCAATTGAGCGATCACTGTTGGCCCATCCTAGCCAGCAGTAGTTTTTTTCTAGATGATAATTGTTTTGTACTAGATGATCAAGTGCAGCCAACCATTTGCGTGAAAGACTATTATCTTCCACATCAATGTATACTGTTAGCACATGATCGTTTTTGTCACGTAAATCTATTTCAATTGTATCAAGCAATGTTCATCCACCATTTCAGTACATCGGGCCTTACCGACAGGATATCGGTCATAGTCACGGGTTGTGTTCTTATCTGTTCTAATTGTAACACACGAGTACGGCCTTGAGCAAGAGCAGATTGGTATTGATCAGGCCATTGTTCTTCAAATGTAGGACGATTCTTCAACTGTGTCAATACATCTCGCATGGCGCCCGATGTATCTGCTATCAATTCATCTAGCCATGGTTCTAACAAGTGTCTAGGCAGAGCCAATGGGCTCATGATGATGTCCGGAGAGAATGAAAAGATGACTTTGGCTAGAACATCTACACCGAATTGTCTAGCGAGTTCTGTAATTTTGCCAACTTCGAACATTCCGGGCAGAGTGAGCGTAAAGTCAATTCTGACTTGACGAGGGTGACGCTGGATCGCAACTGCGTTACCGAAGTTTTCAAGCCATTGATCATAATCAAGACCTGTTCTAATGTATTCACCAATTGTGCCTGTACCGTCGAGACTTGCACATATCTGCCAATCGCGTAGCCCAGGAAGAACGTCGCGATAGAGATTGATGCCACGATACTCCACCCTGGATAAGTTTGTATTATATCTAGCATATACTTTCGGCCCATCCCCTAGTTCTATTATGCGTTGCATGTAGCGCCAATGCTGTTCATACATCAATGGTTCGCCGCCCACCCAATATACTTCTTCTACTCTGTGCTGTTCTACAGCATCACTGAACTCACGTTCAATTTGACTATCCTGGAACTTGGAGATCTGCTCACGTACCTCGGGCTGCATCCAGTTATTTTTAGGATTGCTCCAATTGACCATGTGATGTGTCTTTTGTTCCGACTCCCAACTACTACTCAGCATGTCTCCGCAGGTTCTACATTTGAAGTTGCACAGGTTGCTGAATCTATAATCCCAACTCACTGGTTGCATGGTAGTGCGACCGGTAGCATCTGTTTGTTCTAAAATTGCGGAGTATTTATGTTGAAACAAATGGCTAAAGTATGTGCGATAAACATCAGTATTCAAAAGTTGATCATTGCAGACCTCGCATTCAGGCAATCGTTCACCGGCCATCATGCGGCGCCGAACTGATCGCATGTGATCACCGTTCCAATGTTCCTCAAGGGTGATAGGAATATAGGTGCCGGTACCTGATTTAGTATCTATATATTGCTGGAAGTTTTGTGCTGGCTCGCGGCTAGCACAGCACATGCGCCTTTCAGTCTGTGGAGAGAGATAAGTGTGTACCCAAGGCGCTAAACATAGAGAATTAGGTTTTTGCATAGTTTAAAATATGTGCCAATTCCAGGGCTACCTTTTTTAGATCCTGTTGTCTGCGTTGATCTAATCGGCGTATCTGTTGTCGTGTTTCTTCACCGTCGGTCGATTCCCCGCGAATCATAAAGTCGATGATACGGCCAAACTCTGCACGAAATTGCTCAGGTGCCTCGCAAGTGCTGAGATAATCAGCAATGTGTTGTTTGGCATCAGATGGCAATCTTGAGATTGAAAAATACCATGCATCGTGCATCATGTTCCAATATACAAAATCAAAATCTTGTAATGCTATCCACAATGCCACTTCGTCAAGATATCGCACATTGAATACATTCACTGTGGTGCAGCATTGTAACTGCAAGTTAGGCATACCTTCTCTCATGAATCTAAAACGATCGATGTTCTCTTTTACTGTTCCCCAGGATGCATTTGAGCGTTGATATTCAAAACGTGGCCCAATGTCATCAACACTAAACGCAATCTCTACAGTCTTAAAATGTTTCCATATTTCCGGGCCTCTCAACGGAAACAGCGTTCCATTGGTGTTGTAATGTATCTCAACCTGGCCAGCAATCCCACGATCCACTATTCCTTGTAACATATCAAAGTGCTGTTCGATCATGAATGGTTCGCCGCCAGTGAATTCAATGTATCGTATATCGTCAAGCACACTATCAATCTGAGACCAGAAATGATCGTTATCTTTGGGCCATGCACCTGCTCGCAACATTTTGTAAGCATGGCTAGATTTTTGTTCGTTGCGCGGCATGAAAGAAATTTCTTCTCCGGCGAACTGTGAACTGGACCAGGAACCGCAGATCCTACATTTGAGATTGCAGATGTTCCCCAGTTTGAGATCTAAGAACATCAATGGTTTGGCATCCTGTGTCCAATGGTCATGCTTGAGCGTGTGTTTTAGACGATCTAGGGTGTGCATACGTTTTGATGTACGTCCTGCATCTTCTTCGTTCCAACATTTCCTACAAGTTTCTGGCTTTTGCCCTGCAAGGAATCCTGTGCGTAATTCGCGCATGTGATTGCTATTTTGTATGTCAGCAAAGTCAGCCGTGGTTAATTCAAACTTGTTTCCATCGTTGTCTAGGATCTCATCGTCGGCCAAACAACAAGGTCTTACTGTGCCAATGGGGCTGGCCTCTAGACTGATCCAAGGTAATACACAGAATTGATCGTGCGGCAAGTTCAAAATAAAATCTTTCTATCTGCTTGTTTGAAAATCTCAACCAACTCATTGTATTGTGGATGATCAGGATTGTATATATTTTTCTGCTCGAATACCTCAGTTGACCAAGTGCCCCAGTTCCACATTTTCTGAAAATTAACATTGGTGATACCCAACTGATCACAGAGTTTGACGAAAGCCGGAATTTCTTTATAGTTATCTAGTTGTACAACAAAGTCCGCAGTGATTTGAAGAGGGTGTTGGTTTTTTTTAATGATGTGTTGTACCCAACGAACATTATCTAACAATTGATTCCACTGTCCGTTGACTCTGATTTTTTTATAAGTTTCTTCTGTGGCAGCATCAAAACTTATTCTCAATTCTTGTAATGTAGGAAGTAGTTTTTCTAACATGTCTGATTTAGATCGTAGATAACTCCCATTGGTTTGTATAATGTGTTTGATGTTTTGTTTGCCAGTGGCCAGTATGTATTCCAACAATTCAATGTAAACATCACTGATAAACGGCTCGCCGCCGGCCCATCTGATTTCTATGGGTTGTGATTGTATCTGATCAATTACAAGATGTTTGATTTTAGTTACTATTTGATCATTGATTGAACGGATGACATGATGATTGTTGTTGTTTATCAATTCAGTCCTGCAACTAGGGCATCGAAAATTACAAGTATAGTCAAAATCAAATATAAGATTTTTAGGAATTTCAGATACCAATAACTGGTCGTGACTCACAAATTCCAATGGCACGTGGTTTGATTGAGGATCACTGTGATATCTCTCTGGACTTACTTGTCCAAAAAATCCGCAGATCTGATTATTACAATAGAAATATCTTCCAGCAACAATTTCTTGACGTATGCGTTGAGCAGATTCTGAATTCAAAACATCATATACATTGTCAACATGTAATATATTACCCACAAATTTTGGAACCCAACTTGGACTACTACACACAAAAACTTCTCCGTTGTTGTTCACACCCATGGTACTCCATGGTACCTGGCATATCGGTTGCTCGTGATAATTTTTATCAAAAAATATCTGTTTCTGTCGTTGTTGATTATTTTCGGCAAGTATGCTGCCATCTATAGTTATATCTGAGTATGTTTGCTGCATCATGCTAACAAACTCATCAACTTCTCGTTGTATATCTGGATGGTCTGCAGGAATACCAGATATGATATCGTCTAGGCTTGGCCAAGAAGGTCCGGCAAATGTCTTATAGTCTAACTGACCGATGATTTTTTTTAAGTTCATGTCAATGCCTGCAATTCAGGTATTACATCAAGCAAACGTTCTGCACGTATATCGTCTAGTTCATGTGTTTTACGCCAGAAGGTATCAATGAGATGTGTGTTGTCAGTGGCCATCATGAATTTAATAGCCGACTCAAACCCAACACTGGCACGTTGCAATGGATCATTGTCTCGCAACCAGTTAATGTGTTCTTGGTACTTCATCCGTAGACGTTGTTTGTATTTTATTGTAGCAATGTCGATTCTTAAATGTGCAGGATCTTGTAAGATGTTTACATTAAGGTCCTGCGGGCGTATCAACCCACGTTCAACCCAATCTCGATGAAAATCAGGTAAATGCCAAGCATTCATGATGCTTAGAGTAGGGCTGATGTAAAAATCTACATCAGGACATATTTTCAACATCTCTATCCTGTTTTGTTCAACACGATTCCAATCTGTACCTTTGCGTATATATTCAGCATACTTTGTTGATCCGTCAAGGCTGGCCCCCACTGCTACGCTGTCAAACTGTTTCCAATATTCAAAAACACTCTGCCCTTTTAGATCTGTATGTGTGAAGTTTGTATTGTAGATCAATCTCACATCAAATCGTCCTCGACGAACAAGTTCATCTAAAATCCGATAATGTTCTTCCATCAGCAAAGGCTCACCACCGGCAAAGTATATCTGCTCTACATAATCGATGTGAGGTAACAACTGTTCCCACATGTCAGTTTCTGTACGACCTGCGTAGTTTAATACCCGATTGCGATCTTTCCAGTCACCCCCGGCCAACTTGACCTGATCCTGATACCATTGGCTTGAGAAGATATGCCCACAACTGCGACATTTGAGATTACAGAGATTTGAAAAACGTATGTCCCAATAGGTCATTTCAAAAGGATTCTTGTCTAACTTTTTGATGTGATGACCATGATGTTTGTTTGCACTTTTGCGACCTGAAAAGAATCCCGATTGTTCTTGCTCGTAACAACGACCACAAGCAGCATTGGGTGTTTCATTCAACATATCTGCCCGTAACTGTTGCATGGGTTGATCTTTCCATATCTCTTCAAGTGTGCTGGATCTACAATTGCCCACTGGATATTTCATCTCTGAGTGACAACAAGGATATGCTTCCCCGGTAGGGTAGGCATGTAGATGTATCCAAGGGTAAATGCAGAATGTTTTCGAATCTGTTAATAAGAATTCTTCACGTTCTGTGAGATCCACAGGCCTCACTAGATTTGTACTATTATATTTGTAATCACTCATACAGATGTTGCCAATGTTGTAAAATTGTTTTTTCCAGATTTAAATTTAAATTTCCAACAAATGTACTTGGGGTCAGCAATACAAATTCTGAAAATTGTACGAGAAATTTTGTAATGTCAGAATGCAGTCGATCTTCTTCATGCGAGTCGGCCCTGAACAGCACAAATTTGGTTTTTGAATTTCGACATTTTAAAACTATTTCATTCACATACTTTGTAAAATCATAAAAACTGTTATCGCAGACTCTACTTAGTTGTAGCACTACATTTCTGTCAGTCAAGTCTGTTATCATTACTTGTTTCCATAACTCTTGATTGTTTTTGACTTTTATAATCTGGCAGTTACTAGATGATGGGTTAAAATACGTGACTATATAACACCATGGAATCTGTGATTGTATGATCACATCCTGCCATTTTTTTAGATAGATACAGGTAGTCAAAGTTATATTAAAAATTGAGAGATCGTTATAGCTAAGTAGGTCTTGATCTAACATTATTAACAAATCAAATTTTTTACACATCAATCTCAAATAATCCACAGTTATGGTTCCAATATCTGTGTAATAACACCCAGGTAAGATGTCCAGTACAGATTCGATTAATAACCCGTTTAAGGGTATAGCATATTGTATTGATATCATCTTGGACTTGAGTGCGGTGTCCTCTGAACTATTACCTAGGCATAGTATTTTCATTGTTGCCAGGCCCGAGAACTTTCTTGAAACCAATTTTTCCATAGCTTTGCAACCAGGCCAACATCTAGTTCTAAATTTAATTTTTTATCTAATAGAATAATCTGATCTAAATATGTATCCTCATTAAAAAAACTATCAAACGGAATCGGGAGTAATCGATCTTGAAACATATTTTGTAATTTCAGTTGATGCTGATACTCATCATCAAAATCAAGATAATACTGTTTGGCTTTTTGATTGTTTATTAAAAAATCTTTATGGCTTGGAGTGACTTGAACTGAGATAACTTTTTCGTAGAAATTATCGCCCCACAATATATTTTTTGTATATTGATTGTAAAAATCGACAGGATGCCATTGATCAATTAACCATAGTTTGGATTGTTCATAATGATAAAAATCAACTAGCCCACGTTTAAAATTTAAACAATCTTTGGTTTCTTCTTTTTTCCAGTTTTGGCTGTCCCATATTGAGTATCGATTGAATTTTTCTTCCGCAGTTAGTGTTTTTTCATATTCCCTGAGATCTCGTCCAGATGTTCCGGTGATTGTTTTCTCACTGAGAGTCAATGTTTTATACAACATATTTCCAGCAGACCCTGGCAAATAAATGATTGTTGCTTTTAACATAGTCGATCAGAGAGTATGATACCAAGGTTTTAGTGCAGGAAATGCTAGATCAAAGCATTTGCCTCGACGCTGATCATATTGTGCGTAGAACTGCTTAAAGTCATTCAGCAACTTGGGCCGATCAAATGCTTCTGAGTGCGGAGTTTTGACTATGTCAAGATAATCAATCAAGCGTTGAACATGATTGACTTCGTGCTCATGCAAGAATTCACTATTCCACCAAGAGTCAAGCCAGACTTCTAACCGTTGTCGAAATACCGTGCGTAGTTCGTCGGGCAACACCAAAGGTGATTGGAAACTAGGAAATCGCAGGATGTTCAAGGTAAAACTCACAGCATCACGGCCGTATTCTATTTTCCAGTTCATTATGCATTCCAAGAACTGATCCAGTGAGCACAGACACAATGCATTGATTGTGTTCATGATGTGTATGCCACGGAACTTACCTGAATCAAGAAGTCGTTCCACATTGTTGGCCCAGTCATCCCATACTAACCCGTCTCTGATATATTCGGCTTGCAGACCTACACTTTCGTTGGATGTATATAAGTCAACTTCTAATCCATCAATGCTTGCTAACAATCGATCTAGATCCACCGCAGTGCCTAGATTTGAATTGATTGCCAAGCGTGTTTGGCTACGCCCTGGATTGTTCTTAAACCAGTCAATCAGTTTCCATGTCTCGCCCGACATCAGTGGCTCGCCACCGGTTATGCGGAGTTCTTGGAGGGTTCGATGTAGGTCCGACTCCCACCACGCAAAGAACGCCTCCACATAAGGATTGGTCTCACCGAAACTATAAAGCTGACTACTGCCATGATCGTGAGTAAAGTGATTCCTACCATCAGACACAAGACCTTGATAGGGTCCATTTTTACGAATGTCTCGAACCCAAGTGCTGCTGAATGCAGGATTACAATAACTGCAAGCAAATTGGCAAGTGCGGTCAAAAGCAATCTCCAAGGTACGGAGGTTGAAGTCTTGATCTGGTGAATTGGTATGTGCTTCATTTAACAACTCAATGGGGTAAATCTTACTCTTATACACACGGTCACTGATGGCATCACTGCCCATGTCTTCTATCTTCCAGCAATACTCACAACCAGCAGGGCGCTCGCCCTCAATCATCTTGCGACGATCCTCTTTCTTTTGATCAGTATTGTGCAGCAGCCTAGGGTTGGCCCGAACTTTATCAATGTCCACCAAATGGGCCGGCGGGTGATGGCAACTTGTAGTCATGCCACTTCCTAACCAGATGGTAGCATTGTACCATTTTGCTGCACAAAAACTTGCACTCTTGGTGTCTAGCACCTGTCGCTTGAATTCTAAATCGGTCATTGTTGTTGTAGGAATTGTAGAAATCGGTCAGGAAACTCCTGCCGGATCTTGGAACCCAGTTCCTTCATATGTTGTTGATTATACTTACTTATTGCTTGGGCCGCAACCAGAAATTCATCTAAATCACCGGCACACAGATCTTGAACTATAGTGGCTATCCTATCCAATCGGTCTTGATTGTTATCGATCAGATCAAACGATTCATCTATTAGAGTGTGATATGTTTGGAATCCTGCATGATGCAGATCTCTGTAAAAGCCACGATTGGCCACAACCACAAAAGGATGACCCATGGCCATGGGTTTGTAGATCTTTTCACTGCGTAGACTGTATGGATAATCACATACTGTTTCGGTGACTAAACTAAAATAGGTATCAATGTATGGCTCCGCACGGATGTATACGTCACCCCATTGGTTATTGAACAGTTCGTGTTTGATAAAAGCGTGTTCAAATTGATTTTGAGTGTTGTTATGATATCTCTCTACTTCATAATTGCTCGGCAACAAATGTATAGCAGATTGTCGACTCAATAAATCGGTCTGGTATGTATGATGATATACCAGTGTAGTGTCAAGATTGGTCCAAAGTGCATGTTCCAACAATTCGGCATCACGCATCTTTTCTATCATGTATTTTCTATGCGGGCGAGTACGGCCATTCAAGAACAAGAATTTGTAGGGCTTGTTTGTTTTGCTGTATATCTCATCCACTCGGCTGGATTGTTCCACATTTTGTTCATACCCAATCACCCGATTGAGATAACAATCATACACTAGACAATTGAGTTCAGGTTCCATTTCGCCACACCCGACCAGCAAAAGTTTCTTTTGGGTTACTAGATCCAGCAGCCCTAGCCCCTGGCATTGTAGTTTCAGAGTGCTTGATCCTTCACTAGGGTTGGCCAATACAGGTAAGAAGAATCCTTCTGTGGCCAATTCTTTTATCCTTGATGAGTACTGGTTTACTGTTTGTCGAGCAAATATTGTGATTGAATTGGCCACAGGTTCATGCTGATCGAAATCCCAAAATGTATCATCTACTAGATGTTTGATTTCAGGATAGATCTCACATTGAGTGTCACAGATGATAGTTCGGTTACCTAGCATGTAGACTGCATTGTTTCCACCAAGAGATCATTTCAGGAAATGTTTTTTCAAAGTCTGTGCCTCTGCGGCGATCATGTTCGCTGAAAAATCTGTAAAAATCTGCTAGGTGTTGAGGGCTAGTTGTATTCAACGCTGATCGCATCCATGCTATATCACGCTCGAGCCGTTGCACTTCATAGTCCTTGAAACCATGAAACGGATCGGCCGCAGTTTCTAGGTTGGCCAACATAAAGTCTCGTGCTTGTTCTAGTTTTGCAGCATAACTTTCAGGCAAGGTCTGAAGGCTTTGCCATGCCGGTTGTCGCAGCACAGGTGTGTCAAACCACACACGCTGATATGTCTTGCTGTATTGGCGGCGTAGATCTAGTATCCATTGCATCAATGGCAGGAAGCCTGTTACACTTAAATTGTTCATTGTGATGATAAAGGTCAGACTATTACGATATGGAATGTCCGTGAGATATGTTTCCACATTGTTTTTCAATCTGTCAAAATCCAAGCCATGGCGTATGTATTCTGCTTGTGGGCCTATGCCCGAATCAAGGCTCACATACTGCATGAAGTGTTCAATGTCAGTGCTGCATAGTCGTTGAACATAGTCAAAGTATTTTGTTGATAGTTCGGGCTCTACACTGAAGTTTGATGTCACGGCCAAATGTAGATCGCTTTTTGGATTCTCCAACACATAGTCAAACACTCTGTAGGTGTTTCGATCCATCAGTGGTTCGCCACCGGTCATGCGGAAGTGTTTGAGTTCAGGATACAGACTAGGCCACCAAGCCCAGAATGCTTCTACATAAGGGTTGTGATCACGGGCAGGGATAGGCCTGCGGCTGCCGCTAAAATGCTCAGCAGCGTTATGAGGAACCAAAGTAGGAAATGCCCCGTGGCGTTCAACTTCTTGCTGCCAACTAGAGCTGAACTGCGGGCTGCAATAGCTGCATTTAAGGTTGCAGGCATTGTTAAAATTGACTTCCACATATGACGGTACGACATCTTCATCTCCAGTTGAGTTTTTTATCCGTTCAAAATCCACGGCTGCCCAGGGCTCACCAGATCTATAATGTCGATCGCTGAGTTGTCCTAGATCTTCCATGTTCCAACAGTAACTGCATTCAGTGGGTCTCTGTTGTTGTAGCATTATCTTGCGTTGTTCTTTTTTATGCTGGGTATTATGCAAAGCAGCAGGATTGACAGCAATCGCAGCAGAATCTGTTGCATGCAAGGGCGGATGATAACAACTGTTATTTAATCCTGTAGTAAGATGCAAGCTGACCTGTTTCCATTTGGCCAGACACAATGCTGGCCCTAGATCTGTCTTCATCTGTTGAGCAGATACTATGAATTTACTTTGATCTGTCATACTCCAAATATCTTTGTAAAATCTTCTTCTGTTAATTCTAATAATCTATAGAGATTGTGATCCAAGATTGGAGTCATATCTTTGAACATAGATTCTAAATCTCTAATAGAGAGGCAGCTCAACTGTTGAATATTATCAATCATAGCCGGTACGTGGCACCCATCAGGGTCCTCACTATAGCCTTCGTCCCACCACTTATTGAAAGTTTGAAACCCCAACCGTTTTAGATTGGGAATCAGATCAGCCGGTCCTTGAACCATAAACGGTGTACGCATCAATATTGGCCTCCATATTTTTTCATCTATATAAAAAGTATTGCCCTTGTTAAAAGTCAAGCTGACCAGCTCTAAGAAAAATCCAGGATAGTGATCTGTGATGTTGTATGTTAAATCCGGTCCAATGTAATCAACATCGATTGGATCTATTTTTATCGGTCCATGAGTTATCAGATCAAATGCCCAGGTCAAATTCTCTTTTGGTATGTTTATGTCACACATCATATCCTCGATGCCAATAAATGATCGATGGAATGATTTTGAAACATCGCAATGATACGATTGCAAGGTCTGCGAACGATGATTGGCCCTTAGATAACTTGCTAGATATAACCTCTCTTTGTTGCTGTGTCCGATAAAATGGCCAAAATGTCGTAAATCCTGATCAAACTTTTTAACGCTATCTACACCAGTGATATATTTTTTTTGTGCATTTTTTAGCTCGTAATTTTGGTGATGTTTTACTATGACGTAATCATGATGCCGTTCAATGAAATTAGCTGTGTGTATTTCTATCTGTTGTTTTGGGTAATTAAACACGCCACATATGTTATCAAGCAAGTCATATATGCCATTGCTTTGGCAGCAAGGACCTTCCCCATTAAGATCAATCCGGACCACCGTTGGGTTGCTCTGTACTGCCTGTATTATCTCGATGATCACCCGATCACGATCTACAATCCTTCCTTCTGTGGTGACTAGTTTTATCATAGTAGGAAGTATTTAACAGTTAAATAGATGCATGTTTGAAATAATCTCAGAATTTGAAAATCGCATTGCACAATTTTACGGCAGTTCTTACGCTGTGTCAACTGATAGTTGTACGCATGCCATTGAATTGTGCCTACGTCATCAGAAATCCAACGATGTAAGCTGTCCTACGCAGACCTACGTTAGCATTCCGATGACATTTGAAAAACTTGGGTTGCGCTGGTCCTGGAACGATCAATCCTGGCAAGACTACTACTACATCGGTGGAACAAATGTCATTGATGCTGCTGTGTATTGGCAAAGAGATGGATACATCAACGGTACCTTGATGTGCCTTAGCTTTCAGTTCCAAAAACATCTAAGCCTTGTACGAGGTGGTGCTATATTAACCAATGATCATGACGAATACGTGGCACTTAAAAAACTAAGTTTTGATGGCAGGTATGGTAATTCTCCCTGGAGGGATCAAGACATCACCAGTCTAGGATATCATTACTACATGCCTATAGAAACTGCTAAATTAGGATTGGAAAAAATTGATGCTGCTATTTCTTCTATTCCAAGAAAATGGAGCCATCTGGATTACCCTTACCTCCCGGATTTTTCAGTATTTCAGAAGTGATCCGTTGATGCAATAATTTTGCATAGTATCTGTGGCCGTCGGCAGTTGGATGTTTTCCATCTTCGGCAATCCAATTATTTCTTTGTGCAATGTCCTCAAGGCAATCTTCCTGATACACGTTATTCCAGTCTATTAGATTGTACAGGTGTTCAAACCTTGAGAACTTTCTAATAGGTCTCCAATGCATGAACAAGTATGGTATGTTGTTTTCTTTAAGTACCGATTGCAAACTGATCATTCGAATGTATTCAGATTTGAGTATTTCTTTGTACCCAGTAACCGCATGGCATGATTGAAATACCTCACTCACACTATCTTTGGTTCCTCTTAGATATCCTAAGCTGAATATCCAATTTTTTTCTACATGATCTTGATCATCAATGGGATATACTATTTTACTGGGCCAGTCATTCTGTGCGCTCTGATAGATTGAAGTATTAAGACTGTCAGAAAATTTAGAGATGTCATCCACACGGAAATCCATTCGACCACATTCTGCCCACATCACCAATACCAGATCATATTTCCTTTGTGAGATTTCGCCTATGGTGGTTTCGTGTATGTAGGTATTGCCACATCCTGCCATGGCTAGATTTACTAGTTCGCATCCCAGTAGTTCTTTAAGAAAATAAGGCCAAGAATCTGGACCTCTACTGACACTAGCACCATTGACAAGTATATTCATTGATATTGTTTCTCAAGTTGAGCACGTGATACTTTGCCGCTTGTGCCGGTCGAGATAGTGTCTAGTTGTTTTATCATGGTCGGGCGGCAATGCTGATTAATATCTGTCAGAACTTTTTGTACCTGAGCCGGCGTGCAATTTCCAGTGTACAAACATTTTACACTATCACTGCCAAATATAACACAGGTTTCGATCAATGGCAACAAACGCATCAACTGATTTTCTATACTTAGTGGATTGAGTTTGTACCCGTTGACATTGATTTGATCACGATGGCGACCTATGATGCGATAATACCCATCTGAATCCTGCTGTGCTAGATCGCCGGTATCATACCAATCTTTAGTAAAGAGACATTCTCCTTTGATCCAAAGATGTTGATCTCTTATTTCTGCTTGTATTCCCGAAGGCAATCCAACAGTTCCTATTCGTTGTTCGCCATTTAATGGATTTGTAAAACAATGGCTCAAAGATTCAGTCATGCCAAATGCTTCAATCACAGGCACATTGAATTTGGCACAGAGATGTTGATACAAGGTGTCAGGCAATGCTGCACTAGCACTACGAATAAATCTCAATGTTGTTAAATCTAGATTACCGACGATCTTGAGAATACCCGGGATCGCTGTTATAAAAGTGGGAGAGAGTTTTGGAAGATTACGTATTTCATTCAATGACAAGAACTTCATTTCACATCCTGATGATTTTGCAGCCCAATAAAATCCTTGCCCATGTGCATGGCTCAGGCTCATCACACTAACATACCGATCGTTGGCAGTGATGTTGTATGCATTACATATAGTTTTTGCAAGAATATCAATTTGATCTTGTGTAAAACTACAAAATTTACTGTCACCGGTAGTACCGGATGTATACCATAGCAATTTCTCTCCAGGATAGTCTCTTCCGGATCTACTAGATTCTCCTTGATTAGTAATTAACAAACTCCAATCGGCTTGATCTAATAGATATGATTGTCGTTGAACTGTTGCTTTAGGATCTATTATCATAAGACTATAGTCCGTCAACTCGTCGATATAATCTTGCGGATTATCTACACAAAGTACAGCCCGTTTCATTTGTTGTTTATTTTATCTTTGTATTTTGTTTGCAAGAGTCTGATCTGCCTGACGGATTTTATATAAAAATCTTCGACGGTGATTCCATCAAACTGTGGAGGCCGCATGGCAGACAAATTAAAAATTTCTCTCTCTCCTATATTTTGTGTAGCTGTGTTTAAAATCGTTGCTATCTCTTTTTGTTTGCGGACCGGCATGGATTTCAATGCAATAGTGATATTAAAAATATATGGAGCATCTATTCCTAGCTCTTTTAGTGTTTTTATTTTAGGTTCCTGAGGCAAGCGACCGGGGCAACTGGCAGCGATCATTTGCATCTTAGGGTTCTTTGTTTTTAACGAGGTATAACTTTCATACTTGTCAATAACAAATTCAATTCCATTGTCCCCGGCCATGTTGATTAACGCATCGTTGTTGCTTTTAAACACAATGTATAGAACATCAAATTTATACTTCTCACCAAGAGCAAGTGCAGTCAAATGCGAAGCATTTCCAGCCCCAACTCCGCCTACTACAAATTCTGACTGCCCGGATAAAGTTTTATTTGTTATCACTGCCCAACATGCATCACCAAATGCATAAATCGGCACATAATCAGTCTCAATGAGTTTTCCTGATTCAATATTTTCTACATATGTTGGGGCGATAATTGCCAAGCTGTTTTCATCCAAGTTCTTGACAGCAATAATTTGATTACCACCAGGTTTGAATTCTACCACAAATTTATAGGTAGATTGTATGAAATTTGCTTCGTCGACTACACGGAACAACGCCGGGGTGGCACTGTGTGCCGGGCTGTATGGGCTATAGATCTTGATTGTTTCACCGGCAAATGTGCTGCTGTACAAAACTAGTAATACTAATTTTAACCATTTCATATTTTTAAAATTAAAATTATTAAATGGTATCTATCTCTCGAACCATGGCACCACGGTTGCGCCAATTGCTACGATAATGGCGTTTGAAAAACTCACTGGCTTCCACTGTGAGCATATGCATGGGTAGATCTAATTGTGTATGCAATTCCGTAGCGATGTTGTTGCTCACATGCTCGGGCTGTTCCTTTTCTACAGTTCGCCATATCTCAGACAATGCATCAAAGTTTTGTACCTGCAAATAGTCCCAGTTGGTGAGCATGGTCATATATGTACCTTGTCGGGCTCCGGCCATGGCCCAGTATCCATAGTCTACATCTGCACCCACATTGTGCCAGATGGTAAGATGGTCAAGATTGCGTTGATGCACACGTTGTTGAAATTCAGGCAATGTGGGCCGTCGGCCACGATCCAAACACATCTTTACACCTTCGCGGAAGCCAGCACGCCAAGCATGGAATGCTGACCCATTGGGATATGTGGTTGAATAACAGTCATGCATGGCCCAATACAATGGATCGAAACAAAACTCCACTTGGGTTTCTGTACGGCCGTCTGTAGCTTCATGAGTACGCATGGCATTCACAAACGTGCGTGTCCAACTACTGATGCCACCATTACCATACATAAGACCATTCACATGGTTACGAGCACGCCATCGGAACACCGCTTGCTCATGTTGTTCAGTGGGGAATAGCAGTGTCTGGTTGAAAAACTCCGGATCAGGAAGGTTGTCACCATCAATCAATACAAAACGCTCAGTGGTGCTGGCTTCTGCTGCTGCTTTGTGTGCTGCGTCTGATCCTTTGACTCCGTCTATTCTAGTGGCCCACGGAACCATGTTCCGTATCTTGACCCAGTGTTCTTCTTTCTGGGGCTCATCATAACTGAGATAGATGCAGTCTAGATCAGCGACATCAATTTGTTTCGACGACATTTTCTTTTTTCTTCCAATATTGTCCTGGTTGATCATTTACCACAACAGTCACATCATTGATATGGCAAAGTGTTCCTGAATCTGCAGGTACGAGTTTGGTCATCCTGGCAGTTCTACGTCTAACAATTTTTCCATCAACAACGTTCACTGCCCGGTCCTGCAATGCAAATTGCTCGGGTGTGACATCAACATACTTACCGGGCAACTCTTCATGACTGTAAAATAATGGTAGTCCTGCATCATCATAGTAGAGCCTATAGTATACCGGCTTGGCATCAGTCCATTTGTAGTTGTGCCAAAACTCTAAAAATTCTTGTTCAGACATGTCGCCAATCTTTCACATGATAATGAACTGCACCCCACTGTGCCACAGTATTGATCCTTAACGGATTGAGTTCCCATGTGAGTTCTTTAGTCCAATCAGATGTGTGTATAGGAATCATATGTCGTTTCATATGCACGATTTGTGGATATATTGCAAATGGCATAGTAACCAATTCAGGTCCAATGATCTGTGCTGCCATGGCATACACTAAATCCGTAGATGGTACTTCGTCTGGAAACTTTAGCAAGGTCTTGTAATCACTCCAGTGTTCGAATATCCTGCGTACTAGACCAAAGAACTCCTGTGCAGTCGGGCTCAATCTCCAGTAAGTGATGGCATTGTATACATCGGGCAGGTTGTTTGTGTCAAATACTTTTCTGTAGAATCTACTAGTGGCTGGTTGATCGTAGAAGTCTCTGGCACCAGTGGATATCACAACATCTCTATGCTCAAACATGGTCCACCAGTGATCTATCTCGCTGGCAATGACCATGTCTGCTTCCAATTTGATAGTCTGCCTAAATGGGCTTGCACCAAACACTTGCCAGTCGTTGGCATAGAGATTATCACTGAGTGGTAACTCGAATGTTTTGTAGTAGTCTATCAGGGCAGACCAATTGGCATTAGGTTGGTCGGTCAACAAACAGACTTTGGCATCAGGATGAAACTGCTTGATTGTTTTGATCAAGTTATATGCACAGTCTACATAGTTGACCGTGGGAGTGTTTATGGCTGTGATCAAATAGCCGCGTTCACTTTGCACTGGCAATGATATCTCCTAGATGTTTTTTGCCCATGGCATGAAAATTCATGCCCCATGCCATTCTTTTCAGTCGGCCTTGATCTTGATACTTGACTTCAAAGCGATCGTCGTCGATCTGTGTAATTTCATGTTCGGGTAATACACTGGCCAGCATCCAAGGTATGTTGTCTACTTTTAATGTGTGTCCGCTTACTATACCCAGGGCGATGCTGAGTGCGTAGTCATTGCGATATTGACTGCCGGTGATATGGTATAGATCTTTGTAGTGCTTCCAGTTGTTTTTTACCATGGTCATTGAATCAAAGATATATTGTGCTGTGTTACTACGACGGAACATCATCACTGTGGCCCACCACATGGGCATCTTATGCTGCCCAAAATAATTAAGTCCTGAAAAATCCGTGATACCTGTTATGTCCCAAGCCGTTTGATGGCACATAAATTCCTGTGGCGCGGCAAGAACCATTTTTAATTCGCTGCCGCAAACAACATAGTCAGCATCCAATAGCAGAGTCTGATCCCAAGGAGTTAAACTGTATGCGTCAGTTCGAGTGGCATTATACCAGGTTACAGTTTCTTTGTAATCATCAAAGTATCGGGTTCCTCCACTCGTAGGATCGGCTTGAATAACACGATCAAACTTGTCGAGCCGTGACTGATCAGTGCAATCTGTGATCACTGCTACTGGGATGTCAAGATGACGACGGATACGATCAGCACTCCATGCGGCCATAGCAATGTAATCAGTGTGTTCATTGTTGAACGCAAATATCAATGCACCAGTGGTCATCGTTGTTTGTTCAGTTGTTCGTGCTCTACATACCAGGCATTCATCTGTTCTTGCCAGTGCATCATGGCCATGCCGCGTAGTTGTTCGGGATTGACCTGCACTGGGATTTCATACAAATCCAAGATCACTGCATCGCATGGCGGCACTGTGGCCAACAATACCAAGAGTTCCGGGCCAGCACGCCACATACCTCCGGCGTGGGCAAATAGCATCTTGGCCTCGTATTTTTCTTTGAGTACACGGCGTGCAGCCACATGGTCAAACCGTGCTCGTGCATGAGCGATCAAATTGTCAGTATTCATTTGAGTATTATAAATGAAAAAAGGGCAAAAGTCTACCTTTTGCCCTTGTGGAGTTTTGCCTATTAAGCCACCGAAGCAGCGATTGAGGGCGTGCCCCAACTATCGCTTAATCCTTGTGCCGTGGATGGTGGAAGATAGGTGACCAATGTGGTCGGTGCAGTAGCACCACCAATTGAGGTAGCAGGGCTTGATACTGCTGTTCCGCCCGAAATGTCGGCTGTGGTACCTGCACCTGAACTACCATCGCTGACCCAGGTTGTGACCAATGTCAGCACTGTGGCCGAAGAGGCCGCAGTTGTACGGATATATTCTCCAGAATATGGAGCAGTAGCGTTGTTTAGTTGGAATAAAGTTGCAGGGGTTCCTGTTAATTGATACCACCCAGTAGTTGTGGCCAATGTGGTCTGTGTTCCACCGCCACCACCAATACGAGTGGTTCCGGTATAACTGACGCCGGCAATGGTCTGTGCCGCGCTGTTGACTCGACCACTTATGTAAATCGATCCACATTGGCCTGCAAGAGTATTCCAATCTGGATCGGTGTCGGTTCCTGTGCTAGATTTACCATATTGCAATCTCACTAGGCCTCCGGCATTCCAAAAGTATCTGGCTTGATCGGCACTAGGGAAGGTCACAGTATGAGTGAATGTGATAGTCCATGCTGATTGCCCCGATCCGGTAGCAGTTGTTTTGCTTGTGGTACCTGAGAATGTGCCGTATTGTGTACCTGAACTTGTTGCATTACCACGATTGACGGTGACACTGGTAATGTCGGTAGCCACATTGGCTAAGATAGCAACAACATTACCAGTGACTGGGGCGGTTCTTGCGGTTATAGTCGTGGTAGTTTGAGCTCCTGCTGTGGCAAGATTATTAACCAAGGTAGCCCAACTAGTGGCGGTCACTATTCCACCGGTGCTCACTGCACTGATTGCTGTTTGTCCCCACCCAGAGTCTGTGGCCCCTGTGCTCCAGATGTTGTTAACTTGGCCGGCAAAGGTATTATAGTCTGTTGCTTCAATCAATCCGCCTGATGAATATGTCATATCTCAGTTTCCTTCTATTATAACGGAACAACAGTCACCGAAGCAGCAATACTAGGTGTACCCCAGCTGGCACTCAACCCTTGTGCTGTGGATGGTGGAATATAGGTACACAATGTGGTCGGTGCGGTAGCACCACCAATTGAGGTGGCACCCACCGACGGTGCCGATCCGCCCGAAATGTTAGTAGTTGTGCCGGCTGCTGATACTGCTTGTTGACTCCAAGTGGTCGACAAGGTCAGGACTGTGGAAGAGGTTGCAGCTTGGACGATAATGTAGTTGGTTGTATATGGCGAAGTGGTATCAAAAAGCGTGAAAATACCAGTGCCAGGTACGGTGCCTCCAAGACCATACCACCCGGTGGTTGTGGTCAATGCAGTCTGATTTCCACCTGTGCCACCGATACGAGTGGTTCCAGTATAGCTTACTCCGGCAACGGTCTGTGCTGCGCTGTTGACATAACCGGCAAGGTAAATTGATCCGCACCAGCCTGCTAGCTGATTCCAGTCGGGATCAAGATCGGTACCTGTGCTTGTCTTGCCAAATTGCAATCGAACACGGCCACCTGCATTAAAGAAGTATCTGGCTTGATCGGCACTAGGAAATGTCACGGTATGCACCCAACGAATCTGCCAGGCGCCCTGGGCTCCGTTACTGGCGCCGGAGGTTGCACTTGTAGTACCACTAGCGTATCCAACTTCAGTGCCTGCACTGGCGGCATTACCACGATTGGTAGTACAGTTGGTAATATCAGTGGCCACGTTGGCTAAAATACTGACAATATTTCCAGCAACAGGAGCAGTTCTTGATGTTATGGCGGTATTAGTTTGGGCGCCCGATGTAGAAAGATTGTTAACTAGTGTAGCCCAGTTGGTAGCCGTGACAATGCCACCGGTACTTACAGCACTGATTGCTGATTGGCCCCATCCTTGATCTCCGGATCCGGTACTCCAGATGTTTCCAAGACTTGTAGCAAAAGTATTGTAATCACTTGATTGGATTAAACTGTTGGCTGCATAAGTCATATTTATTTCCTATTATTTTATTGTAACTATGGCTTCAACAGTACCCACGTCTGTAGTTGACTTGCTGCTTAATGCTCGGCCGATCACGTTAAACGAAGTTGCTTCTCCGGGCTGTGCTGCACGAGCCATACCATCACCTGCAGAGATCAATCGATCACCTTTGTTAACAACACCAGTAACTTTAACAGGAACACGACCTGTCATGGCCACTGGAGGATGTGTGTCATTGTCACCTGCGCCGCCATTCATTGTGAAAGCTGGGCGTGTGGAAATAACACCAAATACAGAATCGCTGGCGTCATGTTGCACTCGAGTAATCTCTGCTGATCCACCTAATTCAACCACAGTACCTGGTTCGTAGATCTCATCTGCTGCAAATCGTTCTGCCACGTCCGCATACAATGCTGTGGTGGCCTGAGCGTACACAGTATTGAAATAACTTGATTGAGATCCAATGTTACCTATAGCGTTGCCTGCACCATTCACAATAGCGGTAGCACCGGCGGCTGTGTTGATAGTCAGGGTACCTGTGATAGTTTGATTGCCTGTGTTTTGCACATATCCTGAGGCTACTACTCCACCAAGATATAATGAATTGTTTGCTGTGCCTTGCAGCAATTGTGGAACTCCACCAATGTTTCCTGACATGGTAAGTCCAGGCTGTACTTGTTTGCTACTGCCCCAACCGCCGCCTGCTGGCGCAACGGCAGGCGTGTATGCAGAATCTTTACTAAAGATACCAACAACTGCGTCTGCTACATACATTTCTACAGCAACATGGCTAACTGCACTGATATCTGTGATAGTAGTAACAATCGCACCACTCACACCTGTGTTACCGGTGTATGCTGGTCCTACCAAGATCCAACCAGTTGGTCGTCCGGCTGCTATTCCGCCATAAACATTGAGTTGAGCGTTTGTGGTATCGTACCAAAGATCACCCAATACATTTGAAACGGTTGGGTAAGTGCTACTTGCAGTGGCACCCGAAATCACTTTGAATGCGGTACCAGTGTATACCTTCATGGTGTCTGTGGTCTGATCCCACCAAAGTTGCCCAGTGAGTGGTGCACCAGGTGCTGTGGTGTTGGAACCATTTTCTAACAACCGGATGATATCATCGTTGATAAACTGGCCGTAACCGGCATAGTTTTTACCCACCAAGGTCATGCTTGAACTGGTGTTTATGGTACCATCTGGAATAGTTGCGAAAATCGAACCATCAGTGAGAGTGATTGTATATGACATGTTTGTTTCTCCGAATCTTATAGGTATTTATTACCTGTTAATCTACACATATTTATGTTGTACTTAGGTTAGTTAAGGTCTGTATACGCACCGTATAGTCGATCTGTATCTGGCGATTTAGTGCTTTTTGCACAGGATGAAAGATCACATGGGTCAACAATCGTAAATTGGTTGTATCTCCATTTACGGCCTTTAGCCCTAGTTCATCAAACACATATTCACCATTGTAATTGGTACTGTTATCAAAGGCCTGTTGTCCCGGTGGTTCACCGTAATCTAACAAACAACTCACAAGAATATCTGTGTACACTTGCCCGGATGTATGCAATACTTCCATGTAATTGTTGATTATATCAGTATCTGCTGCTGAATTATCATCAACTACTTTGATATAAGTTTGATTGTAAAGATCAGCGTTGGCGCCAGTGGTATTTGGAGGCAAATAGGTGATCACACCTGTGGGATCCACAGCACTACCACCGTTTCCAAAGGCCATGGCATAAATCCATCCACCACCTTGTGCGAGAGTTCTATTACTGAGTGTAGTAGCCAATGCCACACTCATATTTTCGTAATGAATCGCATTCTTTTTATCTACAAATATTTCTCCGCTAACTGGATCAAAGATCTTTACAAATCCTTGTATTTGAACTGGTATCATCATGCTCGTGTCTCCACAAATACTTGTTTGGTTTTGGGATCCGAAATCTTTAAAAAGCTCGAAACTGCAATAGTGCCACGCTCATCGGGTTTTGCGACTGGCTGTGGTTTTGCTGGCTGTGGTTTAATCTGCTGGTTTTGCTGCATGATTTATTTACCTTAGTTTTGTCCTCTGAAGAACCTTGCGGCGTCAGTTTGAGTCACTTGCAATGCTTGCCCATCTGAAGGATTGCCGTTGGCTGGTTGATACCATCCAAACCCTTGTCGTACTCGTATTGAAATTTCGTATCCGTCAGTGGGTGCTGTGGCGAATGTGATTGTAGCAGGGTCAACAGAATCTATAGTATAACCTGTATACACACGTATTCCGGCCACATACACCAGGATGGCTTGCTCGGCAAAACTCAAACTCAACTCACTCAAATTGATATTTGGTGCAGTGAATGTTGTAGTAGCACCATCTGCTAGTGTGTTTGTATACACTATACGATCTTGATAGATCGTAGGTGCCAAATTGCCTTGTCCAAGATTGTACACGATACTGTCCACAGCATGGTCAGACGCTGCTGTACCTGCTGTACCACGCATCAAACTGCTGACAGTATTGTTATCAATATCAAGTTCACGATACATGATACGCTCACCATTGATGGTGATGATACCCCAGATATTGGTCTCCAGGTCAGGCTGTGTTAATGCACCAGCATCCAAGACATAGATTATATCCTGATCTTTACGCAATGGTTCTACCAACATAGTTGTAGTTTGTGGAGTCATACGGTACGTTGCCTGTACTCCGCGCATGTCTTGGAATATACGGAATTCCATGGCCTCGGGCACAACAGAATCAGTAAACAACTGCGCCACTACTACATCAGTCACGCCGATTGCCGGCCCATGCAATACAAGTTCTTGTCCAACAACTAGATAGTCATCGCCGTAGAAAATACGATCTCCATTCTTTGTGACCCACATCCTAGTTGGGTCAAGTACAACTCTACCCAATTGGAAGTCGTTAACAATGACCTGTATACCCTCAGTGTAGTCAAAACTTCCAGAATCACCAGTCACAGTTCCTTGGTCAAATGGTAATGAATCAAAAGGTTCTGTTATTACAGCACCCTCGGTTACAGGGCCTTGCCATAACAAGGTCACTATACTTTGTTGTGCAGTGTCATTCCACGAAGTCACAGAGACGATATCACCGTACTGTGGATAGAACCCACCAATGGTACGGAATACCAGTGTATAATCGTTGATACTACTGCTGTCATCATATACCACATAGTCGGCTTTGGTAGTCACTGCAATCAAAATTTCTGAACCTGTTGCCGGTGGAATATTGAAATCTACATACCTAACATTATTACCGCTGGTGTAAGAGTCTAGAGAATAATTGAGACCCAATGCCTGCAATTGATTATCTACATAAACCAATACCTCCTGATCAGTAATCAATGCTACACTATATCCTCCACGGTTGGGCAATGCATATCCTGAACTTCCGTCGGAAATGTAGAATGCACCTTCGGGTGGTCTTGCACGAATACCATTTACTTCTACTACTATATTAGGAATGTTGGTACCCGACATAGTATTGTCAAGTCGATAATCTAATCTACCATCACTGACAAAATACTGAGTCTGAGGAGTCGACCATGAATCGGATTGACTGCCGTCAGTTTCACCAATAGCAGTGACATTTATCTCATCAGTTGATGTGTATGTGGTTGCAAAAGTTATATCTGTGGTGTTGTTTACACCTGCCACATAGGTATAATTGTTTATCAATTCACCATTTACAAAGATTACCATTTCAAAAATTTGATTTTCCTTTACAGGAATGTTCAAGCGATTGCCAACATCTGCACCATTGTAACTGTTTTTATAAAGTTGATTACCACCACCTATGCCAAATATACTGAGTACCAATATATCACCATTGGCCGCCGGAGGTGCGCTTACGCTAGGAATGATAGCAACAGTGTTGTTGACCCAATCCACGGCGTATGCCAAATCCTGGGTGAGATCACGTCGTTGTGTTTGGTTGGTCACACGTATCTGTACAGGATTGGGCACAATCCCATTGAAACTCTGTGCATATGCCGTGGTGCTATCGTATACCCATTTGACAATTTTCCAAGCAAATCCATGCCCGTTGAGATCCCAATCCCCACCAGGTTGTGTATACACACGGAAGTCCATGGTATCAAACTCTGAACCAGGTACCAATTCTTCAGGTGCGTGGCTTTCGTAAGGTCCAACAAATTCACCACCCACCACATTGACGTCGGTGGGGCGGATTCCTAGATAGATGTTTGAAAAACTACTTTCGTAAATAGCATCCAAGATTCGCGGATCGTATGTAGGAAGACCTTCTGGACCATAAGAAATATTATCCCAGGGGTTTACGTCCCAGTTACCCACATCAAAACCAGTATTTTGACTGAATGTAGGCGCTGACACTTGTACACCCGGGTAAGTCACACCATCAATCAACAAACCTAAATTCAATCCTGGTTCGTTGGCAGTGGGCACATATAATCCCATGGTACGGTCAACTCCACTCAATGTGGCAGCATTGACCAAATTCCATTGGGCCGGATCAAAAGTAGCAGATTCTACGCCAGTTGAGTCACCACTGTCTGCTTGCCAAACTCTGTTATCATACCGAACTTGTGTACCGTTATCATAATTTACATTTGGTTCCCAATCAACAATGGTAGATACATACTGGAACCTGTCATATTTCATTGTAATGTTGAAACTGCGTACCAAGTTATAGTATTGTGTATTGCCGTATGTAGACGAACTTGGGTCTTGATTTTCTCCCACACCTGGTCCGGACATTCGAGCAACTAACTGTCCGCCAGTGCCATTGCCACCACTTAATACGATCAAAGCAGTAGTGATGTATCCCACGCCTGGGTTGATCACGGTAACTCCGGTCAATTTTCCTAGACTGTTTATGTTAACTGTGAGTTCAGCAGGTGTAACACAATCGCCAATGACCGTGGCCACAGGCGGAACTGTGTAACCCGAACCACTGTCGGCCACAGCGGCACCTACCACAGCAAGAGTATAGTTTTGGTACCAGAAATTCCACGGCTGCGTTGTCCATATCAAACTGTCAGCAGCAGCATCACTGATATCGCTGGAAGTTCCAGTGCCTGTTGCTGTGCTCACAGTGTAAGGAGTCAATACTGGACTCACAAATTGATTAGGTACCACATCAGTGTCATAATATGCAGGTACATCAAAGTCCGTAATTGATCCTTGGTAGTCATCCAATCCATTGTAAATCAAATTGAATTCACGTACCTGTACATGATAGGGTTTTACTTCTTGAATGTAGTCTAATACAAAATCTTGATTATCACGTCGATATGTTTGGAAAGCCAACAATTCACGTATGTTATGATCGACATCAATCAAAGAAGTTTTAGTCAACCATTCTGGTGATTCAAATTCTGTGAGAGCAAAATTAAACATCAACATCAATGCACGATTGCGTTCGATCAACAATTCATCAATCAATAATTCCTGATTGATGGCCTGGATAATTTTACGGGTTTCGATCACAGGCTCTTGATCAAAATACTGTGAATCAAAAACTTGTGCATCCCATCCATATCTGGCCAATTGATAGTCCCACAGGGTGGCAGAAAGTTCTATAGTGCCCGATTGAAGGCCCACACGCTCCCAGGTGCTAGTCGCCGCACGTAGATATATCTCCCATTTGCCTTGTGCATTGGAGGTTACACGTACACTAGAACCCACGGGTGCTTGATACACACTTAATTTGCTGAGGTCGCTGTATACAGCCACTGTGGTAATAACTTGTTGGCTAGAATTATATCCTGGGAGATACCAATCAATGTATGACCAATACCTACGTGTGTCGTAGTTTTGAACTCGGACTAATTCTAATGTAGCAAATGTTTTTGGTGCTGTGACTTGATAGATAGTCCAAAGACCATTTTCCCCTGAATCACTGACCACAAGATATCTGTATCCCACTGACACGAATGCAAGATTTTGATAACTGAGTTCTTCAAGATTGGCCACTCGTTTATCCCACGCACCGCTGCCTTCTGGTGGCTCGGGTTCTCTGCTGTTTAATAAAACAAAACTGCGAATTTCGCTGATAGGTAACTGTGCTAGAACTGAATTGGCTCTTCCAAAATAGTTTTTCAATGCAAGGAATCTATCCACAAACATACTTTGACGTGGGCTAAACAATACCCCATATCGATTGGCTGCACTGACATTTAGATCAGGTACCAATGCTCCGAGAGAATTTACTCCGCATAAACTATCCTGGAATTTGAGATACAGGTTGTCAGGAAGGAACCCATCGGCACGATCTTGAGGAATTAAACTGTACTGTACGTGAACGTTATTCTCAGTTAGTTCTCGATCAAACTCAATACTGAGTATGGTATCCTGTGCCGAAATATAATTTGCAGCATTGTAAATTCCAGTTGCACCTGCGCTTAAAAATGCCACATAGGTAATACCCGATGCTACAGGATCGGCAATGTATCTTGCGATACCAAGAGCACTGAGCGTTTTACCGGCCTGGGTATCTATAGTAGGAATGTTACGAACCCAAAAATAGTATTTTGTAACAATAAAACCATTGACATCTACACCCGATACTACATTGTAACTGGTTGCGTTTCTAGGTATTCCTGGTCCGGTATAGCCGGCCGGAGGAACTGTACTGCTGATCCATTGATATATGTCAACATTTGCACCAGGGAATATCTGCCCCCAACGGCGTGCCGCATAAGTGATGTTGTCTTGGTTGGGGTCAATGAATCGTACTCTGTTGGTATCCCACCAAATTTCTCCAAGGTGGGCTGCTGCCCATGTTTGACCATAGTTGTTTATAGGACCCACATTGTATGCAGCAGGGTCTACAGCACTAGTGTAGTTGATGTTTTCAGCGGCAGCACCTAGTATTTTTCCTTGCAATGGATCAATAAAATCAAAATATTGAGTTTTAGCACCAGTTGTGGCACTGTAAGTATACACAGAATTTATTAGGCTCACATTGACTACCGGCACTTGTTCACGTATCACGGTCCATGCTGGGGTCAAAGTAGGATTGTTGAACACAGCCACACGGCCATAATTCAAGTCGCTTAATGTACTGTCACCTAGATCATTGCCCGGACTTCCTACCAGCAATACTCCATTGATGTAACTTATTGATGTACCAAACTGATCTAATTCTTGCACACGTTGATCATATATCTGTTGACCAAACACAAACTTGCCTGGATCACTGAGTGAATCCGATGAACTTCTCAAATAATCATATGTATAAACCACACCGCTCTGATACAATGGCCCATTAAATGTGGTTGTACGGCCATCAAAGTATGTATCGCCTTGGTCGAATGTGTTGGGTCGATATAGATTGCCACGTGGTACACCCACGGACAATGTAGTGGCTGCGGTGTCAATGTTCACTGCTGATCCAAATCCAACATTAACTGCCGGAGCGGGACTGGTCACTGTTTGTGTGTATGCAAAAGTATTGAAGCCAAGACTTTGGAATATATTTCCTATCAATCCGGGTAGCACAGTGAGTCTGTTGCCTGCGACAGCGGCCAATGCATTTTTAACACTCACAGTCAATAATCCATAGGTTGCGGTGCCCGGAAGTCCAGTACTGGCTATCACATTGGCGATACCTGATGCATTGATGTTGTTGACCAAATTAGTCACCCAGGTGCTGGTTTCCCAATAAGATGTATCAGTTATGGCTACACCAGTAGGCACACTGCGTATAGATCGATACAGACCCGAGTTATATTGTACCACGGTATTGGCTGTCCAGGTCAAGGCGCTGTTCCATGTGGACGGATTGCTGAGAATCACTTCTTGATCGTTGATCCGTATGCTTTGTCCAGGAATCAATTGTGGGTTAGGATTTATGCTGGTGGTGATTCCGTATACTCGGCTTTGATTTAAATTGCGTTGTACTGACCCTGCTCCTTCCAACACAGAACTATCTTGTGGTGCTCCGGTATACAAACTGCAACTATATCTACAGATATCCACCGCTGAACCAAACTTTGCGGACTGGCTTGGAGCATTGGCTGTTACAATCTGCAATAGATTGAATGTGTTTACCTGGACCTGCAACACATCTCCCACAGCCAATGGCACATTTACCGTGACCGTTGTTCCACTCACTGTGAATTGTTGTACCACATTGTTAACCAAGAAAGTATTGTTCAATACCACTATGGTAGGATCTACTAACACAGCGCCATCCACTGTGTAAGATGTTTGGGTAGGATCGGTAATTATAAAATTCTGTACAGAACGGTCATACACATAAACAGAACCCGAATCATTGATGTTTTGATAATCATCATTGGGGGTCCCGATCATGACCTGACGCCCATCTATGGTACATGACACACTGGTTCCAAACCCGGCATCATCACTCAATCTAGCAGTGATAGTGGTAGATGCTGTGGTCTGTGCTGGGATTACTTGATATGTGCCTGTTCCACCTGTGGCCGAAATCAAACTTGTGATTCGTGTTCCTGCTGCCACTCCGGTGCCACTGAGCATCATGCCTACATACAGAGAAGATGATCCAGTAGGCACCGAAGTTACTGTCATGGTGCTGCCCGAGATAGAGGCTGCAAACGGTAAGGTAAATTCTAAAGTATTAGCAAAAGTATAATAACTGCCGGTGTTTACAGCAATGGTTGCGGCTGCTGCGGGTGCAGTGAAAAATATCAACTGTCTACCAACGGTGCTATAGTCAGGATTGAATTCATAGTCAATGTTGGGTCGTTGTGTCACTCCGTTTAAGATCACTATAAAACTATAGATACTCACAGCGGTGTACAAGTATTCATCCAACTCAAATATTCTAGTAAATCCATCACCGATAAAACTGGTACTAGTTCTACGAGTGATGTTTAAGATCAAATCTTTAGGAGGAGGTGTATTTAGAACAACATTATTAGCAGTTAAGTTATAATCAACTCCGCTGAACAATTCTTGATTGTTTAACACCACACTGAGTTGATCTGGATATGCAGAATCTATAGTGATAGAATCAGAGTAATTGTAAATGTATGTATCACCATCAGTTACATATTTTACCGACTGAACTGGCAGTTCTACCAACCCATATGCATACACTTTATTGATGCCCGGTGCACCTATGTACATCCAATGTTCATCCTGGCTCACAGCCACGCTGTATCCAAATTTTGCCAGATACACTAACTCTATAGGGTTTGGCGCCGTGAGCAACGATCTGATTGAAAAATCAACTGTGCCCGGTTGACGATATACCACTGCCGCATATCCCCGACTGTTGTAACTGTCCGGTGCTCCTACCACTTGCCAAGTTTGATTGCCGATGCTGACTGCATGACCAAACCCCACTGTATCGGTCGCAGATAGTTCAATAATTGCATTTTGTTCAAATGGTACTATATACGATTTTATGTAAGTGTATATGGCACCATTGCCTGAATCATATCCTGGGCTGCCTACTATGGCGTATGCATTATCTGTAGATTGTGCTATGCTTTGTCCAAAAAAACTATCAGTAACTGGATCGCGTGCTTTGATTTCGTCTTTACTGGTAAAGACTTCTTGTTTTTCTAAAACTTCCCACAGGCCAAGTCCATTGTTATCAACCCAGGCTTTGTTGCCCGGTATCAAACTATTGGCATAAGGCAAGTTGATTACATCGCTGGCCTGGCTCACTCTTTGAGTTTGTAAAACAAAACCAATGCCATTGCCTGTCTCAGTAATCTGGCTTTGGTTAGTAAAACTGAACACTGCTACCAACTGTGTGATACTGGGTATTCTCAATATCTTATAAGTCCCATCTACTATAGATGAGAAGAATCTAATTACAAATGTGAGATCCGCAGTGGTGGCATTTACTACAGAAAGACCATGTGGTTGAGTAAATGTAAACACACTGGTACCGTCGAGATTCGTGGTCACAGAAATCAAATAGCCGGGCAATTTGCTGATTCTATAAACGCCCCAATCATAATTATTGATCTTGGCTGCCCAAACAGAAGATCCTAGATTGATCTCATTGAGAGTGGCATTTAAATTTACAGGAATACTTAGATCAAAAACTGTGATATCAACATCATCAAAGTTTACATAACCTGCACTAGGCAATGCAGAGTTGGCTATCGGAACGATCTCTGTGGTCAGTATGTTTGGGCTTGTTATCTTGTAACTGCTTTTCCATAAATTGTTTACCAAGACTGTTTGATTGGCTTCGCTGCTTTCACCGCTGGCAATCACTTGTATAGTACTGGGATTAGAGTTCAACAATGCTTCATTCAATTGCAATTCATAAAAACTTCTATTGGCATTGGCACCATAGATGCCGCGTTGGATCGCCCAATTTTCGTAAATTTGGTATTGTGTTGGACCGCGTCCGAGATCAGCAAGAGAAAATATGTCAACTGCACGTAGTGTACCTTTGGTACCTAAAAATTGTTGATACAACTGTACTTGACTGGTACTATCTAATTCTAGATTTACCATGTATTGTCTGGGTTTCCATCCAATCAATCCATAGGCAAATAGGTCCTGACTGAGTTCAAGATTGGCGGTATACACATTATAACTGTTGGCCAACTGATTGCTCTTGTTAGCGGCATTGGGCAGCAGACCTTGCTGGATCTTTGTATAGTTAGATACTGTCCATTGTGTGATGTCAAATTCAGCCGAAGGTTGAACTATATCCAATGCACTGTAGTAAGTATTTTTCCATAGAACAATCTCACCTCTTGTGTATTTTTTCAACGGATTCCAGGACTCGATATTGTTTTGATTTAATATGAACCCTGGTGCATTAAGTTGGCCATTCCATTGTGCTGTATTCCATCCCACCAACCTCACACGACTTTGTCTTGCGGCAGTGACAGGATTGTAAATCAGATCGTTGAATATAGTAACATTATCCAGTACGACCATATTTTCATAACTGGTAAATTTTATATTGAGAAAATTGATAGTCTCTGATGTCAGACTGGTAACACTAAAAGTATTGTCTAATCTTTCAACCACAAGATCTCGTGCATTGAATTGTCTACCATCCGCATTGAGCACCATGTTTTCCACAGTTTGTGCAGCAATGCTGTCTACTATGGCACCGGGGCGGGTTACAATAAACTTATTGGCACCTGGATTCAAATTGATGATTGATCCTGTTTCCCAACCTTGATTGCTCCAATACAGGAATTCGTTGACCATCTGATTCCAGTCTAGCACATATCCGTTTTCAATGGTATTAAATGTTAACCCTTGATTTTGTAACAATGCACCATAACTCAGCAAAAAGTCAGCCATCAAAGTGCGGTTAATGAATACATATCCATATGGTATTTGCACCACATTATTGGTATATTCCACAGGCACACGTATGGTGCTACCGCCCGAAGAGATAGTGGCCAATGCTCCACTTATACGGCTTTGCAATATATTGAAATATGGTTGTGACATGTTATAACCATAGACCGCCCACCCGGCCCCGGTGCTTTGTACAATCACACTGGAATATGTAAGTTGATCAAACGGCACATTTTTGTAAAACAACAAATTATAACTATTGTCGGGTATCAACAAACTGGAATTTAAACTACTTGGACTAGATTTTTCTGAGTAAATTTGTAACAGATTCTTTCCAGTAAAGGAAGCCATCCTATAACACAATCTCACATCAAGATTTTTAAGATCGGCAGTGAGAGCATCAGTGGAGTTAATACCACTTTGTCGATTGAAATCCACAATCCAATCAATATAACTGGCTTTGCTAGTACCGTTGCCATATATTTCGACTCCGTTAGCATCCAGTCTATAACGCTGGTTGTATAGATATTGATTGTAATCTGTGTCAAACTTGTACAAATCTCTATCAGCGAACAATGAGAAGAATTCAGCCGGGCGTGTCAGAGACAACAATCGCATGATGGCAAACGGATACGCACTTGAGGTACGCCAAGCATTTTCTACTGGACCGTCATCACCGGCGATCCAACTGCGCTGAAAATCATTGCTGTTGAAATTACCAACCACGGTTTCCATGGGGCTCAGCAATGTACCTTCACTGCCTGCAGGTATCACATTTAACAGTCCTGAACGAATATATTCAGGACGTACATAAGGTGCCACAGGATCTCTAACTAAGCCGGCTGCAAGGTCTCCCCACAACACCAAGTTACCTGATGTGTACGGCGCAGGACCATACTGATTTTCCCACCATACCGGACGCTCGCTGAATCCCAACATCTCCCATGGTCTTGTGTTGGGATAGATAGTGTCGTAAAAGTAGTTATAGATGCCGCGCCATGCACCTACCACCAGGGGTTGATTGTCCGTGAGTTTGTTTGATGCTGTGCTATAGTTCCAAGTGAACTGGTTATTCGATATGTAATCTTGTGTCTTGTAATCTAACTTGTTCCATCCTACCCAGGTCAGGAAGTCCTGATTAAGAATTTCTTGCACCTCGGCAAGAGAATAATCTGTGGTACGGAATTGCCCCGGAATAACTTCTGCTGCGGTAAGTGGAATAGGATTACCGTCTAATTTCAAATTGTTATAAATTCTTGTTTCAAATTCCAACAACACCGCATCACGGAAATCGTTGAACGCTCTGGTAATTGATCCGTCATGCCCGCGTATTACAAAAATAGGGTCTACATAAGTGGTATCTAAAAATATTTCCGGAATATACGCCGGATACAATCCTAATTTGGTAGGAGTGTTAGGCACGTAGTTGCCATAGGTTGCTTCATACTCTTGAATAGTAACAACATCGCCCACCTCAAGCGGTATTAAAATCTCAATGGTAGGTGCGTTGGCACTGACCAAATAATCAATTCCTCTTGTGAGAAGTCTGCCCGGTAGCGCAAGCCGGCCGGTGTTAGCATCATTGCTGTTGCGATATAGATATACCAACAATGCTTGATAATTTGCCGATGTGTAATTGTATATCTGTGTGAGATCAAATACCTGTTCGGTGATTGGAGTCACTGTGGTCTGAAGTTGTGTGTATACTGTGCCAATAGGCAACATGTCTGACCAATAGAATGGATTTGAACTTATACGACCAGTGTTGATTTCAGAAAATACTGCATTGAGTATGTCCGGTACAGTCATATTCACATAGTCGCCTTGACCTGCTGTGTTTAAAAACTGTGCTTTGAACTTTTCGTATTCTCTCGAATTGTATGCCAATGAAGCAAAAATATCATATTCGGGCTTGCGAAGGAAGTATCCGGCCAGAGTCATTGGAGAACTCTGTTGCAGTATGTTCAATCCATAAGGAACAATATTACCAAGATCTCTTGAGTTATTAGCACCGTTTATTGCACCAGTCAAGTTGATCAGATTTTGTGCAATGGTACTATAGTGTGTTCGTATTGTGCCCAATGTGAAGTTCTGGCTGTTTCCATTCAATGGATTGTTTTCCAAATTGATAGGAACTTGATAGAATCCTACCACACTGACTTGATCGCTGAGTGCCAGTACTTCTACTATATCACCGTAAACTAATTTTGTACCAGGATTCAATCGTATCACTGTGGTATTGTCAGTTGTGGTAACAGTATAGGCACCTGGATCTTGGAATAAACTACTGTAGTCCTGAGAAATGCTAGTGGCGTACAATTTAACACTAGGAATGGTTACAGTGGGCAATACTGCTATGTCTAAAATAAATGGTGTTGTGACTACTAATTCTTTGGATAGCACAGTTTGTGAAATATTCACAGAATATGTTCCAACACCTCCGGTGGCGTTGAGTAATCCTGTGATCTGAGTTCCAACAGCAACACCGGTGCCAGTTATGCCTTGACCTATCAGCAATGACGATCCATTGGCAGGTGCCACGGTCACTGTGAGTGTAGTACCCGATATCGATCCTGTGATGGCTTCGGGAGTGTAGGTAAAATTAAACTGTTGATAGATCTGACTCTTGACAGCGGCTTTTTGCCAACCTATTTCCTTTTGATAGATGGTTCTATTTTCATACTGACGAACATAACCTATGCTGATATTGTCAGTGTATTGAATATTGTCCATAACATAGGTGAATGTATCTTTGTAAAGATTGTTATCAAATACAATATCACCTATGTTGTTCAAACTCAGATATTGCAACGGAAATCCCAGCACAGTGTCTGCCACAGTGCCCGGACCAATGGCATAACTGAACAGTGGGCTTCCGCCAACTATGGTTCCAAGATTGTTTTTAGTTATTGAAAATGTTGAACTTGGATAGATCGCACGGTTTCCCAAACTATACCCATTCAAGTCATACACATCAAACATGGGGTTTTGATTTATTTGGGTTTTTTGTTGTGCCTGGATCCATTGCACACCATCATAGTAAAATGTTGAGCCTTGTACATAATTGTTTGTATTGCTTAAAGCAACCACGCATTGGTCAATCAATGCCTCTGCATCTGATGCCGGCACAAGATCAATCACCGGTTCAGCATACAATGTGCTGTCGGGTAATGGACCAGTGGCTGGATTGATAAAGTTTACCACGTAAATTTTATCTCTCACTTGAGGATCAGTGTCTTTGGCAAAGATTATTCTATTACCTTGTTGTACCAAATATCCATCTGCATAGTATTGTGTGGCTCCATTGACATTGGAGAATGCATCTGTCTGAGTGAGATCTACAACATTTACCGGGGCCTTGGATTCAGTACCCATGTTGTATAATTTCGTACCGCCTCGAAATTCTAAAATAGGGCGCTTGGCACGAAAATTATTATCTAAAACTGCGGTTGTGTTGTTGTATGCTGCGGCTGCATTTATCACCTCAACATGAAACCAACGATTTGATCTGGTCCAGGCATTGAGATCAGGACTATCTAATGCTATGGTAATGTAATCTGGATCCAAGGGCTCATTCAATGTGCCATCCCAGTTGGCGGAATCCCATGGAACAAAATCCCATGGAGTGCTGGCAGTTCGAACAATTTCCGGAGTCACATAGTCGGTTACCGGTAATAATTGTATTGCTGTGCCTACTCCTGCCACATAATAAGTTTGACCTTGGTAACTGGAAGGTACTACTGTGCCTTGGAATGTAATTTTAAGATTGTTGGTAAACACAACTCCATTGGGAGAGATATATGTTGTTTTGCCAAGGATCTCGGTATCTACATTGATAGATTGAGTTTGTGTGGGTTCAATCAGTCTGATCTGTCCAAAAATTTCTGGGTTGGTTCCGTCTTGATACCACAGTAGATCTTTTACAGCAGTCAGCAAAGGTATCTGTTCAAAATACCCTTCGGCATTGCGATACCATTGTGTAGTGGACCATTCAGTGCCAAACAAGACAGTAAACTTAGTAAACTCTACACAAGGAGTAACCGATGACAGTTTGAGAATTGGCTCACCGCTTGTGGTGTATTCATATTGTATCAACCAAACACTATATCTGGTATTGACATCTACAATAGGTGTGGTTTGATCGTATGGTAGATAATCGTAACTACCTGGCTGTCCATTGTTGCTGGCTGCCTGTGCTAATGGGTCAAATTGTGTAGTGATCAACCAGCCGCCATCTTGAGGATCAGCGATAGTGTTGGTGAACACTATGGTACGATTCTGCAGATTAGTGATGCCATCAATACCAGTGGGATATTGTTCCAAGAATGTAGATAAGAACACATTGTTGACTTGATCAAACTTCAATGTAGTAGTAAGTAGATCCACTTGTCCGGCGGTAGGCAGGCTAGGTATGAGTTCTAGATCATAGTAGAATTGCTGTGCATTTTTGTATGGAACATCAAAGGTCACTGTGCCTTGATCTTCACCGTTATTAGTAACACCCAGCACAGTCCTTGAACTGATGTTAGGAGCATAAGGCAACACGCCATTTACTCCCGGTTCGGCTTGTATCCAGAATTGATTAGGAACTTGATTAACTGCGAATTCGTAGTTGCCACCACGAACCAAAGTGATTGTGGGATTTTTTCCAGCAAGACCCGAGAACTCATAATAGTTGTCTGCTCTAGTTACATCAAATGTATCAGTGGTGGGAATAACTGTAGCACTTACATCTACCGACGGTGGTCCGCCAGGTAGCCAATAGTATTGAGAATAATTGCTAAATTTATCAAAATTTATAAAAGGATCCCAGGTATAGTAATCACTGGTATACAATCGTGCAGCATTGTCAGTGAACGCGCCCTGGCGTGCCAATGCATCCGACATGCCAGGATATGTTATAGCGTCAGAGATAGTGTTGGCATCTGGTACCAAACTGATCACGCCCGGTTCAAGTTGATAATTGGCTCTATTGGTGGTAGGCTCAATCACATAGTAATCATTGGGATTGACCCCGGGTCCTACATGACGTCCAACAAACCCTTGCGTCTTTTTAAATTCAGGGTCCTGGGTCAATTGATCCAGTGTAGCCGCTAAGAACTGTTTGTTAGTGCTGGTTTGGAAAATTGGTGGTAGAAAATCTACTGTTCTAGTAGTGGCCATTAGATTACTCCACTGCCTGGTGCAGTTCTTATGTTAGTTGATGTCAACGCAGTGATCACCTCTACTGAATTTACTCCAGCAGCATTGACAAAGATTTCATTGGGTGCTGATCTTATTTCATACAGATCGCCAAAATATCGTTGTGGGTCTATAGGAACCAATACTACACTGCTTACAATGCCTCCCATGTTCCTGTGTATATACGCTGCCAGTTCTGAGAAGTAGAATGTGTCTCCAAAATTCCATATAGCAATATCAAAATATTGATTGAGATTAGCCACTACTAGAGTTTTGATTTCACTCACGCTGGCTGTGGAATTTGCAGCACGGATCACTTTGATAGTGGCACGTAAATTTTCAGCAGCCTTGGGTCCAAACAGTGGTTTGAATGTGACTGAATTTAACACTATGTTGTCAGATATCATTTTGTAAGATTGAAGCCCTTGATATGCTGTGCTGAGTTGATTGATCGTGGGCATAGCAGGTTCGGGTACGGTACCAGTGGAATCTTTGATCCAATTTTGATATGCTGTATAATAAGCATTGGTAACCACATAGAGATCAATGATGTTGCTGGTGCCTGGATCAATGCGATCTGTAAGTGGTGCGTTGTGTCGGTATTGGAAATACAAACTTGAACGGCCCACTCGGGCCAACCACTCTACACTGACGTCTACAAATACTTGAACTCCATTGGGATCCAAGGCAAGTTGATAAAATGCACCAATCTGTCCTGTTAGCGGGCCAGTGTAAATCTCTTGACTGTATGCATAGAATACTTGCCCAATCACATACTCACTCTTGACTAATTCAATGTCATTCAATGTGGCATAACTGCTGTTTACACGGGCGGGTTCTACCAACAGATATCGTTGTAGATTGTCAAAGTCAACGGTCTTTTCAAAGAACACATATTTTGTATTTGAATTCACTGTTGGTGCTACGATTTCAGCAAAGAAATCAGGATCATCTGTGACCCCATCATTATTGCGATCTTCATAACTCACTATCACTTGATAGTCGTCAACCAATCCGTCAACTTGCACAGGTTGATCAATGATTTTGAGATATACGTCTCCGGGTAGCGGACTGTTTGAATCTGGCAGACTGTTTGTTCTCAACACATTGATATAGTCACTGACTATATTTCCCAGTCGGGGATCATAGATGCGGTTGCCGGTTTCAAAGAAAAATCTAGTTTGTAATACTGATCCAAAATTGTATACCAAGGCCCTGCTGCTCACGGTATATTTTGTTCCATCTGTAACAGCCTGTATCAGCCAACTAGCATCAGAGTTGATCCCGTTGGTATTACCGGCTAGTCCTGGTATTGTTTGACTCCATGGTGCATCAACATCTAAATTGGTAGATGTGATCAGATACCAAGTATAAGGAGTTCCAGTAACAGTGCCAATGCTGTCGTATCCCAATCCAAAGTTCCTGTATAAAGTTATTTGATTGACAATTTCTTGTTGAAGTGCGGTAGAAAAAGTTGTGACCAGTATAGGAATCACTTGTTCAGGAATTGCACCAGTGGGCACAAACACATTTAATGTCACAGGTCCTGTACCGTTGGCAAAGTTTCCTACCCCTTGGTTGGTACCATCTTGATAGACGCTTTGCGGAGACGCCCAGAAATAATATTTTTCTGTGGCCAATGTGGGTACTCCTAATTTGAGTTGATTATTTGTGTCAAAGAAATATCCCGCAGGTGCAGCAAATTTTATCAAACTACCCACTGTGATAAATTTGGTATCGCTGCTGGAATAACTGCTGATCACCGCTGGATACCCTAGTGAATTTACAAAATATCCAGTGGTCTCATTGGCCAGTCTGGTGCTTTGACGCCAGGACAATTGCAACGGAATTAGATTGGGTCTAGGAAAGTTTTCGCGATAAAATTGTGTGAACGCTGTAGTAGCAACCAACGGTTGAAGTTGATTGGTTACTAAATTGGCAATATCATTGTTGTTGACCCAGGTAAAAAAGAATGAAGGTTCCTGGTTGTCTTCCCAGATAGCACCGTCGCTGGCGAATATGTTTGTTGAACTATATTTGCCGGTGTTATCCACCAGATCAAGATATCTGCTGGTGCCGATGCTGGCACGATTCAATGCATAACTTTTAATGATTGAATTGTATTGTGTGAATGGAAAGTTTGTGTAATCTTCTCCATTGACCATGCGATTCTGTGTGTAGTATCTAGCCGGAGCACGTTGTTTGATCTCATCCAGAGTTTCTCTGGCCTGTGCATTGCTCACAGGAGTAGTGATACCGCAGGTAAATGTGATAGTTTGTAACTGGCCCGATCTGCTGATATAACTGATGGGGATGATTACACTTTGCATCTCTTCAGGGTTGATGATGTATGTGAGACCATTGCTGGCACGCACATATGCACGGAAAAATCCCACTGGAATAGATGAAAATACTCCATCACCAAACGTCATGGTAATTTGATCGTTGGCTCTACTTAAAGTAGAATACAATTTACGTTGGTCGGGAGCTAATTGCTCTTGTGCCGCAGCATATACTGATTGTACATAGGTCCATTCACTGGCTATGGTACCAACATTGTCCAATTGGAACAGCCAACGATCTTCATTGTTCACACCCTCAATGTTGATATTCACTGTGCGGTTAGGTATGAGTTCACTCAAGTTAAAATCTTGATTTTGTAACACACCTTGTTTGAAGTAAAAGAAAAATCCTGTGTTAGCACTGGAATATCCCAATTGATCATTACGGAACAAAATATTGAACAAGCCATTGGGTTGCGGTGCTGGTTCATATATGAATGGTGCAGTAGATGGAGTTCCCACTGATGTGGAATTTACTGCTTCAAATGGCATGGTCACGCCATCAACTGTGGCGGTGTATGGTACCACAGGCAAGAACCCGGGCACAAGATTTATGGCATATTCATTGGTATCCACACCCAATATAGTAGTGCGATTACCTGGATGCCCCATACGTTGACTGTCTATCAATGCAGCATTGAGTATGGCTGTGAATTGTTCTGACCAGTTAAAATTGGTAGGATCATTCCAATTGATCGTGGCGTTGGCTAAATTTATACCGTTGAAGTCTGTGACATTTTCGGTAGTCTGAACAGAAAATACTTTGAGATATCCACTGGCCGCTGTATTGCGCTTGGCAGTATAACTTACTAAATTGGCCAGTTTTACTACACTGTCTCTACGTTCTGCGGTGTCAATATAGTTTTCTCTGGTGTTTAGATCATTACGAAAACTCAGTGCCTGACCCATGAATGCTACCACATCTAATAAAGCAATAAATTCTGATGACTCAATGTAGTCATTGAATGTTTCAGGATAGTATTGTCGCAGATAGTCTACAAAACTTTTACGCAGTGTTTCAAAGTCGTAACTTTGGAAGTCTGCTTCTCTATAAGTTTGGTAGATGCGTTTCCAGTCTTCTACTCCGAATATTACTGTTTGTCTAGTAGTGGTTGCCATGATCGTCCATTGTTATCTGTTATTTACCAATGATATAAACGGCTAGTTTTATACAAAACTGGCTCGTCTTTGTTGTTGGTCAAAGAACACACTCAACAGTTGGGCGTCTGTGTTAGGTACAAATTGTATTTGAATTTCGATCAGCACGCCATTTTCTTGAGGATATACGTTAGCATCAGTGATGTTGAGCCTAGGATCTCCACCGCCCACACGTTGTATCTCGGCCAATATAGCAGCCATGGTAGTTTGATCTTGATTTTCAAACAAAATACTCCACAAAGTAGTACCGTAGGTTGGTCGCCCAGGTAACTGCCCTTGGAATATGTTTAAGGCGTTTAGTAAATCGCGTTTGATCAATTCAGTATCAGTGAGTGTGAACTTTTTGTACTGATTTTGTGTGTTAAATCCAATGAATGTGGCCATAACAATATTTAGTCAAAGTTATGCTGTGGTTCCGCCGCCATTGCTTTCACCGCCGCCAAATCCTCCTGGATCACTGTCGCCGCCGGCAACTTGACCTCCAGTATCACCACCAGTGTCACCTCCAGTGTCTCCGGCATCTGCCGAAGCTTCGCCTGTGCCGTTGTCCGCTTCGGCTGCTGATTCACTAGCATCCGCTGCGGCAACAGCCAATGATGCCTCAGTTGATGTAGTTTCGGCTGCGGCTGCTTCGGCTGCGGCTGCTTCGGCAGCAGTAACTTCACCTGCGGCTATTGCTGCTTCAACTGCTCTTATGTCTACTTTTGCTTGTGTCGCAATTGCAGCAGAAGTTGCAGCAGCATCGGCCTGTGCTGCTAAGGCTGAATTTATAGTAGGGGTCAATGAGGAGTTTAACGCACTGACCGCTATCGTGCCAAGTGGGCCAAACGCAGATGCAGCAAAACTCAATGCCTTGAGAGCGGTACTAAAACCTTTTGGATCCGCTGCTGCTGCTGATTTAAGACTGTTGATTGCACTGGTCACTGCGGAACCAACTGGTCCGGGTACAGATGCAGATTGTGTGGCAGCGGTAATTGCACTTGTTGTGGCAGTTGTTGTTAATGAAGAAATCAATGAACTTGGATTACCAGTAAGGATACTGCCAACCAGGGCTTTTTGTGTTGCGGTGTTATTGAAAGAACTGGCAAATTTATCCGAGGCAGCAGAAATAGATGAACCTATACTTGTGATGCTGCCAGGAACACCATCATTTTTTGTTCCTGTAACAGCACCAGCAGCACCACTGAACATGGCTGCTTTGTCTGCAGATGTGATTCCACTGCCCAATGTTGGACTGTTGTCACTGACTGAAATCGGGTTTCCGCCGCTGAGTACCGGGGCCCCGCTGGAATTTCTCAATATTCCACCATTGGTAGAAATTGTAGGGGTATCGGAGGCACCATTGATTGCTGCCACAATTTGTGCTCCACTAAGTCCTGATGTAGTTAGAGTAGTTACCGCCGACTGTATCGCATCAGTAGCAGCAGCAGGGTTTGATGCACTGGTGCCTGCTGATGGAAAGTTTGGTGTTGGTATCTTAGGATTTCCAATGATGGCCTTCATGGCTTGATTTACATTGACTCGATTCACAGTGTTAACATAACCCTTGGCGACCACTGTGCCTGATGATAACGCACCACCACCGCTGATACTTTTATTGACTGTACCAAATGTTCCACCAAAATTGGATGATGCGACCAATCCAGTAATTCCAGCAACTGTTATCGCTGAGGCATTGTTGCTTAACCATTGTTTTGTATTGCTCACTCCATATACTGTGGCTGCATTTACCAATGGGCCCACAGTGGTTGATGATTCAGTTCCATTGATAGTACCACTTTGTTTTAATTGATTAAATGTGTTAGCCATCAACCCTTGTTGAGTCGACGTTTGTAAATTAGCATCAGACAATATAGCGTTGATATCTGTAGCACCTTGCTGCCCGGTCCAAGATGTTGGGCTACTGAGTATGCTGACTGAATTTTCAGGATCTTGACGAACTTGATCAGCAATACCCGGTTTTATCAATCCTGCGGCTTGCAATTGTTCAGCAGTAAGTCCATAGGTTCCTAATCCTTTGCTGTTGGTAATCACATTGGCCGATTGATCCACACTGGCTGCTACTGTTGCAACTAACCCTTGTACTTGTGCCGATGACACAGTACCGATGGTTTGAGCACTGGTATCGGTATTAACAAAATCACTGGTAGTGATAGCGATAGGCGGTACTGTACCTGGCGGCACAGGAAGAATAAGATAATTTCCTGCTTGCTGTGCCACTGTTACTGCCTGGGCACCTATCTGTGCAGGAGCAGTAGCCAGCCCATCGATAGATTGTGTTACAGCATTCAGCAACCCGCCTACTGGAATTCCTGTGAGACCGCCCGTATTAAATTGTTTGTCAAACTCTGCCTTTGCTTGATCGTAGGTAGTACCTGGAGGTCCTTGCAACTCATAGGCTTCTCCGGCAGGGGTGGTAAATCTCCAGATGCTCATGCTGTTTTAATTATGCTCCAATCAACGGCCACTGGTACTGCTGCCGGTGGTGGTGTGGGTGTTCCATCAGTGAAATTAGTTACTATCGGAACACCCTTGTTATGATAAGGATACGGCTCATGCGTGGGTGCGCGAGTTACTATACTGACCAGTGCATTTTCTTCAACTTGCCACCCGGTGCTGTTGTTGAATGTGGTATCTGGCATTAAAGTAGTAGGATATAGTCGAGGAGGTCTTACTGGTGTTCCGCCACCACCGTTGAGATCTATTTTGCCAGCATTCAATTTCAATGCGCCGCCACCATTCCATGACCCTGATTTGCTTTGTAAAGTCAATGATCCATCACTGAGCACACCTATTTGTTTTTGACTGTAAACTGTTATTGCGCTTTCACTGGCTATTTGTAAATTTGTTACCGCACCAATGTTTGTGGCAGCATTTGATTTCATATTGATGTTACGCCCGGCAAACATATTGATATCTTTGTCAGCATGTAAGTTGATAGTTCCTTCAGTTCTTACATTCACTGAATTGGTTGAATATACATCTACAGTTCCTTCGGCACCCATTTCAATCCAAGTTTGTCCATTAGCATGACCGATATAGATAAAGTTATCACTGTCATTCATCATGATTTGATGACCTTTGGATGTGCGTAATCTAAACAATGCGTTTTTGTTTTCTAGATCGCCGTCATCCATAACCAAGGTATGCCCGCCGACTCGTCCAATCACTTTGACGTCGTTGGGACTTAAACTGCCCGAACTAAGTTGCTTTCTTATGGTATTAGGATTTAGTCCTTTTTGGTAGATCGGCAGTCCAGGAGTGGAGATACCATATACTGTGCTAGGACTTTCGCGTTGTGCATTAGAAATGATCGGTCCGCGCTCTGGATCGTTTGCAAGACCTTGTTGGAAAAATATAGAAGCCTGATAACTGTGTATTGGTTTGGGTTGATCAAAAAATCTAGTATTTTCGTCTAACTGTTTGTTTTCTGAGTTGATCTCTGTGACCGGTAGTTGTGTAGACTTGAGAAAATAATTGCCTTGTGAAACATTCTGAGACACAGATTGACTTTGTGGAGCAGCACCAATGGCCGGTAACATGTGATTCAAGTTATCATTGATCACGCAACCCAAATAATATCCTTGGCTAGGGTCGCCTTCGACAAAGAAGCACAACACTTGAGTACCAATGTCCGGCGTGGTAAACCACATGCCATAACTTTGTTGATTGCCGGGATAATCGCCATAGCCTGCACTGGTTCCGGTTTTTTCTGTGGCACCATAAAACGGTGGCAGATATCTAACCCAACGCAGTCCATTCTGCTGATTTTCTGGGCCGGATGCAAATTGTTCTATATAAACTTGCACACGCCCGACTCTGGTGGGATCCACAGTGTTTGTTATGGTTCCAATGAATGGACCCATCTCAACAGGAGTACCACCACGATCAAATTTGTAGGTACTGGAACGTCCAGAGAGTTGCGGATTATTTTGTGCCATTGACTATAGTTCCTTGTTGTTTATGCTTGGTCATATTGATCATCTTGTACTATGCCTTGCTCAGGTAATGGATCTGTCACAGGTGGTTCTTCGCTGGTATAGGAAGCATAGTCCACACCTCCTAGACCATTTTCTCCAGGTTTCCCAGACAGGGTAGGTGGTGCTTCGAATCCGCCAAACTCGTCGGTTTGTCCCACTGCTGCTACTATTGATGCCGGAGGTACCGGTGTTAGAGGTTTTGGTCCAGAGATAGAAGTGATAGAAGATTCTAGCCAATTACCTGCAGATTTTGCATAACCGTTTACTGTGTCCGTTAATTGTTGTTCATATGGACGAAGGAAATTTGTAGCAGCAGTTGATATAGCAGAGGTAGCAGCTTCTTTAAGTTTGGCGATGCCGGCCTGCAATGGAGTTGAAGAATTTACCAAACTGGAAATTAAATTGTTATCTGATACCCTTGATGCTCCGCCGGCCACGGCACCGGCTACAGCGCCGGCTACACTATTGACCAGGGTTGTTGCAACAGCAGGATCGGTATTTCTTCCTGCATCAGATGTACCAGCAGTGGTAGTGGTAGTGGTGGCAACAGTGGCAGTGACCGGAGTCGTTCTACTGCTGTCATCTTGTAACCATTTACCTTTTAGTTCCTGCGTGAATTTTCCACCTTTAAAAGTGCTACGACAACTGATTGCTACATATGCAACTGCTTCTTGTGCGGTGCCCGCTGTCTGAACAAAATTGCTACGAGGATTATTTGCACCTGGATCCATGAGACCAGTTTCAAGATTATAATCTACTGGGCGATTCCACGCAAATTTAAAATATGGTATACTGGCGGTGATATTGATACTGCCATCAGGATTAAATGGTCCAGTAAAAAATTTGCCCGCGGTAAGTGGTACTATTGAAGGAAGCCACGCCGGATCTCCAATGATGTTTAAACTTATTGTGGCATAATCATTGGTATACAAAATATCAGCGGCATTGGCACCAGGTTCAAAAGTTTTGCCAGTTCCTCCTTGCCTGGTTTGATTACTGGCCGGTTGATAGGCTTTTTTCCACAAATAGTCCGGATTGGTTTGAGATCGAATCAGCGCATTATTTCCAGAAGTGATAGCCTGGTTCCATAGATTATTAAAACTTTGTTCGTACTGTAACACCTGTGTGTTTTGCCCTGTGAACCAGTAGTTATAAACTTTGTGTACTCCTCTAAATACACCGCTAGTGAAATATTCACTTTGTATTGGCATTTGATAAGGAGTTACTGTGTAAATTATCCTATATGCAAAATCATTTCTTGCTGGATCATATTTTATCGGAATTGCGTTACCCACTATGTTATACCAAGCAAATACTTGTCCTGGTTTTCCCTGTGGGTCCCAGGAATTTGTTTTGGTATTCCAAGTTACATTTTGTTGATCACCAATGTATCTACTGCTACGCATGACTTGATCAATGAATTGTACTATTTGTTGACCTGCTGTAGTACCACGTGTTCTAACTTGCAATGGCGCACTTTGTTTTTCAGGCAACTTTGAGTTGGCCGCATTTGATGGTGCAGCACCAGTAAATTCTTTTTCCTTAGGACCTGCTGGTATCATACTGGCATTTTCTAACAACGGATCAGCAAAATAAATTTCGTAAACATCAGGAATAAATCCTTGCTTTGCGGCTTGGTCAGCATAATAAGCATTGATAGCAGCACACAGTCCTGTACCAGTTTGAGTAGTTGCTGGTGTAGGAGCTGCGGACGCATTGGCCGGTGCTCCTTGTCGTGCAAATCTGCTATCACTTCCGTCGGCTGCTGTTATAGTCGCCATGTTATGCCTGATCCCATCCGTTGCTTGCAATGCTGTTCAATAATGCAGGATTACTAGTAGGCGATGAAGTTTGTATAGCAACACCGTTTCTAGTTTGGTCACCGGCGGCATTACTGGCTTTTGGTTGTGTTATACTGCCAACTAATATTTCTTTTACTGTTGATCCGTTAAAGGTAAAATTTTGTGGTATACTTCCTTTAATTGAACTGTTATTATAAACTTGTTGTATTGACGCACCTTCGATATTGTATTCAACCAATCTATTAGCAACTTTGAAATCGATCTTGTTAATCGTAAAAGGTACAAATTTTTCCACCACGGCGGACCGATCTGTGACTCCTGATCTCTGTGCTATGGGCAAAACAAGATTGCCGTCAGTGTCGTATCCATAAAATCTTATGACCATACAGTATTGCGCGGCTTTATAATTTGCAGGCGTGGTTGGACTAGTAACATTCGTGGCGTTGTACACATCAGTGACTGCACTGTAAAGATTTGATAGCAATGATATACCATTGGGTTCTGTAACTGTAAAAGTAAGTTTGCTAGTGTTTGATGCTGCTCTTGATCCTGGACCTGTATAGAAAGTATCATATACAAAGTTATCAAGATAGTAGTCTAGATAAAAATAAGGATTGCGTCCTACTCCCACAGTTCCACCATCCTGTGTGGGTACTGCATTCTGCACAGGTGCTCCACCGGTTTGGGCCAAAAGATAGTAACCAGTTAAATTACGATTGGGCAATAAAATAAGACTAGTGTATGTTTTAGGATCCAGTAGATACCAACTGAGACTGTAGGTATAACTGGCGTATTGATCTAATATATTATCTTGTGGTATGATAGCGGCATTAGCACCACCATACAATTCACTCAATCGATTTTGTGTAGAATTGGTAATGGGTTGAGCAGCGTCGTCGGCGCCAGCACCTACTCCTATCTGTGTACCGCTGTTAGAAACCCTGGGTGCTCCGGCATTTGCTCTAGAAGTAAAAGGTAAAGCACCCGAGGCAGGTGGAGATGGTATGGCTTGACTGACGGTTATTGGTACTGTTTTAGCATTGGTCCCTGAAGTCACTGCTCCACTTTGTTCACTAGGGATAACATTGGCATTGGTTGCCGAGTCGGTGATCTTGACTACTATCCTGCCTTGTGGGGTTTGCACAGTTTGTACTGGTGGTGATGGTGCTCCTGGGCTGGCTGAATCATCACGGGCTACTTGTGCCTGTGCTGCTAATGTACCTGCACTGTCAGTCTTGCGTTGGTCCTGAAGTTGTAACTGATTTAGGAGTCGGACCAGGTCAGACTGCGAGGCTTGATATCTTGCTAACTCGGCTCGTAGAGCAGCCAATCTTGGTGCTTTTTCAGCAGCAGTGTATAAACTTGAATTTTCTGTAGATGCAATTTGCCTTAGAGTAATAGCAATGAGTGCATTAATGTCTGCTAAGGCTGCCTCGACTCCTTGTACTGTGTCTACTGCCATGATCAGAATCCTAGCACGCTACGTAGAGTGGTTATTTTGGGCAAATAGATACGCACCCCTGCCGCAAAATCCAAAGGTGGTGCGGTGAGAGTATTGGGATTACGCTGATAGAATACCCACCACAGATTGCTGTTGTTGTACAAGTCCAATGCCAACAAATCTGGTCTGAATTGATAAACCTGATTTATTTCCATGAGTTGATCGTCGCTTTGTTTAGGAATTGGACGATTGGTCATCACATCCAGGAAAAACTGACTGTATCCTGTAGAAAAATATGCACTTGTAGAATCATATGTGGACATTACCAGAATCCTCCTCTAATTAAATCACCATTAGCAAATCCTTTCAAACTGAATTGCTGGCTGACTTGAGTACGTGATTGCATTGGTAACAGTCTCAATGAAAGATCGACACTGGTCGGAACATAAGTGGGATTATTTTGTCCTAATGTGGGTGGTGATGGACGAGTGACCACGGCGCCCGGGCTTATGCCTTGGCTAGAAAACAGATTAGATATGCGTTGTACTGCACCCGATATAGGATCAGTAGGAGCAGTTTGACGATCTCTACGGCTTAACAAATTGGTTCCATTCACATTCACACTACGAGCACGTATATAATCTACACCATCGGGCATGGTGTATGCGAAACTACTTACCACGCAAGGATGTCGATTGAATTGGAATTCGCCAAATCCGGTAAGGAATACCAAGGGTGGCGGTGCTCCGCGTTGAGCATCTTGTCCATAGAACATGCGGGTAACAGATCTAAAGAAATGTATCACTGCCAATAGATATGCTGCTTCGTTGGTGTCTTGTGCTGTGAATTTGGCATCGATGCCGATTTCCCCTACATTGCTGTTTTGGTAGAAATAGTTCATGTAGTTTGAATGGGTAAGGTCCGTGGGCGAATACTTGGCATTGTAGGAGGTTGTAATCTTAGGGGTATACGGAAATATAACACCACCGGTGTTTTTCAATGGCGCCAATATGCCATTTGGTGTTGCATTGTATAGATAATCTGCACCCGGTGCCAGGCTAAGTCTCAAACGCCAATCACCGTTGCTGGCTTGTTTGGTTTGTGCGGCCAACACTTCTCCGCGTTGTGCTAACAGTTTTCCTGAATAGGCCGCGGCAGCTTCATTAGCAGCGGCTGCCTGTTGAGGATCTAATATTTGATTAGGAGCAAATGCTGCTGCCGCTGCTGCTGCCGCATTGGCACCCAAGCCAGTTGCTGTGTTAGACAATACTGCTGCGGCGCTGCCCACTGCGTTTGCTGCTGCATTGCTCAATGCTGCTGCGGCTGCTTGCCCTGCATCAGAGGCAGCCACGGCTGCTGCGCTACCCACTGCTGCTAGGCTAACTGTTGGAGTTGCTGATTGGCCAGCGGCTGCACTGTCAACTGCTGCCGCAGTTTCGGTTCCAGGACCGCCTCCACCTGCGAAAGTGGCTCCTGTTGCTCCATCACCGCCACCACCTCCGCCGCCGGCTGCGGCTGAGACCGGAGTAGCACCAAAGACAGACGCTGCATTATTGCTTGCTTTGTCAACTAAGTTGTTGGCTACCTTGGCAAGAGGTGCAGGCAATGCGCCGGCCACGTATGATTTTACGGCACCTGTTGCTGCACCAATTGCTTGACCTATCAGTTGATTTTTTACTTCACCAGCTTTGGATATGAGTTGCTTTTGAAGATCGGGTATTTGGGCTTTGAGTGCGGCGGTAGCACTATCTATTGCACCGGCCGCTGAGGTTTTGATTTGATCCGCAAACAATGCAGATCTTCCTGTGATCTGATCTACCAAGCCGGGTTGCGAAACTGGAAATCCAGTTTCAGCAAATCTCTCCAGCCGTGCAGTCTCAGCAGCACTTTCATAAGGATTAAATTCGGGTTCAAAATTAGATGGTCCTACATCCTCTATACGTAGACCGCCTGCTGTGGGGTCAATGTTACCATCAACTGAGGCCCCGGCATCAATATTAGACAGCTCGAAGCGGGTATCGTAGTCAGGCGCAAACCCATCAACACTACCACCATCAAACAAGGCGGATTGAGTATCTGAACCATAAAATGGTTGATCATAATCAACATTATACCACCCTTCTGGACCAAGATCGCCGCCAGCACCGGGTATAGCAGAACCTAAAAACCCATCAGGGCCTTGGGCGAAATCAAAAGCATTGGCGTCTGTGATACCGGCTTCGGCGGCAGCCGAAAACGAATCAAGCCCTGTGAGTTCGGCTGCATTAAATGCGGTTGCGGATTCACCTATGTCAAATGCGTTAAAATCAAATGGCATGTGCTACCTCCGCTTGGCCGATTGATTCCGGAAAGTCAGTCCCGGTGCCACGTAGATTGTGTAAACAACACAGCACTACATCGTCTGTGAGCGCCATGAATTTGTGTCGGCTGCCTGCAGGGATAGTGATTATTGCAGGAGCATGAAATTCTGTGGGTTCGGTATCGTCTTGCCAAACACGCACTGATCCATTGGATACTAAAGTGATGTGGTCGTGAACGTGAACATGTTGACTGATCACTGTGCGGGCTTTTTTTACCGAGTAGGCGCGAACCCAGATGTCATCCACCTCGGCAAACTCAATATAATCTAATTTTAATTTTGTAGAGTCCATGTGTTTATTTACCCAAAAAATAATCTGCCCAGTTTATAACCATTGACAAACCCGCAATCTGTGTTATAATAAATACTACTTTAAGGATACTGCCTGATGGCCACCATCGCAAGAGCAACACCAAAAACCAATTATCTCAACAACAGAGATATTCTCAAAGAAATACACCTAAGCAAGAAAAACTATTGTTCCTACATCAATCCTGATCTAGACCACCAATACGACATCATCTTGCCCAGCGTAAGCAAAATCAACCAAAAAACCACAGCAGAGGCACGCCGAAATCGTGCAGATCGCATCAAGCGTGAAACTGGTGAGATTGTAGATCCTAAAAAAATCCCCAACACAGACATTGTGTTTCGAATCATGACCTGGGAACACATACCCATGGCACCCAAAAAGATCACCAAAGCCGCTGCCAAAAAGCGCAAATTAGAAGATCTGCTTGAACTGGATGATACAGTAGAGGATGATCCATTGGCAGGATTGATTGACGAACCCATCCTAGATCCCACACACATGCGGGTGAACTTTCCTCCGTTCTTCCACTATCGTGTGGATGAAAACAAAGAACCCGTCCTGGTTGGCAAGAGCCATTGGCGTGGTGATCTTGAAACCGGAGAGTTTAGCAAAGATCACGGCGAGATGACCCGCACCTTGGCAAAAATGTTTATGAAACTGTGTGAACGCTATGCCACAAGATCCAACTGGCGTGGATACACCTATAATGAAGAGATGCGTGGGCAGGCATTACTACAGTTAAGCCAGATTGGGTTGCAGTTTGATGAATCCAAATCACAGAATCCGTTTGCGTATTACACCGCTGCTATCACCAACTCATTCACTCGTATCTTAAACATCGAGAAGAAGATGCAGAACATCCGAGATGACATCCTGGAGATGAACGGACTCAATCCTAGTTGGACTAGACAGAATTCCGGCAAACATTCAATGGAAGCCATGTCCGGACCGGTTGTAAGCACATTGGATGAGTAGTATAATCAAAGGATGACTAATCTATTCCGTAAAGCCGCGATCTTCACTGACATCCACTTTGGCTTAAAGTCAAACAGTGTCACTCACAATGAGGACTGCCTAAACTTTGTAAAGTGGGCCACTGCCAAAGCCCGAGAGGAAGGTTGTGAAACCTGCATGTTCTTGGGCGACTGGCACAACAACCGAGCCAGTCTCAACATCGTCACACTGAACTACAGCCTTAGGGCACTGGAGCACATGAATGCCAACTTTGATCGAGTATATTTTATTCCCGGAAATCACGATCTATATTATAGGGACAAGCGTGATATTCAAAGTGTTGAATGGGCACGCCACCTCCCCAATGTTGAAATTTGTAACGATTGGTTTTCCAGTGGTGATGTGGTTATTGCTCCTTGGCTGGTTGGTGACGATCATAAGCGTATCTCTCGGCTGAAGGGCAAGTACATGTTCGGGCATTTTGAACTGCCCGGCTACTTGATGAACGCCATGGTAGAGATGCCGGATCACGGCGAAGTACGCAGAGAAGACTTCAACAACTTTGAACATGTGTTTACCGGGCACTTCCACAAACGCCAGACCAAGAAAAATATCACTTATATCGGCAATGCATTTCCACACAACTATGCTGATGCCGGTGACGATGCTCGCGGGCTTACTGTGTTAGAGTGGGGCCGAGATCCTGTGTATCATGCCTGGCCCGACCAACCCAGATATCGTGTGTTGGGACTGGCCAACATCATCGACAATGCTGCCTCATTGCTTGCTCCCAGGATGCATGTTCGTGTAAACTTGGACATTGAGATTTCATACGAAGAAGCCAACTTCATCAAGGAAACATACATCCGAGACTACAGTCTCAGAGAGATGGCCCTGATACCCAACAAGAACTCGTCAGTGGACACCGACATGGCACCTGGTGAGATTAAGTTTGAATCGGTAGATCAGATCGTGACAGATCAGATCACCAACATTGAATCTGAATTCTATGACAACCGACTGCTGCTAAAAATCTATCAGAATCTATGAGTTGGAGATCTGTTCAGTTAGGAGAGACTACTTGTGATCAAGACAATATAATTTTAAAATTGTTCGATGGCCAGCCGGTAAAGTATGTAGGGCACGATTTGGCGTTCTCAAACGTCTTGAATCAAGACGACCATGCTGAAAATTTAGTATTGATAATAAACCAATCAATGTGGTGTTCTGAATTGATCTCAACATGTAAAACTCAACTAACAGATACAATAAAAACTTTTTACATTGGGATCAATCGGTACTGTATCAAAGGCAACGACACTGTGATTGATGTAAACCTATCAAAAGACAAAGGTAAAGATTTAATCAACTTCGTTGATATTCAGATTCGATTATCTGGATATTCAATCAAGCAGTCAGGATATTTTGATCAAGACCTGGGTAGATATTTTAACTTTGTCCAACCTCTCACGTGGCTTTATGGAAACAAAACAACAAACCAAAGTAACCAAACAGAATAAAAGTGATTTTTTTCTTGCCATGTACCACCACCAAAATTCAACCAAGAATCAATTGGTCAATTTAGATTCTCTAAAAGAAACCCAAGTTATTCTTGTTGATTGCTGCGGGTGGCATTATAAAAAATTGTTTACGCAGAAATCCATCGTTGGGTTAGAAACAATCAAAACAGTCAAACAGTTTGAGTTAGATAAAACATACTTTGACCGTTTGATTGACAACCAACAAGATCAGTTTATTGGTTGGCCATCTGTGTGTGTCGATGACTGCGCTGTGGTATTTGATCGATCTCCTTTGTTAAAGTATCGGACGTTGGATCAGTTGTCTGAAATTATTACGGATGTCACTGACAAATACATGCCCAACACCGTAATACTAGAGCAGTCACTGACATTCATAGATGACGACAGATTAGTTGATCGATTTTACAATTTTGCAAAATTTAAGATCCATGGATACATTGTAAAAAAAATTACCTACGATACTGATCTGATGCATGTCTCTATTAGGTTTCAAAAGAAATTTAATTAATCATGACTGTCATGATTGCAATCGATTTTGTGCCAGGAACTCACGGACATTTCCTTGAAAAAACACTCAACAAATTTTTCAATGTTACTCCTGACATGCCCGATACATTTACACCAACAGGAACAAGCCATAATAAAACACTCGATTATAACAACAACAGATTGTTTCATGCTGAACATTGGTCCGAACTTTATGCAGATAAACTAACAAGTATCAAAAAAATAATATCTATTAGATTTGATCCAATGGATTTGTTGCTAGTATCATCAGTGAGTCTATTACGTGCAGGTGACGTAAACATCGACAATGACAATCTTGAAACTGATACTGTTAGTAAATTAAACAGTTTCTATCAATCAACTTTAGAACAAATTTATACCGCATATCCATTTTTAGATCGAACACAGTCATCTATTCCTCGATATGTACTTAGAGAGTTTTTTAAATTTGGTTTTAAAAATACCAGCATGAATGGGTACTGGCTCAAACAACAGTTGATGGTATACCCTGCCCAGTGTGAAGTTTTTCATTTTAATTTTTCCTCTTTCTACAATATTGACAATCTTGTGCTGAGCATCAAATCTATAGAAAAATTTGTAGAGAGAGAATTTGATTTCTCTTCAGAATTTTACCAATATCACAAAAACTTTTTAAATTTCATACCTTATCAATCTCACAAAAAACAATGCGATCTCATAGTTGAATCGGTTAGATCCGGTATCGAAATGCATATTCCAAAACTAACTATGTTTCAGGAAAGTTATATCAATGGGTGTTTAGAAAACATCTACCACAAGGAAATGCCTTTTCATCAAGATCAGTACTTTACTTCTACTAAAGATATGCTATACTATATAACTAATCGTGCTCCGAATTTATGATTCAAATTAAAAAGTTAACTGTTAAAAATTTCATGAGTGTGGGCAATACCACGCAGGCCATCGACTTTGATCGTTCAGACCTTACACTGGTACTGGGCGAAAACCTAGACATGGGCGGTGACGGTTCTCGCAACGGCACAGGTAAGACTACTATCATCAATGCGCTAAGTTATGCCCTGTATGGCCAAGCACTATCGAACATACGCAAAGACAATCTTGTGAACAAGACCAATGCTAAACACATGCTTGTGAGCCTGGATTTTGGTGTTGGCGGGCAGAACTATAGAATCGAACGTGGTCGTAAACCTAATGTGCTCAAGTTCTATGTGAACGACGAACATCAAGCAGCACAGGACGAGGCACAAGGCGATTCAAGAGAAACACAAGAAGCCATCGAACGTGTGTTGGGTATGAGCCACGACATGTTCCAACACATTGTTGCCTTGAACACTTACACACCACCGTTCTTGAGTCTCAAAGCCAACGAACAACGAACCATTATCGAACAGTTATTAGGTATCACGTTGTTGAGCGAGCGAGCCGATCGTATCAAGGAACTCAACAGAGAAACCAAGGATTCCATCCAAGCAGAGGAACTGCGTATCCGTGCTGTGCAAGAAGCCAACAAGCGCATCGAAGAACAGATCGCCAGCTTAGAAAAACGCAGAACCTTGTGGCTACGCAAACAAACAGAAGATACAGAAGCACTAGCACAAGGTATTGCTGATCTTGAACACATCGACATTGGCGCAGAGGTCCAGGCACACAGAGATCTCGACACATACAATGCAGGCAAGAAAGCCATAGACGAAGCCAATCGTTGGATCCGACAGGTCGATGCCGACGATACAAAGCTGCTAAAACAAAAAGCCCAGATTGAAAAGGATCTCAATCAGATCGCCAGCCACAAATGTTTTGCTTGCGGCACAGACATACACGACAACAGCCTTGACTCTGTGAAAGCACAGCGTGAGAAGACCTTGCAAGAACTTGCATTGCAACTGTTGACCAACGATACACAACGATTAGAACATCAAAGTCGATTGCTAGAACTGGGTGCATTGGGCACAGCACCCAAAGTGTTCTACGACAGTCTGGAACAGGCATTGAATCACAAGAATACTGTGGATACCTTGAACAAGGATCTTGTGTCCAGGTCTTCCGAATCAGATCCCTACAGCGAACAGATCACGGAAATGCAGAATCAAGCATTGCAGGCAGTTTCTTATGACACTCTAAACGAATTCACTAGAGTACAAGAACATCAGGAGTTTTTGCTCAAACTGCTTACCAGCAAAGATTCATTTGTGCGTAAGAAGATCATCGACCAGAACTTGAGTTATCTCAACAGCAGACTCACACACTATCTTGATCGTATTGGATTGCCGCATACTGTGAAGTTCCAGAACGATCTCACAGTGAGCATCGAAGAACTAGGCCGTGAACTGGACTTTGACAACTTATCACGTGGTGAACGCAATCGATTGATCTTGAGTATGAGTTGGGCGTTCCGCGATGTGTGGGAAAGTCTGTATCAACCCATCAATATCTTGTTCATCGACGAGATGATTGATTCTGGATTGGACACACAAGGTGTAGAGAATGCGTTGGCTTTGCTGAAGAAGATGAGCCGAGAACGACATAAAAGCATTTGGTTGGTCAGTCACAGAGACGAGTTAACCAGCAGAGTAGAGAACATTCTCAAGGTAGTGAAAGAGAATGGCTTCACTTCATATTCAACGGATATAGAACTTGCGTAGAATCAAAGTCTTACATTTAGAGTCCACAGATGTGTGTCAGGCCGCATGTCCGTTGTGTGCTAGAGAAACTGATCCTTCGTTTAATAAGAAACAGCAACACCATCTCACGATCGCACACATACAGAAACATTTCAGCGATCGTGTGATATCAAATCTCGACAAAGTATTCATGTGCGGGGTATATGGTGATCCGGCTGCCGCAAAACACACATTGGATATCTATCGCTGGTTCCGACAACTCAATCCCAACATCACACTAGGTATGAACACCAATGGTGCTATACAGAACACATTTTGGTGGCACGAGTTAGGTCACATGTTTAACCAGCAACTGGATTATGTTGTATTCAGTATTGATGGGTTGGAAGATACCAATGCCACTTACCGACGTGGTGTTGATTGGTCAAAACTCATGGCCAATGCAGATGCTTATATCTCTGCTGGTGGATCTGCACATTGGGATATGTTGGTATATCGGCACAATCAACATCAAGTAGACGAATGCGAACAACTAGCAAGAGACATGGGGTTCAAGTGGTTTCGGGCCAAGATCTCTAGTCGAGAATTATTGAATTCAAATCTACAAACACCATTGGGATGGCACATACCTGTGTACGAACAAGGACCAATACGATGTCATGTACTTGAAGAAAAAAGTGCTTATATAGATGCACAAGGGCAGATAAGTCCTTGCTGTTGGCTAGGCAGAGATCGATCAAATGCCATCACGGATATCAAACAAGTGCAGCCAACCTGGAAGTCAGACAGTCCCAATCTTATCTGTCAGACCACTTGCAGCACTAAAGATTCAAAAAATAAATTCAATAGTCAATGGCAAAGAGAGGTGCAACTATGTTAGCTGCCTGGCATTTTCATATTGAAGTATCTAGCAAATGTACCTTGGCATGCCCTCGTTGCGCTCGGCAAGAAGTACCCAATGGGTTGATCAATACTGAACTAGATCTAGAATTCTTCAAACGCAATTTCACTTCGGAGTTTGTGTTAAAAAATGTAGAGAAGATCACATTCTGCGGCGATGATGGTGATCCCATCTATGCACATGATCTGATTGATATCATACAGTATATTAAAAGTATCAAACCTGTAGAGATTGTAATTGTTACCAATGGTAGTCATAAAAAGATCCCATGGTGGATACAACTAGGAAAAACCCTAGACAAAAACGATAGTGTGCATTTTAGCATTGATGGCTATGATAATGTAAGCAACAATCAATATCGAGTCAATAGTGACTATGATAGCATCATTGCCGGATTGCAGGCTCTACGGTCCACAAGTCATTGTCAAATAGTTTGGGCTGCTATTGCATTCAAGTTCAATGAACATAGATTAGACTTTATGCGAGAGTCAGCCAAGGAACTAGGGGTTGACCGGTTCCAACTCACACTCAGCACTAAGTTTGGTAGTGTATATCCTTCTTACGGAGCATTGGATACATTACAACCCAGTGATCGTTTTGTAAGCAGTACACATAGATTTGAACGTGTGATCACCAATCTCTCTGACCGATCAGAAACACCAATTAGTTTAACAAATATCAAACTGTTTCAAGAAACATTATCAATCAACGGAGTGACTCCGTTGTGTAAAATAGGCAACAAGGGTTTATACATTGATGCCCGTGGCAGATTATTCCCCTGCTGCTGGGTAGCAAATCGGTATTCTCACAATCAATCATGGCAACAACAGGCAGAAAAATTCAATCTACATAATCACACATTAGAACACGTATTATCAGATACTTTTTGGACAACAGAATTAGAAACTTATCGTTGGCAGGAATGCCAAACCAAGTGTGCCAGTTCTGTTGTTGATGAAAAATACGCAACTTCATGGTAAAAGGCATAACTATGTGACCTAAGTAATAAAACCGCAACATGACATGGCTATATCAAAACACCCCAGTAGAGACATTGCCCGACTCATGTGTGGGGTTTGTTTACTTGATCACAAATAATCTCACTGGACGCAAATACATAGGCAAAAAACTGGCAAAGTTCTCAAAAACCACTTACAGAACAGTCAAACAAAAAAACGGCATCAAAAAGAAAAAACGGATACGAAGCAAGATTGATTCAGATTGGCAACAATATTATGGATCCAGCGTGGAACTATCCGCAGACATCGAAAAACTAGGCACCGACAATTTCACCAGAGAAATACTCTACTACTGTGCAAGCAAGAGTGAATGCTCATACATTGAGGCACGCGAGCAGTTCAGTAGACAGGTATTGGAATCGCAAGATTATTACAATGGCCATATACAGGTAAGGGTACATGGCCGTCAAATACTAAACAAGATATAGTCCGATAGATGATAGCAATTTTTACAGATCCGGCCATTGGTGGGACTTTTTTAGAATGGTCTATCTATTATTTGGCAGGACACAGTCATTACTATTCAATCCACAAAAAAACTCAAATACCAGTAACCAACACACCACTCACAAACATCAATGCACATAATTTTCTTCCAAATGTAATAGCAGATAGAAAAAACGCCAATCTGATCATTCCAGACGTGATCAAGCAATCAGACCGCATTCAAACAATTTATTTTAATTATTTTGCTGAATCAGCACCATACATTGAACAGTTATTACCAGTCGTATCAAAATCTATAATACTCACCATGTCTCCTGAACAGGCACTGTATCGTTGTCATTTTAAAACAAGATTTGGGTCGGACCCAACTCCTTCGTTGTCTGACAGTGATATCATGCTGACCAATGATCAAGATAGATTTGATGACTATGTTAATTTCTTTTTCAAACAGTCAAAAAACATATGGGATCAACAAACGCTCACCAATACCTGGGACACTAGAGAATTTTTAGCACTGAATTTCCGACCATTTGACACTTTAAAAATAACAGAAGAAATAAATCTAGATGTTGATCACTATCATGTCAATGCTATGGAACTATGGGATAGGTTTGATGATAGAGTCAGTGATTTGTTTAGATATTTGGATTTAGACATCAATGAAAAAAATTTAGAAAACTGGATCAAGATATACCAACAGTGGAAAACAGTACACAAAGATAGAATATTTTTTATATGGTATTTTGACATCATCATTGACTACGTGGTCAAAGGATACAATCTTGATCTAACAAGATTCAACTTGGACATCTGTCAGGAAGCTGCAATACAACATGCATTGATCTATAGGCACAATCTCAATCTCAAAACTTGGCAATTAGAAAAATTTACAAACACACGGCAACTACACGAATTATTAGAGCCAAACATACATCCCCTGTCACAATATTAAATTTATCACGACTCTGTGTTGAGTGACATGACTCAACCCCATTGAGGAACGGTGCGATACCCGGTCTGGACTTGGGCGTCAAAGGCAATTGCTAACTTAAGGCAACAAATGGTTGGGGCTCTGTGAAACAGATACAACCCCTGCTTATAGGACTTGGATCTTGATCGGGTTACTAGGGTTCCGTTGATATGTGAAGCTTGAGTAGGGGGTAC